CACAACGGTACGGTGAGCTGGTGCAAGTAATACCTTACGGCAGCCATCCTTCGGGGTGGCGTAAGACCACGTTGGACGTGACTTCTTGATTGCATTTTTTAATTATGTCTAAGGCACTGTCCCTTGGCTTTGATTGGGGAGACCCATTATATCGACAGCGACACACACACGATGGCCTTTGCCTCTGATTCCATGGACACCCGTGCGGCTGCCTTCGCCGCCATAGCGATGCGCGTGAAGCGCTGGCGGCGGCAGCGTGCGGTCGGGCGCTGGCAGTCAGCTCTTGCCAAGCTGGAGCACAAGGCGAAGTTCAAGGATGTCCTGGGTGACATCCACCAGTGCGGATTCGAGGTCGGAGTCACGATGCGTCAGCAACTTTCCGACTTTCTTGCGTGGTACGACGATTGGGCGTACTCGTGCCCAAGAAACCAAGAGGAGCAAGACATCGAGTCGATGTTATACGGCACGATGGTCGGCTACGACAATGTGTACCTGCGCGACTGGAACGAGGCCCTGGCAAGACCTTCTGCCAAGTGGAAACCTCCCGTGCTTCATCCGTTCTGCCACAAGTGTGCTTTGTACCATGGTCGCGTCACCTGGTGCAACTAAACCCAAAAAACCCCCAAAAAAACAGCATGACCGGCAGCGCTCCTTAGGGAGCGCATAAGTCCTATTCGAGACACCTTTGGCGATGAACTGCTACTACGAAGTCTACCAACTCGAACCGAAGCGTGTGCACATGCCTTACTGCGTGCCGGGTAGGAGGACCGAACCCGAGGCGGCCGAGTACATGTCGTCCCTGTGTGAAATCGGATGGGCGCTCAACAAGCGAGTCATGTTCGGTGTTGTCAAGTTCACTGAAGACCAGCGCGTTGAATATCTCGAAGATGCGATGACTGGTTGGTATAATCCGGTCTCGAAGAATTGCCTACACCCAGCAGTTCTTCAGGAACTTCGCGAAACCTTCCTTGTGGATTCGTACAAGACCGATGAATCCGACATTGTAAGCGACGAACTGCTCGAGGCTATTCTGAGCTTCATCCCAGAGTACACCCCTGCACAGCTAGTTGGCACTATCGAAGCGCTCAAGGAAAACTTCGAGGCCGACCGGCGAGCATTCGAACAGGGGTGGTATGCGAGGGGTGAAATCGATGCATTGGCAGATGCGTTGGGAAAGGGTGTTACATTTTAAAAAAACAGCATGATGGCAGCGCTCCTTAGGGAGCGTGTAAGTCCACTTTTAATTAATTGCTTAAAATAATTATATTTAAGACTGGGAACCGATGTTATAGATTGAGGAGACACTCTTTGGCGTCGAAATGCTGGTTATGCTCTTCATCACCATCTTTATCACCATCCCAGCACTGTTGGCGGCCACAATCGACATTTTGCTTGGACCGCCTGTGCTGCTGATTACTCTCTGGCTGTTCACATATGGTTTATTCAGACTTCATGAAGACGATGCTCGCCACTACTTGCAGCACTACGAGTAAATCTTCGATTGACGCGGCAGCACCCTTCGGGGTGCATAAGACCACGTGAGGAAACCCTTACAAATGGAGAAGCTCTCGGACGATCTGCTACGAGCAATTTTCCAAGAACTGGACGCAGTGACGCTTTTGACGTTGTCTCAGGTGTCTAAGGAATTTCAGTTTGCTGCCGATTCCGATTTCACGTGGAAACGCGTGCACGGTTTCACGAGGAAGCAGTCTATGATAGTAATCACTGAGTCCAAGCGCCGCATTCGCGAATTAGGCGACATGCTCTGGGTAGCGAGGCGAGCTGAGCTGAAAGCTGGCGAAATCTTCTTCAGAACACCGTCCAGCGACTGGGTGGTCGCAGAACAGAAACGTCTTGAATTGTCGAATGCTCACCGTCTGTGGAAAGACACAACGGGGAACCTCGACAAAGCAACGAGGGACCTTAGTGTAGCAATTCAGATGTTGCGAGTTCCGCTTTCTATGCGCCTTGATGCCGCACGCACAAGGATTGAGTATTACACGGAGTTGAAGAAGGCACAGCGCGTGAAGCTCGATGTCTCGGCTACAGACGCAGCAAGGTCCCGTCTCACGAAGATAAACCAGGATGTAGCGTTGTTGGTCGACGAGAAGGCACTTGGTAAGCAAACGACGTTCTGGTGGGTAGCGACCTGCTGTGCTCGCTCTATTTGGGCAAACCCCGATGAACCACTAATTATGACAGACTGAATTTAGACGCGGCAGCACCCTTCGGGGTGCATAAGTCCACGCGACAAAACTCATGGAAAATCGCTTTTACAACCTTCCGGAAGACCTCCAACTCAAAATTTACTTACACGCCCGCGCCATGTTACTTGCTCAGGTTCATCTCGAGTTATGGACCAATAGGTACGACCTGTGGTCTTGCAATGGGCGTATAGCATTCTTGGATTGCTGTAAAGAAGTAGATTCCGAAGATTCTTACAGCGTCTGCGACGGCGAATGTTGCGTTAAGGATGAATCCACCAGTTGGTGGTCCAGATTTAGTTCCAGATAATCTCATGGTAATTCACGGGGTGAATTCTAATGAGATTAAATATTTTATGGCATCACCCTTCGGGGTGTATAAGTCCACTGCTTATTTCACTAAAAATTTTATTATATAATTATATCTCTATTTCCTTTTATAAATATTAATTCATTAAGATTCCAAAGTCCGTGTTTATAACAATAATCACACATAACGTCACCCAAAAAAACAATATTATAATCTGTTGGTTTTTTTGTTTTAAATGTAAAATCTACATTTTTATAATATTTCATTAAAGATCCTATATTCCAACCATTTTTAATTATTTTGCGCGACATTGCAATTTCTCTAGAGTATATAGTATCTTGTTTTGATGTTGTATAATTGTTCATAGTAAATATTTCGCATTTAATTAAATATTCGACTGTTATTATATCCATAGAGAATATATAAGACTGGACATGTGCATCAAATTCAGGAAGATCAATACAATTTATAGTACTTCCAAATAATTTGATATTATTTTCTTCTAAACCATTTATATAAATATCAGTCCAATCATTATTGCTGTTATTAAATGGACCATTAATACTTGAGTTTGCAAATATAAAATATTTATAATTTTTATATAAATTATTGGTTAATAATGCATCGCTCCATCCACCGAAATCAAACCCAATATTATCTCTATTGAAAAATGTAACATTGGGGGGGAAAGTATTAGTTTGTAATTCTAATTTAATATCGTTTATTACTAGAATAAAATCAACATTTTTGTCATAAAAAATCGCTCTTTTAAAAAACTGTTCAACTCTATTATTATATTCAGAAAAAACATATAATACAAGAGTTTTTGTTATTAGGTCTTTTACATCTTTTACATCTTTTACATCTTTTACATCTTTTACATCTTTTACATCTTTTACATCTTTTACATCTTTTACATCTTTTACATCTTTTACATCTTTTACATCTTTTACATCTTTTACATCTTTTACATCGGCAATCATATATAAATAATATGTAATTTATTTTTTTATATACAATTTATACATTTATACATTTATCACATTTATTAAATTATTACAATTGCTTAAATTATCGATGTCTAAGGTTCGGATTACTAAATTTAATGACTGTCAATAGACTTCGATATAATGGTTGCAGACGCTCTTCTTATCACTGTACTGCTTTCCATTCCCGCCACCCTGACATGTCTTTCAGTACATTTTTACTACATGTTGGGACTTAACAAGAAGGAGGAGGAAATACACGTACGTGCGTGGTGCAACGATTAAATCTTACATTTACGCGGCAGCACCCTTCGGGGTGCATAAGACCGCGCGGGACATACATTTCAATGGATACTCTTCATCAAGATCTTCTCCTCAAGACCTTCAAGGAACTCGACCCGCGTAGTCTCTGTAGACTTGCTCAGGTGTCTAAGGCATTTCGAGTTCCTGTAGAATCAGACGAAGTTTGGCTGGTCGCTCATGGCTGGCCAAAAACATTTTCCAGAACGCTCGAGCTGTGGTTGTCGACTCGTGTGCATCACGAAACGCGATATCTCAATGAGTTGGATACAGGAGTTGGTAGTCTTACAGCTCATGTTTCTTTAAGATGCTCTGAAGTGGTTGAAGCGCGCGATTCGATGTCTCGGGCACTCGATAGACTTACCACACAATTCTCGAACGTCTCGCTTAGCGCTTTACAAGACAATACATACATCGAACCCCGGTTAACTGCAAACTGGGAGATAGAGCGCAAAAGATTTGACCGAGCTCTGAGAAATCGCAGCGTTGCTCAAGCGGCACTCGATGCCATTATGCAGCAGTTTAGAAAAGCCGAGCGTTTAGCGATGGCTACTCGTCTTGAACTGCTTCTACTAAAGCATTCGCTGAGTACACCGTTAGCTCTTCGTACATGGCTTGCCACTGAGATTCAGTGGCGAGGTGCTCACATTAGGTGGACATATCAAGACACTCCTGAAAATTCTTCGGAGGCTTATAGATTAGAAAGCGAACTTTATTTCGCGTTAGGACTGGAATAAAGTAAATTTTTATGGCAACATCCTTTGGGGTGTAGTAAGTCCATTTATCGATTTATAATTTATTAACTTATTATATTTACTATTTAATAAAATGAATCCTTTAATTGACGGCTATTTTCATCAGTACGATCCGAATAGTAAAGCTCTTGCTCTAAGAGCCTTTGAAGATTATTTGATCCTCGATTACATTATAAAATTAAGTACCATGACTGATACAAATAGTATGCACGTTTTATTCGATTTAGTATGGTACTCTATAGACGAATTATCAGAATATTCACCATCTGACCGCATTGAACGCATGCAAAAACATATAGCAAATAAATTTATAGAGAGAAGTATACAATTATATACACCCGTGCAGTACTTTACTTTTATAACAAATAAATTATCTAATCCGGGTGTAATAAGGCAAGACCTACAGCGCGCCTTAAATATGCCTTCCGGTCCTTTTCGGTCTTTGGAGATTGCTGGTCTAGAACATTTATTAAATCTTATCCGGATTCAAGAGAATATGCCGGCTAAAGATCCTTTTATTTCTAAAGAAGAGGAAGCAATGTTTGGAAAATGTTGGGAGGGTTATAAAAAAGTAGGAATGAAAAACAAGTCTGGAAGAAGAGTTCCAAATTGCGTAAGAAAATAAATTATTGCTAAAATTTATTATGTCTAAGATACAGCCGTTATGGTTTAATGACGGTAATCCATCAATGGACTCTCTCTCTACCGATTTGCTTAGTGCGATTTTTCAGGAACTCGACGCCGTGATGCTTTGCAGACTTGCCACGGTGTCTAAGGACTTCCGTGTAGCTGCCGATGAAGAATGCGTCTGGGAAACTGTCAACGGCTTCTCCAAGGGGCGGTCCTGGGTAATCCTTTTTGAGCTCGGTGTTCTCTCGCTCTCTAAGACCGAGGAATGCAATGCTGCTGCTCATATTGCGAGCATCTCCGAATTCGACGGGAGCACGGAAGACGAGTCTGACGACGCAATTGGTCGGCGCGACCGCGCTTATGAAGCCTGGGAAACCGCGCAGAATGAGCAGCGCATTGTCCGGCGGACACACGCTATAGCATATCGTATGCTGCGCGTGCCCAAAAAACTTCGAGTAGCTGCTGCCGATGCTCTGGTTCACTATTACAAGGTGACACAGTGTATCGATTCAATACTCAAGGGCGTGCCGCGATGTGCCGACGACGACACATTCGCTGCTGCTTACCGCGACCTCAATCTCAAGCGAATCGAGGCACTGCACGCTCTAGTAGATGCAGATTCAGAGGTAAAGAAGTGGGAGCACTCGTTCGTGGATCATAAACGTTGCTCTTTTACTTTCGCGCCCGCATACTGTGTAAGTATGCGTTGCTCTTCGACTTACACTGCCGCCTTCTGTTGCGCACAGCAACCATGGGGAACCTCGCCCCCTCTCGAGAATCTCGAGCAATCTTGGATGTACGAGTAAATTTTTACGGCAGCACCCTTTGGGGTGTAGTAAGTCCGTTCTTAAAAATTATAGCAATTGCTATAATTAATTTTGCTTAAGGATTAAAAGGATACTTTAGATTGGGGAAACCCTTATACAGTCAATCAGCCACGATGCACTCCTTTGGATACATCTTCCGCCGCGCCATGACGCTCGATGATACAAGCGTCATATCCTTTAAGCCTCTAGATGAAAGCGAACGTGCGTACCTTGCGCAACAAGAGCTTGAGCGCAAGGCTTACGAAGCAAGACTGATACGCGAGTTCGAGGAAAACAAGCTCATCATTGCTCAACTCGAAAAGCAACTCGTCGAGATGCTCAGTGGTAAGCCGACTGGAACTCCTTACAAGTCGAAGGAGGAAAAGCGCAATGCGAGGATTGCTAGGCGGGCTACTCGCGGTGGACAACAGTACTGCGAGAAGCGCTTTGCAGGGTTTGTATGATTGTGATTGCGAGTGTGATTGTGACGTTTTAAAATTTCAAAACTCCAAAAAAACAGCATGGCGGAAGCACCCTTCGGGGTGCCAAAGCACCCTTGAAAATCATGGACGCCCTTCCAGAGGACATCGTCCGAAACATTGCTAAGACTCTCAATTCATATACGCTGTGTCGCCTTTCCTGCGTATCCAAGAGGCTAAGGGTGTTAGCAGACGACGACGAAGTCTGGACCAATCAGACCGGAATGTATACCAAGGAAAACACTCGCGACATCGTCGCTAGGGCAGAAAGTGCTCTTATTCATTCCGCGTGTATGTGGAGCGAGGTCGTCGAGAAACTGACGAGTGCTAAGAAACACCTTATCGACGAAGCAGAGAAGCGAACAGTGGGTTCGATGCAGAACACCGTGCATGGCACCCTTGTCTTGTACTCCGGTCCGTGGGGACGCGGTTATCCTGTAAGAGAGCGCGCAGTAGAGGCATGGATGACCTCTCCGTTTCTAAGGGAAGAAAGACTCCAACTCGAACTTTTTGAGTCTGAGATTTTCGTGCGTAAAGGAACGTTTGACACCGATACATTCCGACTCCGCAACGTTCATCGCGCGCTAAGGAAATAGAAAATTTATGGCAGCACTCCTTAGGGAGTTCATAAGTCCAGTGAACATTAAACATGGGCTGCGTACACGATTGCCGTTATCAAACTGAAGGTTCTGGTTTCCCGTGTTTTTTTATTTTCTTCATAATCGGTCTGTGGTACATACGGTATATTGCTTTGCGAGATATATACAGACATAGGACTTAAATAATTGCGGCAGCACTCCCTAGGGAGTGTATAAGTCCGTTTTCTAAAAAATAAAATATTTATATTATATCAAATGACATCGTTAGAACCAACTTATGCACAACTAAAAATAATGTATCCAGTTTATTATCAAAAACAGGTTGATATACAAAATTATTATAACGACTCACCTGATCCAGATGCCACTATAGAAAGAAAATTAAGAACAAAGTATTCACAGGATCCAGTACCTCTGCCAAAAGAACCAACTTATGCACAACTAAAAATAATGTATCCAGTTTATTATCAAAGACAGGTTGATATACAAAATTATTATAACGACTCCCCTGACCCAGACGCAACTATAGAAAGAAATTTAAGAACAATGTATTCACAGGATCCAGTACCTCTACCAAAAGAACCTGTTGATTTAAATGATGGTTATGACCCCAAACCTGATATTCCAATTTATACACCTGTAACTAAAGAAAATACTTCTTACATGACGCCTATATTAATTGCAGTACTTCTCATAATTTTATTTTTAATTTTCAGTAATATAAATTTAAATATTTAACTACTATAATAAAATGAGTTCAGATCTGTTAAATTGTGAAAATTAATGCCGGATGGATCACAAAGAACATATGTTAACGGACTTGTTACGTTTATTGCATATCCTGCGGGAACAACGAGGGTACAAATGATCCTTCCAGCAGAAGTAAATAGACTTGAAGGAATTCAAGTCAAGTCCAATAAGGGTAAAACGCCATTACCAACACCATTACCAACACCATTACCAACACCACTACCACTACCAGTGCCGATTCCGATGCCATTCCCCAACGAGGACGACGACCCCGCCACCTATTACAATTTATCCAACTACTTCTAAGGAAAAGACTTCAAATGTGATGTACATTCTAATTTTAGTGCTTTTAATAATTATTGGACTAATTATATATTTTATTTTTAACAAAAAATCGTCCGCTGCCGTTAAAAATATTGCATCTGCATTTGGATTAATTTAATTTAAATTTATTTTGTTTATAATATTATAAATGTCTGAACCAATATCTTCTATTTATTTCACAGGTAAAAAACTAAATAGCGACGGTGTGCGTAGAGGCTATTTAAATGGACTTGTAATATCTATTAACTATCCAGACAGTTATACTGGAATAATAGAAACCCCGGAAGAAATAAATAAAAGAGAAGGAAAACTTAGATACGACGATACATATGAACTAGGAGTTGATACTGGTGGTATAGATTTTAAAGCTAAATATTACAAACCGGATGAAGAGTGGTCGCTGACGTTAATCTGGGAAGAATATTCTATGTATATAATAGGCGTAATTATATTAATTGCTGCAATAATTGCATTCCTTGTTTACAGAAATATGAATTCTCCAAAAATAGTCGAAGCAGTTGCTTCAGATATCGTAGCAGCATTTGGTAGTATTTTTTAATTTATTTTATTCCTAATATTAAAGGACATGTCAGAACTTCAATATTTACCTGGTTTATCAGGTTTTTACTGTCAATGTCTATAGCAATGATTGTTGGGTTTCTAGTTGCTCTTGAAAAACCTCATTTTTATTTGTATTGTTTATTAATTTTTTTTTTCTAAATCAAGTATAAAGAAAGGTCATGTCGTCGATTTATTTTACAGGGGTTAAAAACCATGAAAGTGGTATGACTAGAGAATATAAAGACGGATCTGTTATACGGGTTTCATATCCCGCTAATTATCGAGGTAAAAAATATTTATTTTGGCAAATAAATAGAAAAGAAGGAAAGTTAAAGACCGAGGATGAATATAATCCGTTTATCGGTGAAGATGACTCGTTATCCACATTTTGGGAAAATTATTCTTCTTTTATAATTGGCATAATTGTATTAATTGCTGCAGTACTTGCATTTCTTGTTTACCAAAATATGAGTTCTCCCGGTGTTAATGTTCCGAAAAATGTTACAGAAAATGTTACAGAAAATGTAGTAGAAAATATAGTTGCCGCGTTTGGAAATATTTTTTAAATGCAAAAAAAATGAAAAATGTAAAGAAAAATGTAAAGAAAAATGTAAAGAAAAATGTAAAGAAAAATGAAAAGAAAAATGAAAAGAAAAATGAAAAATGAAAAATGAAAAATGAAAAATGTAAAAAAAAATATAATATTTTATAACATGTAAAAGAAAATGTCTTCAATTTATTTTACAGGTTATAAAGTACATGACAGTTGTTGGTTTAGATTATATGAAGAAGGAGAAGTTACTGATGTAATTTACGGACCTTACTATAAATCTACTCAATATTCTGCATCTGAAATAAATTTAAGAGAAGGAAAATTAAAAATTTCAGAATCTAACTTATCTAAATTTGGAAAAACTGTCACTCACGTTGAAGATTTATCCATTTTAATATACAATTGTGAAAACGATATTCCTAATGAACCTACACCCGAAGATTCTGATTGGTCCCTGACTGAAATTTGGGAAGATTATTATATGTATATAATCGGCGTAGCTGTATTAATTGCTGCAATAATTGCATTTCTTGTTTACAGTAACATGAATGCGATTTCGCGTTTGAAAGGTTTTTTTTTTAAATTAAAATATTTTTAAATATAAAAGATATGTCATCCGATTTATTTACGGGAATTAAATATAATACCGACCGTTCAGTAAGAACTTACACCAACGGGTTTGTAACTGCAGTAACTTATCCTGTTGTTTGCGTTGGACAAAAAACTCCTAAAGAAATTAATGTATTAGAACACGCGACGGCACTTAAAACAACGGATGCATACCCTCTAGGAACCGTTGGCAACAAACCACTTCCTCCACTTAAATCTTCCGAAGATTCTGATTGGAACCTGACTGAAATTTGGGAAGATTATTCTATGTATATAATCGGCGTAGCTGTATTAATTGCTGCAGTAATTGCATTTCTTGTTTACAGAAACATGGGTGCGACACAGGTTGTTGAAAATATTGCCGCGGCGTTTGGTTTAGTTTAATTATGGATTCATAAATTTGGATTGTTAAATGCATCATGTACTCTATTAAGTTCCTGTGTTTGAAACGGACCCTGTCTAAATCTCGGACCTCTCTGCCATAATTCATTTACAGGTCCAGTAGGAGATGGGGCTCTTCTTGAAAGCGTTCTTTGAAAACGATCTTCAGTTGCATATCTAGAATCAGCTGCTGCAGCGCGTCTTCTTCCTTGCATTTTATACGCCAATTCGTCAAGTCTACGTTGAGTATTAGCAGCATCTTCAATTGCGACCAAACGTTCCTGTTCGCGTGCATTTGCCATAGTTTCTGATGAAAGTCTTTCAATTGAGTTGGCACGATCTTCGGCAATACGTCTAGCATCTTCGCGTTCAATATCTTCCAATAGACGCCGTCTTTGATAATCGATTTGCCTAGATTTTAAAGGTCTGTTTAATTCTGACAAATAAAATAGGATGTTTTTCCTAAATTTGTAAATTAAAAATGCAATTATTAAAATTAATCCTATTTTAATTATAATTTTTGTATAGTAGTAATTATCCACTTTTTCATCTTTTATTTCTGAAGACATTTTAAATTAATTTATTATTTAATAAATATTTTTTATATTTTCTTATATTAAATATAAAATGCCTGGAAATACTGGATATTATTTAGGTGGTGCCTTTGGTGTTGTGATGGTTCTTGTACTGGCAACGATGTTAATGATATACCTAAATAACGGTACAGTTCCGTTTTTTGATTCGATTAGCATTCCATTTTTGACTCCATCGGTCTCTTCGAGACGTAAGTATCGTCGCGTGCCTATGCGTCGCCTCCGGCCATATCCAAGGAGGATGTGAATTAAGGATGTGAATTAAGGATGTAAATTAAGGGTGTTAAAATGACGTGGATTAATTCATTAATTAACAAATTTATCAATTAACAAATTTAATTATTTTATTTGTTAATTGATAAATGCCGCCTTTGCAACCAGATTTGATAAAAGACGGAGGCATAAATCCTGCAAATAGATATTTTAATGCATACGACCATCTTGATGAAGAACAACTTTTAGAATTTGAAAGAATTCGAGAAGAGAGCAGCAAAAGAGGATATCCTCTTAGTGCATATGAACTAGAATACCTTTCTCGCATATTATATGAAGAGATGTATAATTATAAATTTACTGACGCACAGCGTGCACTATATCACGGAATGACACTAACCGAATATCTGGATATTGTATATGGTACACCCGACCCCGAACCTGACACATACACAGAAATTCCAATTTCAACGAAACCGTATGTTCCAATTAATCCTCCTGTACTGCCTGTCAATCCAAGCAATACCGATATTCCACTTTCATTGAAACCATATGTTCCAATTTATACATATGTAGCTAAAGAAAATACTTCTTACATGATGCCTATAATAATTGCAGCGCTTCTTATAATTTTATTTTTAATTTTCAGTAATAAGGATTGATTTGAAATTAATTATTTTATTTATTTTATTTATTTTATTTATTTTATTTGATAATTAATAAATGCCGCCTCTTCCACCAAATTTGTTTAAAGATGAAGGCATAGGGATCAAAACTGATTTTAGGGCATATGACAATCTTGATGATGAATACCTTTTAGAATTTGATAGACTTCGAGAAGATAACGACAGAAGAGGATACCCTATGAGCGCATTTGAAAAAGAATACCTTGCGCGCATGTTATACGAACAAATGTATATGTATAAATTAACCGACGAACAGCGAGCACAATTTCATGGAATGACTCTAACTGAATACAAGAATGCTGCTAATAATTATGTAATACGCCCCGATGAATCGCGGTGGTGGTATGAAATGCCCGATGAGTATAAGCGCGTTGTCAATCCAGCACAAACTGCAGGTACTGGAGGTTCAGGTACTGGAGGAGGTTCAGGTACTGGAGGAGGTTCAGGTACTGGAGGAGGTTCAGGTACTGGAGGAGGTTCAGGTACTGGAGGAGGTTCAGGTACTGAAGCGTTCCCAGGCGATGATGACGATGTAACTAAAGAAAAAACTTCTTACTTGATGTATATTTCAATTGCAGCACTTTTAATAATTATCGGACTAATTATATATTTTTTATTTAATAAAAAATTGCCCAAAGTAGTTAAAACTGCATTTGGATTAATATAAAATATTTTATATATATAAAATATGTTTTACATCGATAAAATTGAACAAGTGCTATTTGCAGTTGTTGTTATTTATATAATTTCGATAATATATAGCGACTCTAGAATTATTGGTACTAGTTCTATATTTGCATTAATTTTGCCACAACTTGATGAAGCAATATTTAACGGCAATGTTTTAATGAGTATGGTATTGGGATCTGCATTAGTTTATTTATCTCTTAATTAGTTATTGCTTAAAAATATAATACATAAAAAAGTTTTTACATTCAAAATTTGAATCATACTACATTACATTACATTTTTTGAATGACCGAACGCAGAACTTACTCAGATGTTGTTCGAGAGCAACATGTGAATGAGAATGTGAATGAGAATGTGAATGAGAATGTGAATGAGAACGCAAACTCGGAACCTACTCAGTCTACGGTTTTGGTTGGTGAATATGAAGAAGTTTCTTACTTTGATGGTGACTGGAGCGTCGGTTACGGGTCTGATAGTGACACTGACCAAGTCGGTGCCGAAGTTGCGAATGTGATTGCGAATGTCGATGTCATTTCACCCGTCGAAGTTGTGAGCACACCCGACCCTTTCGACCTATACTGGGGCACCCCCAGTTACTACGCAGGTACTAGGCACGAATTTGTACCGGAGACACCGCCAACACCTGCTGTGTCAGACGCGTCTGGAGTAGCTGTTTCACCTGGTTATATTCCGCGAGACTTCGGAAGTCCTTCAGACACCGCGTGGCTACTACTTCGTCAAAACCCTGACCTTTGTGAACAGAATGGAGTTTGTCCGCGCGAAATTGAAAATCTTTTACGTAACGCGATTGTAATGCAGTCAATGAATCCGACGTTGTCAAAAACTGACATTATCGGCTGTTTGTGTCCAGATGGAAAATGTAGGCCACTTCCTCCAATCGGAGCATCTAGCATCAAAGTGGTTGTAGATTGTCTAGAGTGCGAAGACGATTGTTCCATTTGTCTTTGTCCAATGGAAGATGAGATGGGTTGTATTACTTCGTGTGGTCATATTTTTCATCGTTCATGCTTCTTCAAGGTTAAGGAAGACTCATGGGGAAACTGGAAGAGGTGCCCTTTGTGCAGAACTCGACTAAGCGCAACGTCTTATAATACCGCTAGAGACAGGTTTAATACATGGAGTAACTGCAATTGCTGTGAACACCACAAGCGCCGCCGCCCTTCAAAATTTTGCGCAGGTGCTCAAGATGTGGAACACATGTCTAAATGTAGCGACCCGCGTGCTAGGGTAGTCTTCGAACTGTTATTTAGATTGAGAGAATGTACTCCGACATGTCACTGTTCGTGCCGCTCAGAGATGCGTAGATTGTGCCGTCTTAATATTTACAAGTATTAAATTGAAATACCAAAAAATAAATTCCATGACATTTCCATCCCATGACATTTCCATCCCATGACATTTTCATCCCATGACATTTCCATCCCATGACATTTTCCATTCCATGTTACAATTAATTACTCCTTCGGGAGTAATTTGCATGCGTTGAAAGTAAAATGTCGGTGTTGTACCCCGGCGAAGATAACGATTATGACTCAGATTATATCATTAATCACTTGGTTAATTTCATCATGCCTACTAGATATGACCCTTCATATATAAATTCTTCTATGTTTCAGAGTTGCGAGGGAATGCTTTTGAATGTATCCAACGGCGTAGATTGTGCATGTGAATCGACGTGGTGTTGGACAAGTCGTAAAGAAGTTCATAAGTGTAAGCAAAAAGTAAGTACCAAACCAGACGACATCACTAAGATACCAAAAGAATGTATGCCATGTGAAGACACTTGTTCTATATGTCTAGATAGCCTGGACACGTGTTGCGTAATAACCAAGTGCAAACACAAATTTCATGAAAAATGTATCTCCAAATATTTTGAGACAGCACCAAGAGAATGGTTTGGACAGGTTAAATGTCCTATGTGTCGTGGAAGCATTTGGCCTGCTACATTTATGGATCTTCATAGAATCTTTGAACAATATAAAAACTGTAACTGTTGTTCTAGACACAAAATAAACCGCCCAAGAATTCTTGCGCCACTCAATACCGGGCGCGTTGAATGGTGTCTAAATATAAATAGACTAAAAAATAACAATTCTATTAGAGACTTTAATTGTAAGTGTCCTTGTCGTCATATACTTCGATGGAACTGCTGTCGCCGACTTCAGGACAATTAAGTAAATTAAATAAACTAAATTAATTGCTTTTAAAAATAAACCTTAGAAAATTAAGACAAATTAAAATTAAACAGCAAATTCCTTAGGGAGTTCATTGCTGACGCGACTACACTGACTGCTGCAGAAGTGTCCGAGAGATGTCTGAGATCGAGATTTCTCAGATTTCCGAGATTTCAGAGATGTCCGACGCAACCGAGATCGTCTCGAGTGTATCTGCCGACACTATTGAGACTATCGTTCTTGAGTCCGACTTCGAGACGATTTACTCGAAGCCGAAGGAGTTATCTCTCTTTTCTCACCGCAAGATTCCGGACGAGCTCTGTGGATTAAAGTGTTGGGACCAAGCGCGCGAGCGTCTCGTTACGACTTGGCGCGGGATTTTTGCCAAGAACTTCCAAGACAGGTGGATGTGGATCGACGTCGTGTACGACTCTACGCGCAACGGTTGGTACAAGGTTTTTGTGCACATGTGGTGCGAGACTAACCGCTCGCTTTTCATGTGCTCGAAAGTACTTGCCGGAGAAGTCTTCGAACCGACGAACTGGATGTTTCCTACTGATAGTCCAGGTTCTGCAATCCAGGTATACAAGACTGGTGCTCGGTTCAAGGTTTCAAAGTGTAACCGTCCCAAGACTTTCTACATGCATACCATGTATTGCTGCCCAGTTCTCATCGGCAATCCCAAGGAGTGCATGTGTTGCGAAGTCGAGTATTCTAAGTGCCCAAACGGCGGCGTTGTTCCCAACTCGTACTAAACCCAGAAAATTAAAAACCCAAAAAAATGCCATGTCCATGTAGTTGTGTAAATGTCACTGTGTCGATGAGTCACTCCTTAGGGAGTGCATAGCATGCTTTGAAAACATGTTTACTTCTTCGTGCGGAATTGTAATTTCACCTATAGCGAAAAAGATGAAAAAAACTCCGCCTTGTTCATTTAGCGACTATAAAGAGCAAGAGGAACGCTTAGAGGCTGAATTACCTATTTTTTGGGACGATTCAAGATCCAACAAGACAAAGGTTGGCGATCTTTTTGTATTCAGATTCGACTCAAAACATGTTGTGTTTCATGTTGTTGAGGACGTTAGCGATTCTTCGAATAGATTAGAGTCTTGGAGTAAAAATGTTGGACAGACAAACAGGAACGTTTTAAAACTTTCTAAAAAGTCTGTTGTAGTGTCGTGGGATGAGTGGAACAGTTTTAATTATTACGGCGGTAGACAAGGTACTACATATGTTGACGGACTTAAAAATAGAACACTTAAATCAAAAATACTTACATTTGCTAACGAAAAATTTAATTTTTAAAAAAAATACCATATCCATGTTTTTGTGTAAATGTCACTGTGTCGATGAGTCACTCCTTAGGGAGTGCATAGCATGCTTTTATATTAATTAATATAAAAGGATAATTTATACATTTACAATCATGACTAAAAAGAAAACTCCAAAATTTTATCCAACTGTGAGCGTATGTACTCCAACCTTTAATCGAAGACCCTTTATTAATACTATGTTCGAATGTTTCAAAAATCAATTATACCCCAAAGACAAAATAGAATGGATTATAATAGACGACGGAACAGATAAAATTAAGGATCTTGTAGAAAAATCTGGAATACCACAAATAAAATACTTTGAACTAGACTCTAAAATTACACTTGGTGCAAAAAGAAATCTAATGCACGAAAAAACTACGGGAGACATAATCGTTTATATGGATGACGACGATTATTACCCACCTGAAAGAATTCAACATGCCGTAGAAATGTTGATGTCTAAACAAGACATATTAGTTGCAGGTGCGAGCGAACTATATGTATATTTTAAACACATAAATACAATGTACCAGGCTGGTCCGTATGCGCCAAATCATGCAACAGCAGGCACATTTGCTTTCAAAAAAGAATTATTAAAAATTACTAAATACAACGATTCAAAATCTCTTGCTGAAGAACAGGAATTTTTAAAAGATTACTCAATTCCAATGGTACAATTAGATCCGCTAAAAACTATTTTAGTATTTTCACATATTCATAATACATTCGACAAAAAGGAACTTTTAAAAAATTCAAACGATTTTTTTAAACCATCGGATAAAAAAGTAGAATATTTTATCAAATTTACTAAAGAGGCCAGCATAAAAAAATTTTTTATGGAAGACATCGAAACGTTACTTCAAGAATATGAACCTGGTGCACCTGCATCAAAACCTGATGTTTTAAATCAAATTAAACAAAGCAAAACTGAACGATTAAATGAAGAAATTAAATTCCATCATGCACATTTGCTAAGATGTATAAATTCGTTAGAAAACGTTATCGAAGAGTCTAAATGTATTTCAGAAATAGACACCCTAAAAAATTTAAACCTGAGTCTAATCGTTAGACTTAAACAACTAACTAAATTGTATGAAGAAGAATGTTTGAAAACTAAAAAATCCGAAACTCAGGAATGGGACTTAATTGAAAAATCTAATTAAATTGCAATTAAAAAAGTATATTAAATGAAATATATATTTAAAACGTAAATATGTCAGCAGAAGAATGTGTTCTTATACATGGTTCAGTTGAAAATACTTTAAATTTTTTAAATGAGTGCAATTGTTGTTATAGGCATGCAATAGATAGACCTAAAAATAATAAGAAGTGGTACGACAGATGCGATGCAAATGTAAATTTAACTGAAAGTCAATTAAGGGCACATAGAGACTGGCGCGCTTATGTAAAATGGTGTATGCCATGTGGTTGTAAATGTAGACAACTAGCTAGGGAAATTTGTAGAAATTTCAAAAAATCTGAAAAGGAAAGGTGTCCAGTAAGAGAAGAACTTTTAGATAAATTTAGATTTATAATTGAGAACACAACTGAATGTTCAATTTGTCTAGTTGCATTTAATGACGATACAGTGTATACAACACTAAATTTATGCGGACACACATTTTGTAAAAAGTGCATTACAAAATGGTTTAATTACAGAGATTGTGTAGAGTGTCCGTTGTGCAGAGTTACATCTTGGTCTGAAACATTACACATAGGTACGTGGAACAAATTGTGTAACGTTTACATATAAATGTAATATAAAAAATGTATAAAAATGTATAAAAATGTATAAAAATCTAATTAAATGTATATAAAAAAATTAAACATTTGATACATACATATGTATTATGGACGTAAATTCTTTGCTAAAACAATTTTTACTGACTACAGGGGTTGAATTTGTTCATTCTATAAAAGAAAGAGACAGACTTGTACAGGAAGAAGAATGTGCATACCAGGAAGCAGAAAGGGCATACCAAGAAGCAGAAAGGGCTAGTCGTTCATTATGCGAACATCGCAAAAAATTTAACGAAATTGAAAAAAAATTTGAAAAAACTTTAATTGATTTAGTTCAAGCAATTAGTAAATCTGTTTCTTCTGAAGAAACAATGAGAAGATGTTCTGAGTTTGAACAGTATAAAAGTTTTAGTAGAAATTAAAAGTTTTAGTAGAAATTAAAAGTTTTAGTAGAAATTAAACGTTTATTTAAATTAATTTAAAATATTGTAAGGTTTAAATGAAGGTATTCTATGGCATTTCAGAATGTAGTTCTATAGATGTCACCGAAATATGTAAGACTAAAATGACAGCTAATAATATAATTCATATTCCGTGCGGAGATGTAAATAGAGCTAGTTTTTTTACAGATCCTTATGAAAATATGGTTAAGAAAATATTTATAAATTGTGAAGATATAATATCTTCGTATGAAGATACAATTTATATTACAATAAATTTAACTGACAACACAATTGAAGCACAAGACATAACAGAACTGTCTGAGTATGAAATTCGTGACACATCTGATATATTTGATATATACAATTGTAAATCCTTGAATACTGCTAGTTTTACATCAGTGAATGCAACGATTGATTTATTACATGCTAAATTAACTTTAAAACACGGTAGTTTCACTGAAGAACTTCCTGAACAAAAAATGGTTGTTAGATATTTTTCCGGTTTTGAAAAGGTGTTAGAAATAGGCGGAAATATAGGAAGAAATTCTTTAATTATTGCGAGTATTTTGAAGAACTCTGAGAACTTTGTTACGTTAGAAAGTAGTCCCGATATAGCAAAACATCTAATTGAAAATAGAGATTTAAATAATTTTAACTTTCATATTGAAAACTCTGCATTATCAAATAGAAGACTATTTCAGAGGGAATGGGTTACGATTCCTTACCCTTCGCCCTATATTGCAGACGATTATATAGAAATAAGTACGATTACATTAACTGATTTAAAAAATAAGTACAATGTTGATTTCGATACATTGGTATTAGATTGCGAAGGTGCATTTTATTATATTTTATTAGATATGCCTGAAATATTAACCGGTATTAAATTAATTATTATGGAAAACGATTATACATATTTGTCGCATAAAAAATATGTCGATAAACTATTGGCACAAAATAACTTTGTTAGAGATTATTATGAGTCTGGTGGATGGGGTCCATGTTATTTCAATTTTTATGAAGTTTGGAAAAAAAAAATAAAGGATATATTATAAATGTATAGACAGAGATATTCCAGATTTAAATCTAGATTTGGAACCAGGGATTTAGAAACATTAATTCCTGAATACACTCTAAGAATACATCGATTAATCGTCAGAGAATTCGATGTTCGTGCTAAACAAATGGAAAACTTATTAATATTAACACAGGTAATCAAATTTAGATATCTAGAAAATAAACAAATGTTTCAAGTACGTAGAGACCCAGAATCTACTGAAAATTTCATGATATATTTACATTCAATATTGAAAAATTCTTTACTTTTGTATCACTTTACAGATAGATTTCAAAATATTGAATTAAAAGATGTGCGTATTACTATTCCAACTGGAAACGAAGTTTCTCGGGTTACTGAAAAAATAATTGTTTATCCACGCAGTTTTACTCAAAATTCGCCTTTGGATAATCGAAAACTTATAAAAGGAATGTTTATGTCGTTATACAGCTGTTTTAACAGTGTAACTATTAATTATTGTATGTCTATTTTATTAAAAAAGATAAAATATCTAAAATATAATAATCGAATTTTTGAAAACTTAATTGCAAAACTAATTGAAAGTTATGGAAAAAAACACCAAGACGAAGTTTTAGATATGTTTAGGAGGTATACATTAAGTTTAGATCCAGAATCTCTTCGAAGACCGTACGAACCAGAGGTTCATATGGGGCGTAGAACTATAATGGACGACAATGTAATACGTGAAATTAGTTTTTATAAAGCTTACTGGCAAGACTACCATATGTATGCAGTTTTGATGTTATATTTAGAAAATTTTAATATATATTCAGACCCGAATGGACTATCCATTTTAGACGATTTTATAGACTTTATAGCAGGTATGGCTTCTACAATGGCTTTAGATGAAGCTGCTTTTGATGTATTTTTATGGGTTGTGTGCAATTTAATTACAATATCAAGTGGACAATTGAGTTCAGTTGTTAAAGCAACGGATGTAGTCGAACAAATACTATTAGAAGCATCTGCAATTAGATTTTAGCGTTCCCAAAGGAACTTTTTTTTTGGATTAAATGTAATTAATTAATTTATGTATTTACTCAGTCTTGCGTTTTATCACTCTGCATATGTATACACATGTAGTGTTGTCGGTGATGTCCTTGTAACATACAAATACTCTAGAAGAACCTTTAGAAGTTTTCTTTGCATCGAAACCAGACAATTTTGACCATGCACTTATCACGTTTTTAGTTAGGACGTAGTCTAAAAGTTCGTTTTCCTTAGTCAGTGAACTGAGTATGAACCCAGAATCATTTTTCTCATAATTCATGCGTTTTCTAATTTTGTGGTGTTCTAAAAATTTATTCATATCGTCAAAACTTTCAAATTCTCCTTCGTATAAGTCAAAATTTTTTTCGTCATTGTAATTTTCAGCCTGTTTTATTTCTTTTTTAGTAACGACGTCTAACGACTCTTCTGCAACAATCCGTGCAAGATTGATTGCGCAGGCTTCTTTTTTCTCTACTCTAGAGAATGTGCAAGTTGTAGAAAATATTTTGACTGGTTTGTAATCGAGGAAATCTCCGATGTTTCCAAAAACTCTTGCCATTGCCTGATATGCTTCGTCTCCTTTTGAAATCGGAGGAATTATAGCGTAATCAAAAATAAATCCGTGATGTAGTCCGTTCGGTTTGCATTGAAAAGTGATGCCCCGCTCTACGCAATACCTGCCAGTGATTGCCAATGGATATCTATTCCACTTATTTTCGAAATATAATTTTGCTAGAATTGTATTTAACTCCTCGGGAACTTTATCGTCTTTGATAATAAAATAATTACGCAGATTTATTGGGTGTTTACCAGGAATCAAAATTTCCTTTCGCGACCCATTTATAAGGATGACAACGAATCCCCTTTCATGTAAAAAGTTTGCTATGGCGTCGTGACTTGTAGTTTCGCTTGATCCCGGAATAAAAGCCTTGACTCCGGGCGTAGAAAGTTCTGGATAACTTCCGATGATGTGCTCGATGTATTCTGATGAAGTTCCAACGAAATCGCATTCAATTTTAATCGAAGAGTCGAGACCTCTGTAGCAGGATGCATATGTTTCTTGGATAGGAATCACGTAAATTTCAGGATATCTTTTCATAAGTTTGCCGATTGTCGCGCTGATTAGAGTAACGCTACGAACTCGAGGTAATTCGATAAGTTCTTCGTACTTGGACCACAAGAGTACGCTTTTGTCTGCCTCGTCTATCCAAATTGATATTTTCTTTTTGAAGAATGGAACATCCAAGAGTCCCATTATTACATCTGCCAAATACTTAATTCGGGTGTGATGCGTGCATATCAGTACCATATCTACTTCGTTTTTTATAAGTTTTAACACCAAAGAATCCGTTTGAATATTGCTATCTTTTGTTCCAGACATCCAACTGAATATTTTCCCATTGATACATGCATCGTTTGCTCCAGGTTCGCTTTCAAGTCCCAAGTCGTTATGAACCCTAGTCCCAGTTTGTGCCGTCAGCATTTTGTTATTCGACGACAACCATATATTTATGTCTTCTTCTCCATCAAAAATAGAAGATAGATGCTGATTTGCCCTTATCATTTCTTCAACTTTTCTGGTCTTTCCACTCTGTGCCGGCAAAACCAAACATTTACACTTTATGTTCCCCATGTCTCAATTCGGTTTTGCGTTCCCGAAGGAACGTTTTTTTTTGATTAATTGTATTTATTTATTTTTTTTGCACCAGAGTTCCACTTTATCGATTTCTTCTAAAAATTTTTTTAGGTTTTTTGGACTAATTTTGATTTTTATTTTGTTTGTATCTATTTTTTTGTTTGAAACATGCCCGGTTTCATCTATTCTTAAAATTTTCAACTTTACACGGGACATGTTGTTTGTTTTTGGAGTCCCCTAAGGAACTTTTTTTTTTAATTTAAGAATTGTTATTCAAGTATTCTGTAATTGGATTGATATACATGCTATTATTAGAGTCATAGGTTAAAATAGGCAATCCATCACGTGTGTGGTCTTTATAGTACTTAAGTAAATAATCCAATTCATGTATCTTTATGTCCCATAGAGAACTGTATATAATCGTGAGCATTCTCATAATAACTGGACTGAGAGTCATCTTAATGTACATTCTTGTAGATAAATTGTAATCTACAGTTCGAAGAGCAAGTATGCGCGCCATTCGCGCCTTTGATTTCAATTGAACCTTTTCTATTTCGGCAACTATTTTATCGATTAGACTCCACAAATGTCTATCCCGATAACGCCATTTAACCCCATACAAACGCCGATTGAATCGTTCGACGTCTTGAATGTACATGTAATTTACCACCCTGGCATAAACTTTTAGTGTATTGAATACAACAAGCATATCGAAACGAATGTTGTTGTTCGAAAAGTGGTCCAATTTTAGATACATACATCTTACTAATTCTATTTTTCTGTAGTACATATCCTGAATTTTTTCTCGGATGGTTTGTTTCGCATCGGTCTTTACAAAAGACCAAATGTGCTCGATAAGTTCGGTCGGCAAAGGACTACATGCTTTAAAAAGCAAAAACTGTTTGATATTCATTACGAGTAATCAATATTTTAATCGTAATGAATTTTTAAGTATATTTAATTTATGCAATAAATTTAATTATTTGGTTCTAAACATTTATTTTTTTATTGCTACACCTATTCCTAAAAATTTTTGTCGAGTATCATTCCAAACATCTTCATATTGTTCTGTAAATTCAAAAAAGTTATATGTATTCTTTTCATTATTTTTTAATTCATTCCAAAATTGAACTACGCCAGGACACACATCATTTATTATATCGTGAAATACAAATATTTTACCTCTATTTTTGCTAATTTCGTAATCATTTTTTACGCCTGTATAACTATGGTCGCCATCTATAAAAATTAAATCAAAATAATTATTATTAATATAATTTATGAATTCTTTACTCTGACTATTTATTTTTATAAATTGCGTCTCATTATTTGATATACAATAATTCACAACAGGCGAATCTATAATATCTATAGCAACACTTTTATTTATACTATTAAACATTTTTAAATATTCATTTGTTAATACGAAAGTTCCACCCCAACGACAACCAATTTCAATATAAGACTTAATATTTTGTTCTCTCAATAAACAAAGATATTTTGAAAATTGGTTGGGATATTGCCATATTAATAATCCACCACCATTATCCTTAACTATTTTTGGTTGTTCTCTTAAAATTTCAGTATTGAAACCTAATTTTATTATTAAATCTTCTAAATAATTGCTATTCTGTAAATCTTCTAATTTACTTTCCTTAATAAATTTAATTCTTGTTAAATCCATTATTATATTTAATATATTTTAAAAATTGGATTCATACTACAAAAATATTTAATAACATTTTCTACATACCGGCATATACAATTCTGACGATCCAATTTCTATTAATGAATCTGAATTAATAATTTTTTTAGTAAAACATGCTTTTGTGCCATTTCTGCAGTTCATACATAACGCATACATTTTAGTTATTGTATCACAATGAGGAATTAGATTCAATATTTCACCAAAAGGTCTCTTTAGATAGTCGCCGTCTAATCCGCATACGTATATATCTTTTCCAACATTGCACATTCCAATACAAAAAGTTACTAAGTTTTCAAAAAACTGTCCCTCGTTAATACATATTACGTCTATTTCTGAGTCGATTGCACAACGAATTAAATCCTTTTCACATGAAACACAGTCTACCGAAGTTAAATCGTGTGTAGTCATCTTATCTGCACTTGAATATCGATTATCTAGATTATAATTAATCATTAATACCTTTTTATTTAAAAGTTTATTCATTTTTGCAGCATTAATTAGTGCAGTAGTTTTTCCAGAGAACATGCATCCAGTGATAAGATGAATAGACATATTACATCTGTATAGAATATTTCATTTATTTAAATGAAATTAAATTGTCATTTACTGGAATTAAATGCCTTTTTGTATATGGTATAGTAATTTTACCCCTAACGTAAATTGCATTTATCCACGGAACCTTATTTTGCCGTTTTGATTGCTCCGTAATATTTCTGCCTAGATAATCGTATTTATCGTAAATTTTTTTATCTTCGCTTTTGTATTCTTCGCTTTTGTATTCTTCGCTTTTGTATTTATCTTCGCTTTTGTATTCTTCCATTTACATTTAACTTATATGTAAAATATTTTTATATACTTTAATTGAATTATTATAGTTTATTTTATAAAATATAATATTTATTAATATTAAAATTCGATGTTACCCGTACATTTATTATACGGAGTTGTTATAATTGTAATATCAATAATAATTTATTTTGTAACGCTTAAATACGGGTGTAAATGTGACTCAAGCAGAAAAGAATTTGCAGTAATTAATCCGGTAAATTTAACACAAGACCAAGGCAAATTACTATCTAAATTAGAATTTTTAGAGAAAAAAATAATTAGACTTGTAGATAAACTCAATTCTTTACAGATAACTGCTAATATATCCAAGGAACAGTTAGATTTTGCAGTTGCTACGCTTAATGGTCGTGCAGCAAATACAGCATAAATACATTAATAAATACATGAATACATAAATACATATACATTAATACATATACATTAATACATTAATACATATACATAAATACATTAACTGTTAATCGTCTATAGACAATTCACGAACTCCATTTGGTATATTTACTTCTACCGAACCGGATGAATGGGGTGTCAATACTACAAACTCGGGGTCATTTTCATTTTCATTTTCAGTGTCATTTTCGCTACCATTTACGTTTTTTGGGACATTTTCACATGCAGTTAAACAAACCGGTATCAATTTATCGTCTATTTTTTTGAGCAGAGTTTCACTTGATTCAATCAATTTAGTATAAATGTTGTAGGTTTTTTCCAAATAATCTTTTGCAGGTATAGGACGATTTTCACTTTTTAAAGATAGCGTCTTATATATATCTACACTAAGCAAATAATAATCTCTTTGTGAAATTAAATCTGATTCTAGTTTTTTTTGAATTCCTAAATAAAGTTCAATGGAACCAATTATACCACATGTAAGAGCGATTAGTGATGTTGTAAGTGATATTACACCTTGGTCTGCATATGGTTGTAATCCGACCGAGATAATCGAATTTCCACCGTTTAAAACTATGACAGGCAATCTATACCATATTAAACGATCTTTATTTGCAAAATATCTTTTTTTATGAGCTTTGCATAGTAACAGGCAGTTAATTCTAATATTATTCAATAAATTGTCTATGTCTTTAGTCCAAGAAGCGTGACCTAACATTTATTAAATAATCAACAAAATAATTAAAATTCAATATTTATTTTATTGCGTATTCAATAAATGTCCGAAATTAAGACAACTGTAGATACAACAAACGATTTTACTTCACTTTTAGAACAAAGAATAACTAAACTTGAAGATAATATTCTTACCATTCAAAAAGCAATAAATAATTTGCAATTTCATTATGGTACGCAGGCTTCCCAGACAGAGTTAATTAAAACTAAAAATGCAAAAACAACATTTGTTATTTAATAATTATCTTTTAAAAATATTTTATTTCTATTATTAAAACAGCTAATGTCGGCAAAGACAGAGATGCAAAATTTAGTAGATAAAGATCCGGTCTTAAAAGCATTCTTATCACCCACACAACCTAAGAATGACTCATCTTTTAATAACTCTAATGAGTGGGTTGCTTTAGAGACTAATTTGAACACTCTAGAAAATATGGAATGGACGACCGCACGGCAATTAACTGAAAACTATCCCAGCGCAATAGCGTTTTTGATAGTTAAAAAATATAACGCTGCTCAGTCTAAAGAGATATTTAATGCACTTAAAGGAACTTCTTCTACGTCTAATGCCTCACAACCGCCTATACATATAGATGTTAACGGTGACCTTACCATACAAAATATGCTAGTCGGTGGAAAAAATGGTACTACTATTAAAAGTAGATACACTCCGGATCGTATATCCGGTGGTTCAGCTCCGGTTATACATTCAGACTATATTAAAAATAACATGTTTAGTTGGTCTGAATCATATTATATGAGCACTAACTGTAAATATATTCTAATTAAAAGATCTGGTAATTCAGAATCGACCGCGAAGTATGTGCTTGTATTTAATCCGATACATAGTTATAATTTTAAAAGATATTATCAGTACGCTATTATTAATAATGATGTTGCATCATCGGGAATTTTTAATAGTAATACAGAAATGCGTAAATCTGTTATAAAGTACTGTAATGCTTTAGTTGTACCTGGAAGATTTGATATAAAATACCATTCTGGAATAAGCGGTCAAAAGCCAGATGTTTATCTCGATCCTCTCTGTGGAGCATTGGTAGACGACGAAACTACACGACTTAACAAGTTTTATACCACGAATATCACTAGTTGGTATTACAGAAACAAATTTTATAATAGTAACGACATTGGTAAAAAATTTACAGATTATATAAGAGAGATATCAGTTACGCGAGAACTTAACAGACCATTTACTTGTCAGGAAAACATAGCAGGTGTCTCACAAAGTCCAGTTACTTTATACAAACTTCTCCGCCTATTAGGACAAACCTCAAAACAATCAGAAACTTTTCTATATGACTTAGCAATATACACAAATAACCCAGATAAAATACCTAGATCCCTGAATGATTTTGACAAGGACAGCATACCAGAATGCTCAAGCAAAACGGCTATTAATATATGTGAAATTAATATATATGCGTCCGGTGCTGTATATAATAACAATTTCAGTAGTTGCAAATCCGAAATAGACACTAAAAATGAATTGAACGCACTTGCAAACAATTCTCCTATAACTTCAGGCGGAGGCCGCGGAGGCAGCGGAGGCAGCGGAGGCAGTGGGAGTGAACCAGGTCCGAGATTTGTAGAGGATAAAACAAATAAAGGTAAAGAAGATAAAAATAAATCCGAGGAGTCTTATAAATATATAATTATAGGAGTAATTATACTAGTTGTAATAATTATACTAGGTTTTATTTTATTTGGAACTTTTTCAACAAAAGTTCCAACAGCACTTCCAGCGATAGTTCCAACTACAGTTCCAACAGTATCTAGTATAACCACAGCATTCGGAAAATTATTTAATTAAATTTAATTTAATTTAATTTATTTTATTATAATAAATATACGCATGGGGGTTACAAATTATGCAGATGCCCTTGATATAATACAACCAGGTATAGTACATACCAACGATATACCTGAGGTAGATTCAGATACGTGTACTAAATCAAAGAGCGTGGACGATTTTATCCAAAATTTACCAGACAAAAGCTTATCAGAACTGATTCAAGGAATTGAAGATACAGAGTGTAAAAGATTGCTTGAAAATGAATTAGACACGATATCAAATGCACAATCTGCCTCGGCCCTCGGAATAACTCCATACGGCGGCGCGTTCGGAGATATTCGTTCAAAGTCTGCAACTGAACATCTAAAGACATTTGCATATGACCAGGGTTGCGATACCGTATTTTATAATCAGATTAATACTGCAATGGTGTTTTTAAGTTCAACTTGCTCAGTTAAAACTTCTAAAACTGACACTAAACTTAATTTTCAAAAGAGTGCAGTTATAAGTATAAACGTTGGTCCTACAGATGCAATGACGGAAGCACATACTGAAATTATACGTATTTATGGGGAGTATTTGAAAGAAGCTTTGAACAGCAATAATACTGAAAAGGTAAAAATGCAAGCTATTGAAGCAGCCCGCGATTTTATATCAGAAGCGTATAAAAAGTGGGATTTCTCGGTTAGTAATTCTTCATTTACTATATCTAATAAAGTTGCTGTTGATATGGCAGTTACTAATGATGTTAAAATATCAGAAGATGCAGAAATTATAGATTCTATTAAAAATAAAGTTAAATCTGAGGCAGCATTGGATATTTCAAAACGTGCTGATATGGGTTCTCCACCCGAAAATTTAAAATCATTCATTCAACACAAATTCTCGCAGATGGGAGATTCTAGATTTGACGCAATAGTGAAACAAGTAAATGAAAATAAATTTACAATAGATTCAAAGGGTGCCATTACCTTGACAGTGAATGGAGCTCTAAAAAACGTGCACGTTCTCCTCGATGATTCCAACATGGTATATCTTCGCTCTAACGTATTGATGGAGGCTACTTTAAATCTTGCTAAAGAAGTTGCTAATGAAACAATACTGGACATATTGTCCATGTCATCTGCAGACCTAGTAGCATTAGGAGTGTCAGATCTTCAAAAACAAATAGCAGACGGTCTTGCTAAACAAACAACAAACGACGGTCCGTTTGGAGGTGGAGGTATGTTTGGAGGTATGTTTGGAGGTATGTTTGGAGGTAGTGTAATATTTATATTACTCGGAGGTTTTATAGTTTATAAATTAACACTTGGAGGAGGTCTTGCAGATATTGCTACTAAAATAGCAATAATTTTGCTTGTAGTGGGTGTAATATACTTTGGATCTGCTTATATGTTTAGTCTTTGGCCATTCGAAGACACCCCCGATAAACGAATTAAAAATTTTAATCCTATATACACAAATGCAAATAAACTTACAAATAAACTTACAAATAACAATACAAAAACCCCGTATTCTAGACGCAATCAACCTTATGTAGAATTTAATGGGTATCAAGGAAAACTTAAAAGAACGCAGTCTTCATCAAAATATCAAGGGGAATATTTAAAACGCAACAAGAAATCTTCTAAACCATACAAATAAATCGATTAAATAAATGTAAATGTAATGTAATGTAATGTAATGTAATGTAATGTAATGTAATGTAATGTAATGTAATGTAATGTAATGTAATGTAATGTAATGTAATGTAATGTAATGTAATGTAATGTAATGTAATGTAATGTAACCGTAATAAAATTTATTTAAAGATTACGGTTATATTATATCATAAGGTAAATGAAAGTTATTACACGCAGTGGACGTACTGAAGAAGTGAGATTCGATTTGATTACCGACAAAATCAGGCAATTGTCTGAATATAATGAAACATGGGGGAAGAAACTAGAAATCGATCCTGTATTCGTTGCTCAAAATATATGCACTCTAATCTACGACGGAATTACTACTACAGAACTAGACGATTTTGCTGCAAACTTTGCAGCAACCATGTTTAAAAATAACCCAGATTACCTTATTCTTGCTGGAAGAATTTCAATTAATAATCATCACAAAAACACACACGAGTCTTTTTTATATGCAGCAAAAGAACTATACGATTCTAATTTAGTAAGTGCACAATTTTATAAAATTGTAGAAGATAATTGGTTGGATATCGAAAAAATTGTAGATTCTAATAGAGACTATAAGTTGACTTTTTTTGGATTTAAAACACTTCATAGCGGTTATCTTCTTAAAAACAAGACTAAGATAATTGAAAGACCACAATATCTGTTTATGCGAGTAGCAATTCAAATTCATATGGATAACATTGAATTAGTCAAACAGACTTACGACTCAATTTCAAACAAATATTACACACATGCTACACCAACGCTTTTTAATTCTTGCACGAATTATCCTCAACTTAGTTCGTGTTTTCTTCTAGGAACTGAAGACTCTGTATCCGGGATTTATAAATCAGCTGCAGATATGGCAGCAATTTCTAAACATGCAGGCGGAATTGGAGGTCATTTCAGTAATGTTAGAGCAAAAGATTCACATATCTCTAAAACTAACGGTAAGAGTAACGGGTTAATGCCACTTCTTCGAGTTTTGAATAATATTTCAAGACATATTAATCAGGGAGGAAAGAGAAACGGTTCATTTGCTATTTATATCGAACCTTGGCATCCTGATATTTTTGACTTTTTGGAAGCCAAAAAGAACAATGGTGCAGAAGAAATGAGAGCCAGGGATTTATTTTATGGTCTTTGGATTCCAGATTTGTTTATGAAACGAGTAGAAAGCGATGGAATGTGGTCTTTGATGTGCCCAAATGAATGCAAGGGTCTATGCGATACTTATGGCACCGAATTTGAAAATTTGTATCTGGAATATGAAATCAACGGTGTTTTTAGAAGACAAATCAAAGCAACTGAATTGTGGGAAAAAATTATCAACTGTCAAATTGAAACTGGTTCTCCATATATGCTCTACAAAGACTCTATTAATTCAAAGTCAAATCAAAAACATTATGGTATTATTAAGAGTAGTAATCTATGCACTGAAATTGTGCAATATTCAGATTCTAAAGAAACTGCAGTATGCAATCTAGCAAGTTTGTGTCTACCAAGTTATATAGACGCCGTAAAAAGAGAGTTCGATTTTGAACTTTTAGGCAAAAAAACACAAGAACTCGTTGTAAATCTAAATAATATCATAGATTGTAATGCTTATCCTACTCCAGAATCAAAATTGTCTAATATGAAACACAGACCAATGGGGATTGGAGTTCAAGGACTTGCAGATGCATTTATGATGCTAAAGATTCCATATGATTCGGATGCAGCACGAAAACTTAACAGGGACATTTTTGAATGTATGTATTATAATGCATTGATGAAGTCGTGCGAACTTGCTAAAATTCACGGATATTACGAAACCTTTCCAGGTTCGCCATCAAGTGAAGGACTTTTACAATTCGATTTGTGGAACGTTGCACCTCAAAAATATTCAATCGAACTTTGGAAAAAATTAAAAGACGATATTGTAAAATTTGGTCTCAGGAACAGTCTGTTGATTGCTCCTATGCCAACTGCTTCTACTGCACAAATTATGGGGAATAACGAATCGTTCGAACCATACACGTCTAATATTTATACACGCGCTGTTTTGTCTGGCAATTATATAGTGCTTAATAATCATCTTGTAAACGAACTTCGTGATAGAAAATTGTTTACAAAAGAAATAATAGAAAAAATAATGCTAGAAAAAGGTTCCGTTCAAAATATAGATTTGCCAAAAGACATCAAAGAAATTTATAAAACTGCATGGGAACTTCCACAAAAATCTTTGCTAAATATGGCTATAGATAGAGGACCTTTTATAGATCAGAGTCAAAGTCTTAACTTGTTCGTTAATCCGCCTCAACAAAAAGTAATTCATTCGATTCATATGTATGGATGGAAAAATGGACTAAAAACGGGTTCGTATTATATCAGAACTAAGTCTGTTCTAGAAAATCAGAATTTTACAACGGAGGTATCACGAGAAAAGGCGCAGGCACAATCTAAATTTAAGGATTGTGAGGCATGTAGTGCATAAACATAAAATACATAAATATAATTATAATTAAAGTTATAACTGCAATTTTAATGTACATATTATTATTGCCGTCAATTAATTGTTGCATATCCTGTTTAAATTGAGAAAATTCAATTGAAGGTACTCCAAGTTTAGTATTTACTGCTTTATGAAAATTATAACCCCAATTAATTAAATCATCTCTCGATTCGAGTGCTTTAATTAATTCGTCGTCAAGTATAGTCTGAGAATCTCTTGAGCATTTATCACAAGGAAGAATCTTCATAAAAGTTTTATAAAAATTTTCATATGTATTTTTATCGGTCTGATTTGGCACTTCTGGATAACCAAATGTAGAAATATGAAGCGTTTTCCAGAAATAGGGACCCCAAATTTTTGGGCTAATATTAGATTTACCAGAAAGTGCCATGTTATCAATTTAAAAGAAAAAAAAATATTATATTATTACTCGGTTTTATATGTCTTGCGAACTAAACACATATCCGTTAAATGACAAATGGACACTGTATCTTCATTATAAAGATTTAGGTACTACATATATTTCAAACTTAGAAAAATTGGTAGACATATTCGATGTAAAAACATTTTGGCAAACATTCAATAACGTTCCAAAAATATATGAGATATTTTCAGACGGTGTTAATATTAAAAAGATGAAACGAAATAATGCTTCACCATGTGCATATTCTTTTTTTAAAAACGATATTTCTCCTAGATGGGAAGATAAAATGAACATCGACGGGTTTGAATTTTCAGTAAGAAATAATTTTGATTTCGAGTTGTTGCAAAAACAATGGATATCTAGTCTAGTTAATATAATCGGGTGCAACAGTAAGGCATGTCAGTTTATAAATGGAATAAGAATTGTAGATAATTCAAGAGATGGAAGTGCAATGTACAGAATGGAATTTTGGGTAGACGATACAACTAATAAAAAAGAAATAGAAGACCTATTAAAATCTGAAGAATTTGGTTTAGGAATGTATAAATTTATGTATAGAATTCATAAAACTATGAAAGAGTAATTGCAATTACATTTATTTTTTTTTAAAATATTTTGTAATAAACAAAGTATGGATTTTGGACGCAAGGGAGATAATAAACGCGCGATGAATTTAATGTGGAAATCTGGCATGTCTCTAAAAGATGCCTGGGCAGTTGTTCAGGGACGTAAAACTAAGGGACGCAAAGGAACTTCTAGAAAAAATTGTTTTGGTGCATATGGTGACGAACCGCCACCAGGTTACGAATTTAATCCAGCAACTCGTAGATTTCGTAAAATTTGCGAATTTGGTAGAGATCCACTTACCGGAAAGTGTATGCGCGGTCCGCGTGCTATTCCTCCAACTCCACCGGGTTATGAATATAACGTAAACACTGGGAAATTTCGTAAGATTTGCGAATACGGTAGAGATCCGGTGACGCAAAAGTGTTTACCAGCGCCAAGAACGATGGAACTTAAAGAAGGATATGAATTTAACCCAGCAACAGGTAGGTTACGTAAAGTATGCGATTATGGAAGAAATCCTACCACAGGAAGATGCTATGGAAGACCAATGGACCAGTCGATGTTGCCACCGGTTGGTTATGAGTACGGACCCAATGGAAAACTTAGAAAGGTGTGTTTATATGGTCGTGACATGGTCACAGGAAGATGCATGGGAAAACCACGTCCAAGAAGATTTGAAGGAGTTCCGGATGGATATGAAATTAACCCAGATACTGGAAGATATCGTAAAATATGCCCAAGTTCCCATTATAGAAACGCAAGAGGTAGATGTGTCCCAATTAAGAGAGCATCTAGATATGAAGATGCTTTAGAAGGCATAGATACAAATCCGTTTAACTCTGGTATGGCATATGACGATGTACTTCTCGATTCAGACCCTTATGCAGAACTTGATGGGCTTATGGAAAGCAGTGGTGGAGATGGTGGAGACGGAGGCGATGATTACGACCCATTTGCTGCATTTGATTTTGGTGCACTACGTCGTAAGTCTAAATCTAAATCTAAACCCAGATCTAGAACTAGACGAAGCTGTTTTGGGTCGTGCTCGGCATGTAACGCTATTAATTAAATTAAATATTAAATGTAAATGTAAATGTAAATGTAAATGTAAATGTAAATGTAAATGTAAATGTAAATGTAAATGTAAATGTAAATGTAAATGTAATACTATATAAAATTAAATATTATATTATAATATAGTAATACATGGAACCAATATTATCTGAATCGTCTAACAGATATGTACTATTGCCGATAATGTGGCCCGCGCCATGGGCTGAATATAAGAAACACCAAAAGGCGTTTTGGACCGCAGAAGAAATAGATTTCCCAGCAGATATTTCAGATTGGGGTAAATTAAATGCAGATGAAAAAAATTTGATTAGCAACGTCCTTTCTTTTTTTGCAGGTTCCGATGGAATTATTTTTGAAAATTTGTCTATCAACTTTATAGATGAAATTAAAGTACCAGAGATTAGAGCATATTACGGTTGGCAAGCAGCAATGGAAACAATTCATTCAGAGACTTATGCACTCATGATAGACACATATATTCCAGACCAGAAAGAAAAATTGCGAATACTAAATGGAATCAAGGAACTTTCTGGCGTTAAGAAAAAGGCAGAATGGACTCAAAAATGGTTAAACAAAGAAATTTCTTTCCAAGAAAGATTAGTTGCATTCACAATTGTGGAAGGAATATTTTTTTCTGGTTCGTTTTGTGTGATATTTTGGCTTAAGTATGTTAAAGGTTTGATGACAAAGGCGTTAGGAAAGAGTAACGAGTTAATTGCAAGGGATGAATCTCTTCATACAGATTTTGGCGTTTTGATGTATTCTTATATTGTTAATAGATTATCGAACGAGGTCATGAATGAGATGATGAAATCTGCAGTTGAAATTGAAAAAGAGTTCATTTGCGACTCATTTTCATGTAATTTGATTGGAATCAATGCAAGTGCTATGGAAAAGTACATTGAATTTCAGGCAGACAGACTTTTGCAAAAATTTGGTTACGAAAAAATTTATAACTCAGAATGTCCGTTTAGTTTTATGGATGCAATGTCTTTAGATGGGAAAAGTAATTTTTTTGAACAAAGAGTAACCGATTATAACCGTCCCGAACAAATCGAAGATAAAAAATTAGTATATCTAGATGAGTTCTAAAATTGCGAAATTATTTGTTGTTTAAACAAATGGGATATAATATAAATGAAATATAATGGATACACTTTCAATAGAGGAATACAGAAATCATCTTTTTACTGAAAAAGAAGAATGGAACAACTCTTATAATCCGAAACGTTGTTCCATTGAAGCACTCATTAAGATAGAAGTAAAACAGAAAGGAAATGGTCCTATCAAAAAAATTTACGTAAATACTACAAATACAAATGAACCAGGACCATATTATGACCCAACATGCTTGCATTTACACATCTGGAAAAATGCAAAATTAATTAAAAATTTTGAATGCGAACAAAACCAGTCAGTCCCGTATGTAGAATATACAAATTTCAAAACTGGACTGTTTTGCTGCATATGTCATACAAAAAATAACAACACTACTTTTAAATGGAACGCCGTGTATGACCAATATGAAGAAACTCAAGAAATTTTTGTAAATAGGAACACTTATTTACAAAAAGATTGCATACCCGATGCTAAAATTTTTCCTGTAATCAAAATAAGTCCCGAAAAATTTGAGGAACCGATTTCTAGAGTGCTATCAAACTGGACAAAGATGATGTGTAAATTTAAACATTCAATTAATTTTAGTAAAATTATATATCCAATTTCAAATTATGAATCTTTGTATTTATGGCCTTGGGAACTAACCAATTATAAAAAACTGGTCCTGAAAGAACCAAATTACAAAAAATCTATAATTTTTATAAAAGATTCGTCGCGCAATTTCAGAACAGGATATTCTTATATATCAGGGTAGTCTTATATATCAGGGTAGTCTTATATATCAGGGTAGTCTTATATATCAGGGTAGTCTTATATATCAGGATAATCTCGTTAAAAATTGGAATAAAAAGTATTTTTCATTTTAAAAATGAGTGATTCAGATAGAATTACTCAACTAGAGAAAGAAATTAAAGATTTGAAATCTAAATATAAAAAAGACAAAAAGGAAAGTCCTGATTATAAAAAAAAGGCGCCAACTGAATATAACAAGTTTATTAAAACGTATTGTGAAAATGCAAAGGAAAAGGAAGGTAAAGACTACGACCACAAGAAAACTTTCGCTAAAGCTGCTGCAGAATGGAATGCAACTAAAAAAGTGGAAGATAAAAAAGTTGAAGATAAAAAAATACCTGTTGATAGGAAATAAAAGTGTAATATGTAATTTAAAAATATAATGTTTACATTACATTATAATATAATGTATGCTTTTTATTACGACAAAGAATCGTTTTATCGCACAGACCAATCAAGTGGTATCGTAAATTTATACATTGAAGATAATCTAAATTTTAATCGGGTTATTAAATCTTTAGATTATATTAGCGTAAATGTAACATTATGTGTATTTTTAATGGCGTGTGTTATTTCTTTTATGTATAATAATAAAAAGTATAAAAAGTATGAGATAGTTAATGCAATAGAACCGAAAATCATTAAAGGCGAAATAGTAAGCAAAAATTAATATTATTTAAAGTCACCGAGTATATATTAATTATAATTATATACACAATATGAATACAAATACATCACTTACCGAAAGCGTCGTTTATTCACTTAGATGGGATGAAAATGGATTAAGAGATAAAACTTTATCTGAAATTAGAAAAGATGCGTTAAAAGAAATTACGTGCCCCTGTCGTAACCGTAAATACTGTGTTAAAAACGAGTCTATAATTAGACATTTCGAAACTAATGCTCATAAAGAATGGGTTGAAATACAAAAAAAAGAACATGTTAAAGAATTTGGTAATTGTTGTTCTCCGGAACAAAGAATCGAATTTTTACTGAAAGAAAATAGAGAATATAAAAAATTAGTTGCAAAGATGGCAAATCAAAGTAAAATATATGAAGATACTATTGCAGAATTTAAACGTATTTTTAAAGAATTTTCACTTAAAACATCCGTTGAGGAAATATTATAAATTATAAATTATAAATTATAAATTTCTAAGTATCATATTATAAATGCAGTTAAATTTTCCACTGTGGTCGTCATCCCTCCATCGTACATGATTTAGCGCAGTGTGTGTTAATTCATGTGCTATTAAATTTTTTAAAGAATTAACAGATTTTAATTTTCCATTTTTTCGTAGTGTTAAAAATATTAGTCTATAAGATGCTCTTAATTTTCCATCTGGACCAATGTCAATTTCATTGGTTAAATGTACCTTTTTTGGTTTATTTAACCCTTCAAATTTAATCTGTAGTTGATTTTTTTTTAATTGCATTTCTTGTAAATGAAATGGTGTAGTTAATAACAGTTCTACTTCAGGTGTAATCATTTCGTTTTGCGATATAGACATAAAACACCGATTAATCTTGTTTTTTATTTTTTTAAGCAGTGAATATGCTTCAATAAAATCTGGGTATGCTAGTACTTTGTATGTACCAATTAATATATAATTTATATTTTCATCAAAGTCCCATAGTTCGGGTTTTATATCATAATTCATTATTTATTATTTATTGTATAAAATAATATTTACACTTTCGTCTTTTTGTTTTATAGCTTTAATTACTGGCGTTTTTTTAACTGGACTAAGTCGAAATGGACTAAATTTTAAATTATTGGGTCTTTGCGGTTTATAAGTATTTCTTGGAGGTTTATAAGTATTTCTTGGAGGTTTATAAGTATTTCTTGGAGGTTTATAAGTAATAGTTCTAGGTAACTGTTGATTAAATGAATTGAATTTATTTAACGAATTAAATTTACCATATTTACTAAATCTATAATGTGCAAAATATACTCTAAAAGGTATTACTGTTGCAAATTTTGGTATCAACCCATTAATAGTTGGTAATGTATTAATTATAAAAGGAAATTCTTTAACTCGCTTGTCTTTCTTTAGAATTTTAGAGTTAAATTTATCTACAATAATTATATTAGTTGTTATATCTCCTATATGAACTAGTTTTAATAATACATTAAAACTTTTCCGACAATTTTTAAGAAGATAAACAGTTTTCATAAATATTTTATTATAATAATAATATTTTTAAAAGATTATATATTATTAAATGTTTGAAGACCCTGAAGATGACTATGTTGTACCAGATGACTTCGAAGACGAAATAGACCCTGAAGAAATAGAGTATGAAGATTTGGACCCAGACGGCGATGAAAATGACCCTGAATCAGATAATTTTTTGCAAGTTTTAGAAGACGCAGAAGAAGTAAATGTTTTGCCTGACCGTGTGAGAAGTTTGGAGAATTATATAGATTTTTTGTCGGAATCAATTTCTAAACATGCAATTTCTCAAGTTGAATTTGATAATGAAATACTTAAAACTACATATTATTTAGATATGCTTACTAAAAAATATAATATCACGACCGAAGCCAAGCAACAGATTATAGAAGATGCTAGAATTTTGAGAAAAGAAGCGCTAGAAGCTTATAAAACGGGAGCAATTTCAGAAGAAAAATTCAATGAAGTTTATACAAATGCAATTAGAACTGAATATTCAATTTTAAAAAGTTCAGAAGTAGACGACGATGCTTTGCAAAGCACGCGCGTTAAATTAATGGAGGATTTAACTCTAGAGGAAAAATTGGAAAAATTAGAAAAAATGGAAGAAAGACAAATTAAGGGAATAGCAAAAAAACACTCTATTAGATTTCCATCTTTACCACCTGGTAAATCTGCATCTGATGTAAAATTGTATTATAATCAAAAAATAACCAATACTTTAGGCGGTGGTACATATGTAGACGTAGAAATAGAAAATTACTTAACGCAATACAGGGAAGCAAAAAAATTAGTGGATTATCATACTACATCTTTTGAGGTGTCCAAGATATTTTACAATGCAAGTCTTCGCAAACCTACTTTTGAATTTAAGTTAGTACCTTCTATAAGAAGTGATATAGAAAAAATGAGACGCGAAGATGACACTAATAAACTTCTAAATCCTGATGAGATGGTAAATATAGATAGATTAAACGAGTTGAAATCTAGACTTAGACAAATGGATAAAATAGATCTAATTAAATGTGCCGACGTTCAATTATATGAATTACTAACATACATAGAAAAACTTAGGGCAAATAAACAATATGCTTTCAAATTTAAAGTTCAACCTGATGCTTTAGATATAGAATCGCAACTTACTGTTGATAATGAATTTTATCAAATACCTGAAGACAAATTTTTAATTGGATATAGTTATGTTAGACCAAATGTATATTCTACAGAAGACACTCCAAATCCAGTTAAATTTGACGAAGTTGGCAATTTAGGTTATTTAGCATTGAAGAAAGGTAAAAATCCATTGAACACAATCTCAGAACAACAAGATAGCGACACATCCGATTTTGATACTATTGTACCAATTCAAGATGAATTATATTCACAATTAAATACTAAATTTGCAACTTACACAGAGATAGTAGAAGTATGGGAGATTCATTTAGATTTATTAGACAGCGATAAAAAATTGACACTCAGATATTTGTCATTTGAAGATTTTTTATTGGTTTTCAAAAGACTTTTAATCAAAAAGACAAAAGACTTTGAAAAATTTAATGATGAAGAACTTTCCGATTTATTCACTAAGCAAAGCAACATAAAGTATCCGCGTATTAAACCTCGAACTGCACCATTTTTAATCGGGCAAAAAATAGAAACAAAATCTCCCGAAGAACTTAGGTATGAATATTACAATACAATTGCTACAAGGAATGAACCTAGTAGAAAAACTGGAATAGACCTTAGCAATCCGGTACAACTTAAAAAATCCGTGGAAACGTTAGAAGAAGATCCAGATATTAAAAATTTATTAAATAAAATTATGCAAATCGAATACTACGTAATTTTCAAAATGGATAAACAGAAATCTTTACCCACTGCACAGATTTCTACTAAAGAATTATTAGAAGACACTTCAAAAATAGACGAAATGAGAGAATACGGAATGGAAAAATTGGTGTCTTATATTAGTTTGACAGACCCAGGTGCAACAGAAGTGATTAAATCAATTGAAGCAGAAATTTTTAACTTTTCAAGTGTAAATTATGCATTTAACATTAAAAAAATTATTTTTATCTTCGATAATTTTCCAGAAAAAATGGAAGACATCATTTTAAGTAAAAGGCGCGAATCTATAGGACAATATTCAATACAAGAATTATTATTATATGAAACTCCTTACAATTTAATTGAGGAAAAATTGATAGGAGTACAGACAGACGTGGATAAACAACAAAAAATAATAGAATTGCTATCTTGGAAACCAGTAACTGCTAAATACGACATGTACAAAGAAGAACTTCAAGCAACAAATCATGATTTTAAAACTTTTATAAGAACTCATACTGAACTTAAAAATTTGGAGATTAATCAGATTATGGAAGAATATGGTGAACATTTACAGTGGCAAAAATCTATATCTAATTATAATAAACTTGAAGTCCCATTTGGAATGTTGGAATGGAATTTTAGACTTAGGTTTCTTCTGAGACAGAGAAATAGATTACCATCTAGAAGAATATTCAAATTGGCTACTATTTCTAATAGAATTGATATGCAGGAAAATTTAGAAAGAACATTTGGAGTGTGCAAAGTTCTAAATTACAAAAAATTATCGTTACATTCCGAAAGAATAATTTATTCCTTGTCTAAAACACCAGAAGATTATATGTATTACAATTATATTATCAACAGCAAATTTAAATTAATTTGCGAGTCACTAATTGCTTTACAAAAAAGTAGTTTGATTAACGAATTTGAAATGGTGTCAATAATTATTAAATTTATAATAAACAACGGCAATTTTACGGATAAGGATATAGAAAGAATAAGCAATTTTACAAGAGAAATAACTCCAGAAAATATAGACTTGTATATTTCTTCTTTAAGTAGGGACGAATTAAGAGCCCAAAATGCTTACAGACTTTCACTAATTAATTTGGGCGAACCAACTAGTGCTACTCAAGAATTGCTTTCTGATGCAAGCAATGTTGCCGAAAGTGCAAATTTGACGGCAGAACAATCCGAACTAATTTACCGAAGCAATAATACATACGTTCCTCCAGTTGTATACGATGTATTGCCAGATGACGCCACGTTTAAAAAATACTTCGTTATTAACGGACAATACATTTGCGGAGGATTCTTTCCGCCATTTTATAGATGGGATGAAAATCTTGTCCCTGCTGAAAATTATACCCGTGCAGATTTATTTCAAATAGTTGTTACATTTTCATTACGTAATAAAGTTTCTAGTGCTATGACCAATTACCAGATTTACGAGGTAATTAAAAACTTTATAGATTTAAATGAGTCAACTCCTCAAGTTGAAAAAAAATTAGAAAGAACTGTGTTTAACCCAGAAATTACAACTCCGTATCAGTATCTCAAAATTCCTATAAAAACTATTATATATACAATACGACCTAGATTTCTCGTCCAACCTCCTGGAGAAGTATATAACGTAATACTTGATAAAAGCAATGTGTATGGAGTACCATTTGAATTTGATAATGGAATTCCTGTTTACAGTTTAAAACTAAAAGAATTAGTAGAAAATCGTTTTGTAATAATCGAAGGTCCAAGTATTTATAAAGAGACTATAGAAAGTAATTTTTTAAGAAGTAACTATTACATTTTAATAGAATATACAGACCCCAGAGGAGTAAAAATATTTTTTAAAGAAGGTGTTTCAGAAAAGAAAATAATTAAAAGAAAACCAAATTATACTGCATGTGAAAGATTTGATACTCAAGTGGCATGCGATGACATCAATTCCTTTTCAGTAGAAATTAAAGGTAAACGATACAAATGTATATGGAAAGATAAATGTGTTGTTTTTGACGACTCTAAATATTTTGGAGAATTTGTAGATTGGGACATGGCTAAAGTAGAATTTTCAGAACCATATAAACAAAAAGACTGGAAGGATGCACTAGAAAAATCGTTAAAGTACATCGAAGATAAAATTGTATCCGAAAAATTATCTCCTGCGAACATAGAACTTTTGAAAAAAGACCAAAAATTAAAACTTTTTGAATATTATAAACAATTACTAAAACACTTTTTTTCTAAAGAAATTGGTCGAACTGAAATTGCTCCAATTACAGAAGTAGTTCACGATAAATCAACTATTAAGGAATTTGAAGAAATTCTAAGACCAGATACATATGCATTAATGCCTAAAGTTGTTCAGAACGTTCAAGAAGGATATGTACCTGTTACTATTTACAAACAAAAAAGGACTAGCGTTGCAACCTCTGTAGAAGATATTGAAGTCGATAAAACTTATAGCACTTACAGAGATGGAACTTTTCAAACTATTATACCGTACCAATACAACGAAGACAAAAACTCTTATATGTGTACATTAGAGGATGGTAGAATTATAGAAGTAGATAAAGCAGAAATATACAATGTTGAAGGAAATCAATTAAAAACTACTCCAATTTTTTGTATAATTAAAAAAGAAGATTTACCATTTTTGTCTAAAAGACCAGGTTATTACTGGATTCATAAAGAAAAACTTTACGACCAAAGATATGATGAAGATGGAAATCCAGAAATAGTATCTACTGAAGTAGAATCTATTAGATATGATGTACCGACTAATTTTATAGATATAGACCCTGCGAATAATTTGCCGGGTCTGCCAATAATTACAAGAGAAAATATATTTGATGCTATGTATAAAACTGCCTTTGATACTCTTGCAAATTCTCAAGATTCTTTGATATATTCAACTGTAGTTTCTTTCGATGCGACCTTGTTTGCTAAAAAGTTTGCAGTAATGAATAGGATAGACCTTAAAAAAATAATAAAGATTGGAACTATAGATATATCAGATCTAGAAAAACTTCCAGGAGTTAATTATACGGTTAATACTATTAGTCCTCAACAAATTTTAGATATAATTACGGATGCTGTAGAAAAAAATGATGTGGATATTTTATCTCAATATTACATACTCGGTGTTAAAGCTGAAATTGATAAGGATTTATTAGCATCTGCAAAACAAATTATAGACAATTACAAAAAATTCAAACAAGAATACAAAGAAGTTTTACCACCGACACCTGTAGAGGTAGTATCTAAACCAGTTGTAAGTTATGTAGTTCAAAGAGGTGGAAAACAGCGGCAAATAGTAGAGGAAAATTAAACTCGTTTATATTTTAATTTGTTTTTCTTTTATTTAATAAAATGGTAAGATCTATTACTGTAATTTTTCATAAAGACTGTAAAGCATCAACCGATTTTATCGTGGCAGTTTCAAAATTACAGGGATATGAAATAGATTACATCGACATTAAAACGGATAAATTCGAAACCGACATAAATATCGATGTTGTTCCATTTATTATAATAGACAACTCGGAGTCCGGTATATATAAAGGTAAGGCAGCATTCGATAAACTTGAAGAATTAATCAAGACTCCTGTTAAAAAAGATGCCATAAATACTTTAAAATACGGTTCTGTTAATACATTCATCGAAGATGTAAAAGACAAAAATCAAAAAATAGATTTAGATAGTAAAAGAAATGTGCGGTAAATTATATGTATTTAAAATATAATTTATACATTATATTAAATGAACAACCAACAACTTCCAGATTTTTCAAAAATAATGAAACTTGCTCAACAGGTTGCAAGCAGGATAGAACCCCCTGCTGAATTAAAAAGTGGGAAAGTTTTAACCGAAGAAGAAATGAACCGTGCAATTGCTTCGCTTACTAAATCGGTTACTGAAGCAGTAACTCCAGATATGTTCGACAGTGTAAATGTAAAAGACAACACACTTTCAACAAAGAAAAAAGGAAAACTTCCTATCGCAATTTCAAAGGAGCATTCAAAAATTTCTTTTATCGATGAACCAATCAAGGAGGAAAATACCGAAAGTGATGAAAATGGTAGTTCTTCGGATGTTCAAAATACTAAAAAAACTAAGAAAGATAAAAAGAAGCGCTTAGTTGAGATAGATTCGGACTGTTCCGAAGAATTAGATAATTCTTCGCTAAGAACAAACGATATGTCATTTACCCTTACAGTTAAACTAGAAGACTTATACAATGGTACTAGAAAAAAACTGGCAATTAGACGTCAAAAAATAGGCGATAATAAAACATATTTTGAAGACAAGAAAAAACTTGCGATTAAAATAGAACCGGGTATGCTTGAAGACCAGACGATTAGATTCAATAGACTTGCAGATGAAAAAATTGGGTATGAAACCGGTGATGTAGTTGTAACTTTAGACGTTGAAGAACATCCTGTATTCATGCGAGATGGAAATAATTTGATAATAGAAAAAGAAATATCTCTAGCAGAGTCTTATAACCCAGTTGTTTACATCGAGCATCTCAACGGAAAAATTTTGAAAATTACTGGAGACCCTCTTAATATTTTTAGCGAAGAAGACGGTATGTTAAAGAAAGTACCGGGTTATGGTATGCCAGTTCTTGGAGAACGCAATGAGTTCGGAGATTTATTTATTAGGTTTAAGTGTGTGAATAATGCTTCGATTACACCAGAACTAATAGAAATTTTGAATAAATATTTTCCGCCGCTCGTCGTTGTACCAGATTTAACAGACAAAAAACTTATTGAGAAGAAATTTGAAACTGTAACAGAATCAGATTTAGAATTTTTAGAATCGGATTCGGACGAATATGATTCAGACGAATTTTCGGAGTCTGATTCCGAAGAATCGGAATAAATTAAATGTATATAAAAACATTTTAAACTTAAAACCAATTATGGGAGTAAAAGGATGGACATTTTACATTATAAATCCGTTCGATACAGTTATAGAACAGAAAACTCAAAATGAATACGATAAAAACTACCAAATGTCGTATAAAAAATTTATTGAAGAATTGTGCATTCCTGAACCAAATGTTTTATTTAATTGTGAAAGTAAATGTGAAAACGATAATTTATTTACTTTTTATATTTCAACTCTCGGAGAATTAGATAAAATAGAATTAGAAGAAAAATTTAATGTAATTTTTCTTAAAAGTGTATTTTTTAAAACAAAATACAAGAGTATTAAAAAAGATTTGGAAATCTATTATAATAAGCACGATTTACGCGTTAGAAATTTGTATAAAACAGGGGATTATATATTTTTAATTATTGAAAAAACTTATAACTAGTAATACTATTAACAATACTGCATTAATAATTAAGTCTCTATAGTTACCATAACCATAAAAGTCCAAATTGAAAAACTCTGATATTTTTGGATTAATAATTTTATAGATTATCCCTTCTAATATTTTAGCAACTAAAAAGTTTACAACAAGTTGAACTGTAACAATTTTACTTAATGAATTTAAAAATTCATTAGACTTCATTTAATAATATATTTACATTTTATTTTTTATTTAATTTAAAATAAACTGTAATACAATATGAGAATTGCAATTTTGCTAAGTTTGACATATCTATTAAATTACAATATTAAGGTAATTGATTCAAAGATAGACTTAATTGAAAAAGCAATTGTAAAACCGGATTTCAATTTTACCCAAAAATTGAAATTAGGAAGAGAATTATCTAAACTTAAAAAAGATAGGTACATTGCTATAATTACTGAAGATCTGGAATAACAGGGTTGTACCAATAAGGAATATCTGTATTTCTCCATTTAGCAAAATATGTTTTTTCCATATTGTAATAGCGATGATATGCAGTTGTATCGCGTTTGTGTTTACATTTTGCAGGCATTGCCTGATGTAATTTAGTTATGTTACCTTTTGGAATATTTACAGGAATAAAAGCTAGACATGATTCTAATTTAATTTGACACATGTGTATCTTTCCATATCTACGAGTGTATTCTTTACACAAATGTATAAATAACTCGTATAACCACGAATAATTTCCACTTGTAGTTCTAGCCCATACCGCGCACGGATTATTTTTGAACGCTATTTTATACAAGTTCGGATTTTTATAATTGCCACATACGTGATGTGCTGTGCATAACATTTGAGCATATTCTAGTATCATTTTGATAACGTGAGAGTCGCAGTGCATTTTAGCACATACGTAAGGACATATCGATAAAAAAAAGATATTCATGTTTTTATCGATATATTTACATAGCGATATATGTAATTTAGTCTTATACATCCATAAAAATAGCAATTACATTGAATTAAACTATTTCTTGAGCAGCCCTGACATCTCTGTAACGAATATATGTAGATGTAATACCAAACTCATCTTCGATTACTTCAAATTCAAATCCTACACGCCCCTTTCGCGAAACATATCCGTCTTCTGTTCTAATTGTTCTATTTGTTATATCATAAAACATTATTTTATAAATATGCCCAATTCTAAGAAAATAAGCAAAATCTTGCCACGTACGTGTTACAGCCATTGTTACAATTATAAAATATTTTATTTCAAATTATTTCTTGAGCAGCCCTGACATCTCTGTAACGAATAAATGTAGTTATAGCACCCGATTCAAATTCAAATCCTATCCGCCCCTTCCTCCAAATCCAACCTTCTTCAGTTCTAGTTGTTCCAATTTCTTCATCATAAAACATTATTTTATAAATGCGACCAATTCTAAAAAAATAGTAAAAATCTTGCCATGTACGTGTTACAGCCATTGTTACAATAATAAAATAATTTATTTTTAAAAATGCTTAGACTACTCATTTTTTATATACAAAAAAATGGTTATTGCTGCAATTAATAAAAATATGCTAATTATATACATAGAATAATCATCCCATATTGCAGATAGGGACCATTCTTCTTCGTCGCTAAATGGCATATTCTTATCCACGGTCTTTAACTTTCCTTCTTTTTGATTTATTTCCTTGGCAGTTCTTTTTTTTCCACCTGTGTAATCAGTTGGGTAAGACACCTGTACAACAAGTCCGTCTTTATATTCTCGAAGCGCGCCATTATTTGGATTATTTCTTGGACCTGTATAATAAACCGAAGACATATCTTTTATAGATTACTAATATAAAAATTTAAATTAAACGCTATTGCAAAAATTTTAATATTGTATATCTGTACGGTGTGGGGTTCGAACCCACGAGGCTTTCGCCAGCAGATCTTAAGTCTGCCCCCTTAGACCACTCGGGCAACCGTACAGGTATACAATTTACTAAATTAGTTCATCGCTCTCTTATTTCAATATAAAATACTTCTTTATATCTTTTTATGAAAAATTATTAATTTATAATTATTCTTCTTAAATGTGTAAATTGTATGAATTGTGTGATCCCAAAAATTTCCAGTTAAAGATTTAGCGTCAAAATTATTTGGTACTTTTAATGCAACAAATCTCGTAAAGTGATAAAGATTGTCAATTATATCTAATACATTTACGTCATCAAGCATCAATAACACCTTGTCCTCCTTTTTATAGTTAGAACCGCCCCATGGAGGGTCTATAAAAATTAAGTCTTGTTGTATTGTATACATTATATCGTTATAAGAACAATTATACTTTACGCTAGTTGTTGTATTACGTTTTAAAATTTGGAAAATATCTGGGTCTTTTTCGATTGCTATTACTACTTTAAAGTCTTTTTCGAAATAAACCGTGTTCCCACCTATGCATGCAGTCGCGTCCGTGACTACACTATCGTAAGTGATGTATTTTTTAATTACATTATTAATTTGTACAGCTTGTGCGGGAGTTGTATATATGTTTAGCAAGTTTTCTGGAACGTCCAGAATTTTTAATTATATATAATATATCTTATTTTTAAATAAGATTATTAATTAGTCTATAATAGCAGCAGTCGTTCTCATTGCTTCCGGTAAAATTGACTTAATTAAATCGAACATCACTTTCCCTATTCCTTTTACTTTTTTTAATTCGTTTAAATTGCCAGGTGTTATTTCGTAATCTAAATCGTAGATTGCTTTTGCTGCACCGTGATATGCAAACCAACTGCGACTTTCCTGTTCTTTTTTTTCAGTGGCCATTTGATCTAATACATTCGAGATATACCTATTAACTCTGTATTTACGCACAGGAGGTGGTTTTCGAATTATTTCCGGAAGTGATTCCCAAGGTGTAAATCTATCCATGTTGTTAAAATATTCATTTAACAATTCAGCATAAATAAACGAATCTGTTCCCATAGTTGGGTTATAAACTGCATACATTTTTCTATTAACACTACCGTCGCCTACTCGCTGCGGAAAATTCGTTGCAATACTTTTAGACATAGATGTACGCATACCAGGTGGCATAAAATTTGTAACTGCTAAATCTATAGGATAAGCATGTCGAATGCCGGGCCATAGTTCTGCGGGATAAAATTGCCAATGCGGATCTTTCCAAGATCCGACTATATACATTTCCCCAGTGGTTTTATTTGTCATATAAACTGGGGTGTTATATTGTTTTGACATAAGAATAGGGTTAATCACCCTGGTTTTGCCTATAGGACCAAAATCTAATTTGTAAAAAGTATAAACTTTATTAAAAATGCTATTATTTGGGTTCATTAATTATATTTATAATATACTAATATAATTAAATAATGAAAAGAAAAATAGACAATCAAGATGAAATATTTGATATTACATCTTATAAGTTGACCACGTTAGAAAATTTAATAGATATGATACATGATTATTCTCAAAAAAAATTACCTTCTAAAAAACGCCGTGTAAATTATCCTTCCAAGATGTCGGTTTTACCGAATATATTAGATGATTTAATAGATTTAAAAAACATGGTGGGGATGAAAAAATTGAAAAATCAAATAATAGACCAAATTTTGTTTTTTATTCACGACACCAAAGAACCTATTATGTTGCATACTGTACTTGAGGGTCCACCTGGAACAGGTAAAACGTCTGTATCTGAAATATTAGCTAAAATTTATTCTAAACTCGGAATATTCAAAAAAGTTAAATTTAACTTAGTAAGGCGTTCCGATTTAATTTCTGAATATCTGGGAGGAACTACAGTTAAAACTATGGAAACTTTAAACAGGTGTAAAAATGGAGTAGTTTTAATAGACGAGGCATATTCTTTAGGATCAAATGGTTCAGAGGACATATATGCAAAAGAATGTGTAGATACAATAAATCAATATCTATCAGAAAATGTAGACAAAATTATCTGTATAATTGCAGGATATAAACACGAATTAGACACGTGTTTTTTTTCATTGAATCCAGGACTGAGAAGAAGATTTCCATGGACTTTTACAGTTGAGAATTACAACGCAGAGGAACTAACTGAGATATTTTACAAAATAATAAAATCAAAGGAATGGGAAACTACGTGTGAAAAAAAAGATATAATTAATCTTATAAATAAAAATCTTATTTTGTTCGATGGAAACGGAGGAGACATCAGCACTATAATTGATAAAGCTATGATTATAAGTATTAGAAATAATTTTGGAAAATCAAATACATACACAATACATTTAAAAGATTTTACTGAAGCGTTAGATGTATTTGTAGATATTAAAAAAACACACGCAAATTTTTCGTTACCACCTCCAGGTATGTACAATTAATTTCGTTACTTTAATGCAAATTATAATAGTTGCATTCATTAAATGACATCGATAATGATAATGATATCTTATAAAAAAATAGACCTACTTAAATTAAAAGTAGTTAACAAAAAATTATATCTAGATGAAGACATTTTAACTATAAAATCTCCAATTATAAATTATGAATTTATTGAGGATAAACTGCATTTAAAAATTAACGGGGATGCGGATAGTCACAGTATTTTTTTAAACTTATGTGCTTACATTGAAAGATTATTTAAAATACAAGATGTAAAAACTTGTATAATCAATAACAATGCAATAATGGTTAATACCAACAATACAAGTACTTTTTACGATTCAAACAAAGAAGAAATTTCTAAAATTTCCATTAGAAACGGTGGAAAGGCAGTGTGTTCTTTATCATGTGAAAATGGAGAATTATTTCTTAAAGAGTTATTATTAACAGCGTCAAAATAATATTAAATTATTTAACTGAATATTAATTTATGAAATCTTTCAATAACATATCCTTCTATTGGATCTATATTCGTTTCTAATATTTTAATAATATTTAAGTAAAATTCTTTTGGTCTTTGTAATATTTTTTTTCTCGATACTATAAATTGAGCACCTGCGCCAAATAAAAAATTAATATTATCTTTTTTTTCGCCAAATATTTTTTCGTATGTTTCTATTAGTGGTAATACTGGATGATATTCACACTTTTTTATATTACAAGATAAAATCCGTTCACTTAAAAATTCAAAATCGATGTCTAATTCTTTATTATTAATATAATTATTTAAATTAGATATTATATTTGGTGAATGGTCAAACGGATTTCCTTGTAAAAAAACTGTATATTCTGCTAAATTATCATATTTGTCATAAATGTGTTTATAATAGGTGTGGGACTCTCTACCTACATTATTTAAAAAAAATTGATTGCTATAGTCTATTAATGGTTTGCCTTTATTATAAATAATTACGTTTGAAAATTGTTTTGTCCATTCAATATTTTCATTATATCTTGCTACTACAATATTAAAATTCATATTATTTATATAATTTAATATTTTAAATTAAATTTCGTTGTAATATGTTAATTAAAATATTATTTTTAAAATAAATGAGTAACAACGAATTTTCAATTTATAACCCTATTAAAACCTCTAAAAATATTTTTTATTCGAGAATAATGCACAATTCGGAAGAAATAAGTTTTCAAGTAACTAAGAACAAGTTAGTTTTAGACAAGTTAAATAATAAATGCGAACTAACTCTAGACGATAAAAGTTTAAATTCAATAAAAAAAATATCAGACGCAGTCGTGTCCTTCACTGCAGAGAAAAGTAAAGCGTGGTTCGGAAAGGAACTAAATTTAGAAGAGTGCAAGAGTATATTTAAAAACAATTTAAACGATAATGTTTTGACCTGCTATTACGACGAAAATACAATTTTTTATGATTCTGTAGATAAAAATTTAGATATTTCTAATATTCCAAATGAATTGTATGGTATAACCCTGTTAAAATGTGATGTAGTAGTTTATACAAAAACTTATTTTTTCATAAAATGGGAAATTAATCAATTTAAGATAAAATCTGAGAAGACTGACGAAATATTAAGTATTTGCATGACTGAATACAGGATTAAAGATATGCCCGATCACTTAACACCCTTAAAAGACGATGAAATAGTTAAAAAATTAGATGCTATAACGTTTTTTTAATTTACATTAAACTTAAAGTTAAAAATTATATAAATATATATTTATGGAAACAATAATCGAATGCATCAAAAATGTAAATAAAACACTTGGAAATTATTACAAAGAAAATGTATATCAGGCAGCACTTAGTGTTGAATTAAATTTAATGGGAATATTAATCCAGAATGAAGTTGTTATGCCTATTAATTATAAAGGAGTGTCTGTAGGATATGAAAGAGCAGACATAGTAGTTTATTCTAAAGACGGAAAACCAGAATTTATAATAGAATTGAAATCGCAAAATACTAAATTATCTCAAAAAGAAATAAGTCAGTTGAGAAAATACATTTTAAACTTGAAATGTGAAATGGGTTTATTGGTAAATTTTCACGAAAATATAGAAATTATAATAGTCACAGAAACATCTCATATTGTGCAAAAAGATTAATCAAAACTACCGTAATTGCTAAAATTATTTTTGTGACACTCCCCAGATATAAAATTAGCACTAAATGTAAGAGGTTCATTCAACGGAATTTTAACTACTTTAAAAATTTTTCTGGTGTCTTCTGGAATTTCTAAATTTTTTTTAAAAATTCTATTATAAAGTGTGTAAATTTTTTTAGCAGATAACGAATTTATTAGTTTTAACCAAATTTGCACCGTAGTTCTTCCATGTATTCCAAATTGTCTAATAAAATTTTTTAGTTGAGTAGTCTGATTTTTTAATCTGTATACATGTGTTGCTTTTAGTATTTTTTCTAAAATATTAATGGTTTTTGAATCTAAAAGTAAATTTACCTTTATAACATAGGACCCTTCTAAAGTAAAAACTATATGAACAAGTGTGCCTCTTTTAGCATAACTCATATTGATCGCCATGTCCTCTCCAGATGGCCATCCATATTCGGTATCTTCGTCTATATAACACTGCAATGGGTGTGTATGATAATTTATTATTCCGTCAGGTGTTCTAACACTTGATTTTTCTCCTTTCACGCGATAATCCTGTAAAAATTTTTTATCACATATATTTCCTTTGCAATTTACATCTTTGAATAAAATAGAACCAGCAATTTCGTGTTTATCTGTATTTAGAGAATCTATTATGTCATCTATAAATTCTCGATCTATTTCCCAAGTTACGTTTTTACTCGATTTAGAACACTTCATTTATTATATAAGTTATTTTTTAAAGTTTTTAAATAATTAATATAATTAATCAAGTGTTATGTCTGAAACCTTAAATGTAAACGTTTTGGTTGCAGCAAAAGATGAATATACCAGACAGTTGGTTAAAACTATAAAAGGCGAAATATATGACGTTCTTAAAAGTATTTTTTCAGATTCTCAAGATAGAAACATTAGACGTAAACTTTCTTATTCTAATTTTCAAATTGAACTTAAACTTGTACCAGAATGGACTGCATATAAATTAGATTCCAAGGTTAATCACATTCCTAAAAAATATCCATTTTTGATGGACTTAATAACTGCAATTTTCGTTAGTCACGTTAAAATATTGGCATGTGTAAGACTAAAGAGCGATAATAAATCTATTAAGATTAAAGTTCCAAATTTAAATACATTCTTACATAAATTGCTTATACGATGTTCCGAAACTTTGTATTACGAACCCAGTACGATAGAAACTGATAAATACAAAGTTATGGAAATAATAGAAACTGCCATAGACGATACGATTGCACAACAAATTCCAATTGAATATATATTACAAGAATACTTGTCTGGCGCCTTCGACGATGAACCTGACATTCCAATTTCATCGATTGAACCTAATATAAACGGAAATGGAAGTGGCAGCGACATTTACAATGACAATAACAACGACAACGACAATGACAATGACAATGACAATGACAACCATTCGGACCAAGAGTCTGTAGCAAATTCTGAAGATGGACAGGTTAAAAATATACCAATTTTGCCAATTAAAAGCAAAACCGCGATTAACAATTTAGCAGTGTTTTCTAAACCACCGGAGTCTGACATCGACAAGAATGAACTAAAAGACATTCCGAATGAGTCTGAAATTATAAATAAGTCATCAAAAATAGAGGATTCTGATGAGGACTATTCAGATGATGAAGTATCTGCAGACGAATCGGAACAAAATGAAAATGAACGTGAACGTGAAAACGCAGATGAAAAATCGGTGGATAAAAATAAGAGTCTTTTTTAATCTGGATTCGTAATCGCAAAATATACTGCATTTAAAGTTATAAGACCAGTAATAATTCCGTTAAATATTAAAAAATTATTTCGCTTGTCTTCTTCAAGTAGTTTATAAGATAATAATGAAGCACCTACAATTACAAGCATGATTACGTAAATATAAAACAGTTTGATATTTAAATATTCGCTGTATGCTGTTGCAAGAACGCATGGCGTAACCACTATTAATACAATTAACAATGCCAGGAATATATATACTTCATTTTCAGTAAGGTTATATTCTTCGAAAATTTTATCGAATATAATTTTCTTTATTTCTTCTATATCCGGAAGTGCATTCGCGATTACATCCGGAGATATATCCGAAACTAAATCTGGTATTGAGTTAGAAACTGCGCTAAAAATTTCGTCTTGTATTGCATTTTGTACGGCATTTTGCGAAGTTTGTACAGATTTTGGCAAACTTGGTATTTTTGGCATTTTAAAATTCATCGTATTTTATATTAATTAATAGTTTAGATAATATAAAAAAAAATAAATATTTAAAATATCAGTATCAATGACAACATTAAAAGATGTAATTAATTTACAAAAAAGACAAATAGATAGATACAATGAATTAAAAAAAGACATCCTTAAAAAAATAACCAATAAAATATCTCATTTAGCAAAACACAACGAACTTAGATGTATATATACAGTACCTAGATATGTTTTTGGATTTTCTACTTATAAAATAGAAGATATAACGTCTTTTTTATTTTTATATCTCAAAAAAGAAGGATTTTGCGTGGTCCTGTTAAGCAATGATAAAATATTTATTTCATGGGATATAAAAGATATTACTGAAGTAAATAATACCAAGATTAAAACTAAAATGGATTTAAATAATATAAAACCACTGTTAAATATTAGAAAATAATGGGATGTTTATTAGGTTGTTTTGAAAAATTGTCAATTCACGAGGAAGAAAAGACCGTAAGTTACGATGAAGATTTATACACAGATAATAATAATTATTTAAATTATTATTTGGCAACTAGATTTGAATTATGGGATTGAAACTGAATTTAAAAACATTTATCATAATTAATCTGGTATGATATTGTTGTCATTTGATATAGGAATTAAAAATTTGGCATACTGCTTAATAGATACAGCAGACAATTCTATATTAGATTGGAATGTATTAGATTGTAGCGGACAAAACGAAACACTTCGAGTTATTGAAGAAATAGACTCTTTGAGTTATCTTACATCTGCAGATATAGTACTCTTAGAAAAACAACCCTCTTTTAATCCTAAAATGAGAAATATTTCAACTGCGTTATACGTATATTTTATAATAAGAATACAACACGAACAAAACAAAAATTGCAAAATTATGTTTTATTCTCCAAAATACAAACTAAGATGCACCGATATTCAAATAGAACACAAAACAAAATCAAAATATAGACAAAATAAAAATTTAGGAATAGTTCATACACGCGCTTTACTTACTACACACAAAGATTTTTTTGAAAACCACAAGAAAAAAGACGATTTAGCAGATTGTTTTCTACAGGGATTATCTTATATTTTATATTTCAACAAAGTTAATTAAAATTTAATTTTAAATTAAATAAAAATATTTTGGTAATAATAAATGGATTATAAGAGTTTAATTAGGAAGGCAAGGTCTAAAAACATTCGGGTGACTAAAAATACCCGCAACGGTAGAAGATATCTTACAGCTACCGAACTTAGAAGAAAATTGAAGAAACGAAAGTCTACCAAAAGACGCCTTACTGCCAAAAGAACCGGACTATTTGGCGGTATTTTTGGAGGATTATTTAGAAAATCACCTGCTAGAAGAAAAGCGCGAAAGGTAAGAAAACTAAAAAGAAAATTGAGAAAAAATCGGAGAGGAGCGCGCAAAGTGTGCGTATGCTCTGGTGCAAGATGCAAATGCAACAGAGGTGTGCGCGTCAAGCGCGTCGGTAGTGGCATAGGTGCCGGTTCGCTTTTTGCTCTCAAAACACTTGCCACAGGTGCTGCAATTCAGTTAGGTGCCGAAGCTGCCAAAAGAGCGCTACTTATGTAAATATATAATGTAAAATGTAAATCAATTAAATTCAAAATTTATAAATTATATCATGAAAATTTATAAATTTTGCACATCCCGTTAATTTACGCATTTAATTTATTTCAAAATTTTACTTCCCGAAACAGTTTTAGGAAATCTACCAGTTCGATTATAAACTCCTAATCTACGTTTATAATCTGATAAACTTGCTCTAATACTTGGTTTATTCCAGAGAATAAACATACTCAGATACCCAGGTTTTGTCGGGTCGTTAGTACCTAAATCTTTTCTATGCCGCGAAATATATTTTTCTCTACGCTTTTTATCCTTGTGAATAGTAAAGTCCGACATACCTGCAGCACCAAATTTGCGTGTAATTTTTTTGCCATTTTTATTGAATACAATTTCGTATTTTTTATTACTTCCTCTTAATTTTCTAAATGAAACAATTTTAATCATTACTTATTATTAATAAAGAATAAAAAAAAATAATTTAATCAAAAAGAATAAATCATCAACAGACCTACGTATGAAACTATTACACTCATAAATATAGTTGTATTAATGGACAATGCACTTATAAAATAATGAGACATTATAAGAGTTGATACTAACATAATAGCGTCCACTATTAATATAGTAGGTCCTAATTCGTTTGCATAATTTTTAAACAAACTTAAAATTTTGCTTTCAGTTTTAATTTTATTCACAAATGCTCCAAAAGATATATCGTGTATCAGTCCTATAACAACAACTGCTACAATTTGTCCGTAAATATTATCACTGTATAACGTTGCTAAATATGATCCGATTATAATAGATAAGACATCCATTATGTATGCCCCAATGTTAAATTGTTTGTACCACTCTTTAATATAGGTACCTCCTCTATTACTCAACAGTAGATAATATCCAATTATTGTATCAACTATTATAGCCGAAGTAGCAATCGACATAATGTTATGACGCCCCATTTTAATTAAATGTATATAAATTAATTTTTACGATTTATTATAATTTTGTATTTACAATAACAAATTGTAATTCGGTTACATTGCTTAAGTGACCTAAAATGTCACACACTTTCAATAAACTAGAATGACTTATATATACACTTGAATAATTTTTAGGAATGTCTGATGTAATATTGAATGTATAATACATCTGGTCTAATTTGGTTGTAATTACTCCTAAATTAAAATTGTGGTAATTTTTTCTAAAAGAAATTCCTGTTTTAATACCGTCTTCGTCCATTGGTGAATTAACAGTGACAAGTAAATCAAATGGACCATTTTTGCATAAAATTATTAGTTTGTCTATTTCTTTATTTTTAGATAATTGATTGTCTTCGTTTATACTTTCCCACGTACAACACGAGTGCAGTAATTTTTCGATATTCGAATACATCTCTTTTTGAAATATATGCTTTTCAAATCCAAAATATATTGAATATTTACCGAGAATAAAATAAAATTTTACATCCGTTAAGTGTCTATATTTATCGATAAAGTCTTCGACGGCGTGTATTATTTCGTTTTGGATTTCCATTTGTAATTGTATAAGTATATCGCATGTCTTTTAATTAGATTATTAATATTAATTATTGCTTAAAAATATACTACGTAAAAGTATATAAAGAAATATTATAGATTAAATTAATAAATGGAAGTGCCTATGACCCCAGACGACAAGCTAGAACTTGTACTCAAAGATTTTGAAACTCTAATGGAAACAACTAAGAGTATTAGTGCGCGGATGAAGGTCTTCCAAAAAGACGCGCTTAAATATGCGCGCAAGAAGTCGCGCAAGGCAGACATCGAAGTAGATCCAGACGTACCGCGACCAGTTGCTTCCATTAACAAACCTGTAGTTATTTCTAATGAACTATGCAAGTTTCTCGGTTTCCCACCAGACACTGAACACTCGCGTAACGAAGTTACTACTGCAATTAACAAGTATGTAAAGGAACACGATCTACAGGATCCTGCAAACAAGCGCTACATTCGTCTTGAAGGTTCGCCCGAAGCTGAGAAGTTGAAGGCACTCCTTCGCAATCCAGACCAACCCTTGACTTTTTTCAATATTCAAAGATATCTCAAACCGCATTACCCTATGTCTGCAAAGGACAAAAAGACACTTGCAGACAACGTCGATAAAGACGTGCCAGTTCTTCCTGAACCCCCAAAGTTGACCAGGTCCGAGGCTGTAGTTCCAGATGCCCTAGGGGTAGAAGAAACCGTTCAAGATTCGGGAAAGTCGACACCCCAGAAGAAGCCAGTAAAGAAATTTTCTCAAAAAGTATAATTAAAAAGATGTGTAAAAAATATTATGGTAATAAATATAATTATTACATATATACGTATTACATATCAAATCTAAATTTATTAGGGGAATATAAAACAACTATTTATGCAAATAAATATATCAATAATATTACATTGGGATGTAAATATTCCGATCAAAAAGAAATAGATGCTTTGGTTCCAGTATTAGGAGATATTCCTACTGGTTTTTTAGATTTAATTAAAGATGTTTTTTAATAAAGATGCATTTTAAAAAAATAATGTAAAACACCAAAGAGCCCTCATGGCGCAATTGGATAGCGCGCAGGACTTCTAATCCTGAGGTTCGGGGTTCGATCCCCCGTGAGGGCTCTTTGTTGTTAAATTTATATAATCATTTAATTAATTAGTGATATGTCTGTATTTGTTAGACATAAAACTGCGATACAATTCTTTTAAAACTGTTACAATTGTATTTGGATTATAGTAGTTTTCTTCTCCTAAAAATTTAACAAGTATAACTGTCAGTACTACATACACTATAGGCATCAATAAAATAGTTCTAAAAATATATTTTATATTATCGAGTATATAAAATTGTAAATCTTGAGGATATTTTAGTTTAGGAGCAGGATAAATTTGAGTAATAATAAAATAAGATATTATTAAAGATATCGCAAAAGTTAAGACAGGTATATCCATTATATTATACTTTTTATTATATTATACTTTTTATTATATTTCAATTTTATATAAATAGTTTTAAAAAAACTAACATGACCATAATTATAAATAAAACATTGATTGTAGAATTGATAGAATTTACCAAATATTGGTAAGTATCGTATGTAGATACAACCTCGTCAGAAAGCGATGAATCGGTTGTAAAATAAAAATAAAGTTTCCAAATAATCACGAATATTAGTAAAAGTGATTGCATGTCTTGATTAAATATGGAAAAAAGAGGAGGTTTGTAACGAGGAGTTTTATAAATACCAGGACCCGTAAAAAAATCCATTTAATATATAAAAATAAAATAATTTTTTATGAACTTGCTGCTACGCCATTTTTGACGTACCAACTGTTAATACCTACAAATTCGCAAAAAAGATGGATAAAAATGCCTGTTACAACTAAAGTTGCTTCATTGATGTATTCAGTAGATAGTCCCTGAGATATGAATACGCTATTTACTATAATACCAGTTAATTTTCCTATTATCAAAGTTAGAATTCCTACGGCAATTGCCTCTACAAAAAGTCTAATCAGATTAGAACGCGAATCTAATAAACCAATAGTCATTTGTATAACAAAAGAAGATAATGCAAGATATACAATTTTATCGTAATTCGATTCTACAATTACATCTTTAGAAAAGTTGTAAAATAATACTTGAGATATGGCACCTATTATCACTGCTTTAACCAAATTCGACATTTAATATAATAAAACATTTTATTTATTTTAATTTATTTTAAGTTTTAAACACTCTGATTTATCACTTAAAGTATATTTTTTAGTTCCGATGTAGTATTTAATTCTGCTGCAAATAAATCCAAGTGGAGACTTAACGTTTTCATATACATTTTCAATAAAATCTATATGGTCGCTCATTTTTTTTGTATTTTTTGTGACGTCTTTATTTAAAATTGAAATTATTTCGTCTAATTTACCATTTATTTCTTCTAAATTTTTATTTAATTCTATATCGTTCATTTATAGACTCCGTACAAAATAATAAGCGTAATTTGTACGATTAATCCAGATGTGCCATCATGATACATTCCTCTGATGTGTCCTAAATTTTTATAATAGGTCTCATCTAAATCTGGAAAAAGTTTACTAAATTTCATTACAAATCCAAAAAGCGCACTTACTATAAAACTAATGCAAAGAAAATAGAAAGAACTACTAAAATTTTGTGGAAATTTTATAAACATTAATATTATGTATTGACTAATTGCCCCTACAAATCCTGCAATCAATGCAGCATCAAGCAAATTTAGTTTTTCAAAATAGGGAATTAAATATTCGATAAATTTAAAATTGTTTTTAAGTATATTCGGTAAATAATAATAATTTTTGCTAAATTTACGTAAAACGATGTCCCATAGTGCTGTAATTATAAAAGTATTGATAATTAAGTTGCAATTTGTATAGGTCATTTACTTTTAACTTTTTATAATAAAATAAAATAAAATAAATTTATAATTATAAAATGTCAAAAGGACTTACTGGATTATTATTACATCAAAAATTAATAGAAAAATATAAAGGAAATAAAAGTTTAATTTCAAACTTCCTTATAAATTGTATTAGATTTCATGGTTTTATCAGGGAAGAGACCGAGATAAAATCGTCTGTAAAACCTGATTATTTATGCAAATTATGCAACACCAGTAATTTTGTAATGAATAATTTTGAAAGGACATGCCAAGAATGTGGAACTGTAACCGAATCTATAGATGTCAATCCATTTAAGTCTTTTAAAGTAGATTTTAACTTTAACAAAGGAACTATAATTCCCCCAGGGGAAGTTTTTGTTAAAATTATGAAAGATGGAAAACAATTCAATGTAGATCTTTCAAAAATTAGCACTTGGTTAAATTCGAATCCAGACGAGCAAAAATTTTTTGACAATCTAAATTTAATCAACAAATACTTAGATTCTCTTGAATCTAGTTACAACACAATGGCACTTTCTAAGAGTTTTGAAGATGCCAGAAAAATTATACTAACTATGTGGTACAACGTTATTAACAACAAAACGGACATGGGGGGTTTGGAAAAAAAATCAGTCATGGTTTGGTGTATTTTTTACGTATTAAATTACTACAATTTAAATACTAATATTCCTACTCTTGCAAAATTATTTGACTTAACTACTGGTACTATACACTCTTTCAAGTATATCATAGACGAAATATTTAAAGACAGTGCATTTTTAAAATACATTCCAACACAGAGTATGAGTAAAACGCTAGAAATTCCTACTAGAATAGAAAGTAAATTAAAATTTGTTTTGAGAGACCTAAAATCTAGACTAAGTAATCCACCTACAGACCAAGAAATTTGTGGAATAATAGACTTTTTGGTCAAAGAATTTAAAGAAAAACAGGTGACATTGCAGTACTTATCAGAAAAATCTGGCGCAAGTGCCGTGTCTTTACTTAAAATTTCACAATCGGTTAAAAAATTTTATGCCGAGAACCCACTTTTAAGACAAAACTTAAACTAATCTATTAATTAATGTATATCTTGTCCATGATTGCAACTCCTATCTTATCAATATAGATATCTTTTGGCAATGTCTTGAAAATTTCCCAATAGAAAGATTTGATTATATAAAATTGGTCCAAAGTCAAAAAATAATTTTTTAATTTTACATTATCAGGGTTTTGAAACACTTGAAGAATATCAAATGAAGACAAAGAATTTATGCCACAAAACTCTGGTTCTTTAGAAATTATCTGTTTAAAATTATAAACGGTGTTTAATTTATTATCTAGATCAAATTCAAATGTAGTATACTCGTCAAACGGAGCAACTGAGTCTTCATTTTCTAAACTTTCGTAAGTGTCAAAAGTTTCATTTAATGTCATTGTTATAATTTGTTATATTATAAATTTTTAATATGTTTTTAAAAAAGCAATTTTAATATAAATATAAATATAAATTTAATTAAATTACATGATGAGTAATGTAAATGAAAATGTAAATGAAAATGCAATTATAAATGTGTGTCTGATTTGCTTAGAAGAATGTAAAACTGATATTACCTTCGAATGTTGCGGTTCATATAAAATACACGAAACATGTTACAAAAAATGGCATGAAATAAATAAAAATTGTGTAATATGTAAAAGTCACGTAAAATATGCAGATAAATTTATATTATATTACATAGCACTTTATAAAATTAAACTTATAGTTACAATTTATTGTGCCATGTCATTAGTGTGTATATTATATATAATCGCAGTATGTGATTTCAACAAGGACTACTGCGATTTAATGTAAAAGATTTAATGTAATATTTAAGATTTAATGTAATAATAAATTACATTTTTACTATTTGCATTTTCACTTACATCCAAAATTTCAATAGTAAAATTAGATTCTATTTTATAAATTTTATTTTTTTTAACTAAAAGAGTTTTCTCATTTTCTTTTATAAACAAATTAAAATTTTCTTTAGTGTAAATATATCCCGGTAAGTGCATTATTATTTTACCTCCCTTAACTATATATTCATTGTATTGCACGGGTTCAGTATACTGAGACTGTGACTTAGATTTAGATTTAGATTTAGATTCAGATTTAGATTCTTCATCATTTTTAATGATGCTGTTTATTTTTAAATTAGATATCTCGCTATAAAACTCCGTTAAGATTATTATAAATATAATAACTGCTATTAAAATATTCATTATCATGTCAGTTTCAAAGTAATAATTATTAAATAATTTTCAATTTTAAACCAACTTAAAGACGTAGCACATATATAAGTATAAGTAAAACAGAATGTCATTCACGCAGATCCTTCCAGGCGAATTCGAGAGCTCCCGAGTCAACTTCCTTCCGCCTAAGCAGAACAAACTTGGAGGTCAAAGCGTGCTAATTAATTATCAACCTGGAGATTCTGAGCGTAACGGACCTTTTGTACTTCAAACTGCACGGATGAGGGTTCCGTTCGGTGTTGACCAATCTAAACCTGTCAATGGAGAACCTGTAAAGTTTCACTTTTCACTTTCAATGGGTGAAGAAGACACTCAAAATGAGAATCTTGCATCTTTTCGTAAAAGTATTCGAGAAATCGACGATGTAGCAAAAAATTTTGCAATGACTAGCGATAAGTGGTTTGGAAAGAAGTTGAGTCAAGAACTTGTTAATGAATTTTATAAGTCCTCTGAGAGATTTCCAAAAGATAAGAAATGGAATCCAACTCTAAAGGTTAAGTTGCCAATTGATGCTAGAACTGGGAAACCCCAGTTTGTAATTTACGACGAAAATAAGGTAGAACTTAACATTATTGATGCAGATGGAAATTTGGACCAAAGCGCTATTCCGAAGGGATGTGAGATGGTATGCCTAATTCAACCTACCGGAGTTTGGTTCGTAGGAAAAACACAATTCGGAGTTGGATATAAACTTCTCCAGGCAAAGGTATTTAAGACTAACAAACTATCTGGATATTCAATTGTAGATTCTGATGCAGAAGATGAAGTAGATCACTCTGAATAAATTAAATTAAAATGAATTGAAATGAATTGAAATGTAAAAAAAAAGAATGAATTAAATTAATTCAAAAAAAATATAATTATAATATTTATTTTATCATAAAAAATATCATATGCTTGATAAAATAAATATTATTACATTTCTTGTTAGTTTAATTATAGCAACTATAGTTGCATATTATTCGCAGTCACATGATAAGAATAAATTAGAAAATTTTTTAGATTATATATATTTTATTTTTGAAAAAATTTACTTAGTGTATGTTGTAATTTTAATTACAACTATTTTAACTGTAATTTTTACTGAAATTATAGACAATAGTTTTTTTTTAAAAGATAAAGGGTGGTACTATCTTAAAAAATCTACTGAACCTAGTATATCTGTTGTAAAATATATCAAGGGCATTTTTAATTAAAATTAAAAATTAAATATATAATATTTAATAAATGGACCCGTTATCGATAGTTACCTTGTTATTCGCAGCTACACTTTCAGCAATAATTATGAATGCTTATTATTATTCAGTTTTTAAACAGGACGACATCGACCAATACGACAATACTTCGTATACACTTTTTATAGCCCATTTAATCGGTCTTTATCTAATTGTAACTGTAATAAATTTTTTGTTTATAAATCTCATTATCGACTCCCCTAATATATACGGTAAGAAGAGAACTGAAATGTACCCATATTCGGATGTAAGACAATATCCAAGTAATCCAGGAGCGCGCAGACCTTTTAGTACGAATAATATATTTAACAGCAATACCAGAAGTTTATTTACAAGACCCAATAAATATCAACCTATTAATAGTGCAAATTCATACAGTAGCAGACCTGGTTACATCATTGGCGATCCGTCTACAACATTTTTAAACAATTGGGAATAAATCATAAATCGTGAATATATCACGGCGAATAATAAACACGCCTAATTGAAAATTGATTAATGAATTTTTGACAGTTACAGCACGGTTTAGAATTTACGAATGAACCTGAATTATTAACTCTAATTATAATTAGTTCACAATTTTTAAGATCATTAACATGCATTTTTTTAAGGGCGTCATTAATGGCACTTACTTCTGCATGCAATGAAATTTTTTGTTTACAACTATAATTAGAATTGATATATGTATTAAATCCTTTTCCAACTATTTTTCCACGATGTATAATTAATGCCCCGTGATTAAAGTTCATGTCAGACTTCATTGCTTGATTGTATGCCTCGTTAATAAACAGTCGCTTAATCATTTACAATTTAGATATAAATTCTTTTTAAGTTACTAAATAATAAATGTCAATTAATGACGTTTTTTCTTTCCAAATGCGCTTAACGAATTGTCTGCTATTCTTGGAACGTAATTGGCAAAAGGATTAGTTGGTAATGGAGGAGATGACGGCAATTGTAAATTTTTACTCATCAATCGCGCTGCATCTTCTGGATCGACAGCTAATTCTCGTGTTTTAAACAACTTACGCATAAATGTTCTAGGTACTCCAGATAGAGCAGGTATACTCAACGGAATTTTAGGAGGTTGAAACCTCGATCTAGTTTTAGAAGAAGGAGTACCTTGATAAAGGTCCCTAATTCGTTTCCAATACTCTTCTTTGTTCAGAGTTTTTGTTGGAAGTAATTCACCTTCTCGTGTAAGATAGGTTCTGAGATGATTTATATTTTCAGGGTTCAGTTCTACTCCTTCGATGTATTGTCCTCTTGTAATATCTCTAACTTGGTCTCTTAGTGCTCTGGTATATAACTCATCTTCCATATTAAGACGGTCTATTTCCATTTTTTTCTTCATATCGCGTTCGGATTTCTCTCTGCTACCTAGACCTGGATCTCTTATTGGGTATCTTCTTAGTTCATTTCCTATACCTACCCCTGCGGCAGCAGCAAAACGCTCGTTCATTCTTGGCATTTCATATGCTTCGCCAACGACTCTTTGACGTCTAGCATTTTCTTCAATCTGTGCCATCCTTTCTCTATTTTGTTGTGCTGCATTAAACTCGTTGTCTATGTCTTCTAAAAGATTCCGTCTCTGCATATCAACAGCACCTGAATATCTAAGTCGCCTATAAAAATTTGTTATGTACAAAAGTATATTTTTTCTAAAACTATAAATTATAAATAAAACTATAAGTACTATAATAATCTTTATAGCAAGATAAAAATAATATTTCTTATTTTCTCTATCTTTTTTATCGATTTCCCGGTCCATTTATAATTATATAATATAATTATTTTTTTTTAAAAGTCTAATGGTGGTACATCCCCTATAGAATTAAATTCAAATATTGGGAAAAAGGACTTTATACCACCAAAAGAATTACGCTCAGAATTACTCATTAGCGTGTATAATATAAAAAATAAAAGCAATGCTATTGTAACTTGATAAATCCATGTATTTTTAGATTCGTCGTTGTCTGCCATTTATATATAAATAAATATTTAAATTGTTAAAAATAATTGTTATTAAACACAATAAATAATATTGCAATAAAATGTCACAACGCCGCAAAATTTTTATTGAAAAAGCAGCAAAATTTTTAGGAGTGACTGAAGATAACCTAATTGTAATTAATATGGAAAAAGGAATCTTCAATTTGACGGTCGAATTTTGTAAAAGTAATGGTTATAATCTCAACTGGTCTGATTCTAATTTTTTAAAACTGTATTCTACAAATGCAAGAAGAATTTTGGCAAATATTTCATATACTCCCAATAGTAAAGACTTTAAACAAAAAATTTTAGACGGAGTGTATAAACCATATATTGTATGCAGATTAACCAAAGAAGAAATGTATCCAGAATTTTGGAACTCAGTGAAGAGTACATTCTTTGCAGAAATTAATAAAAATTGTGCTGAAAAACCAGATGGAATGATAAAATGTAGAAAATGTAAGTCGATGAAAACAGAATATCATCAACTTCAGACACGCAGTGCAGATGAACCTATGACTACATACGTTACGTGTCACAATTGCGAACACCGATGGAAATTTTAAATACTATATTCTCGCCAAAATAAATACATTATTATATTATATTATCACATATATCATGACAAACTACATAACTAGAAAAAAAGTAAATGGCGAATTTACATACATAGGTGCTACGAAAGATGACACAGAAAGAATTAAATCTTTGAGAATACCTCCTAATTGGAAAAATGTTAAAATCGATAAATTTGCAAAATCTAAGTTACAAGCAACCGGATATGATGCAAAGGGAAGAAAACAGTATATCTACAATAAAGATTACGTAGAGCGTAATAAAAAAAGTAAATTTAATAAGATGAACACTTTTGATTACAGCAAATATTCTAGAGTTATAAGACACTACATGGCGTTAAATAATCTTTCAAGAAACTGTGTGATAGCAAATGTAATTAAATTAATGGAAGACTTAAATATTAGAGTCGGTAATGAATCCTATAAAAAAGAAAATGGTACATACGGAATAACTACTTTACTTAAAAAACATTACAAAAATGAAACGTTGTCATTTGTAGGTAAAAAGGGTATTCTACATAATAAAATCATAAAAAATCCGAATAGTTTATCTTTTATAAATAAAGTATTAAAAATTAAGGGAGAATATTTATTCTGTGACGAAAATGGAACCAAAATTAGTTCATCAGATTTAAATGCTTTTTTAAAAGAAAAAGTTCAAACTAATATAACATGCAAAGACATACGCACATATTGTGCAAATAAAATTTTCAACAATTTTATGAAAGGTATAAAAATTGGCGAAACCGAAACCGAAAGAAAGGCAAGTGTTTCTTCTGGGGTAAAATACACTGCACAAGAACTAGGTAATACTCCTAAAATTTGTAGAGATGCATATTTATGTCCAAAAAATTTGAGCAAGTATTTAAAAAAATAAATTTTTCCTTGGGTTTCTTTTAAATGATAAAGATAATCAGGTTTAAAAAATTAAAAAACAAAAATAAACCTATTTACGAAATCGTATTCAATAAGAATGGTAAAAAAATTGTTCGTAAATTTGGAACACGTCGTAAAAAAAATTACAAAACAAAAAATTACAAAACAAAAAATTACAAAACAAAAAATTACAAAATAAGGAATATCAAAATTAAAGACCCTACAAATTTAAGTGTTTTGAACAAATTTATACTCTTAAATAATTCTTCCCTTACCAATGGTCTAAGAGATTACAAAAGAAGACTAAAAATATATAATAGAACGGGTAAATTTCCTGCAAAAATGAAAATGAAATCTAAAATGAAAATGAAATCGAAAATTAAAATGAAATCTAAAATGAAATCGAAAATGAAATCAAAAATGAAATACGGAACCCGATTAACTGCAAGAGAACAAATATACATGCTTGGAGATAGACTTGGAAGCAGAAACATTAAGAAGTGGGGGATTGACCCGGATATTAGGTATTACGACGAACTTTTTGAACGTGAAGTAGGACCTTTAGAATCGACTACAAAAAAATCTAAATCTAAATTTAGAAGAGGTCAGCAAATTATGAACAGACTAAAACAAATTAGAGAAGGCGTTTATGGTTTAACAACCCGTGCTGCTAAAAGGTTAAATTTAAATAGACTCAGCAGAACTAGACCTTATAGTCAAGATGGTATAGAAATGACCAATTTATTTGGATATAACGTACCAAATAATGTAGTCAACAAAAAACTTTACTTATCTATTAAAAACAAACTCAAAAAAAGTATCAAAGGAAGGCGTTGGGGAGCATACGACTCCGGAAGACTAGTTAAAATGTATAAATCATCCGGAGGTAAATACACTGGGTCTAAGGGTAAAACAAACTTAGGAAGATGGTATCAAGAAAAATGGGTAGATGCATGTGCATGGCCCAAAAGAAAGCCATGTGGTCGCCAAACTAAATCTAAAATAGCATATTGCAGACCTAGTAAAAGAATAGATTCTAAAACACCAACTTTAATTCAAAGTTTATCGAAGGCACAGATTAAGTCCAGATGTTCTAGAAAAAAGAGAAATCCTAGAAAAAAAATAACGTATTAAATCGATTTAAATAAAATGTATATATACTTAAATAGACATGTTTAAAAGTTTTAATGAAATGAATAAAAGTATAACTCGTGAAGATGTTGCAAAGATTACAGGATTTAGTCCTATTAATTTAGAGTATTATCAAAAAGCTTTTATACATAAAAGTGTATTAAGATTTTTATCTAGTGAAAATCTTAATAATTCTTATGAAAGATTCGAATTTTTGGGCGATTCGGTTTTAAATTTAGTAATTGCAAATTTTATTTTTAATAAATACAAAGACAAGGAGGAAGGTTATCTGACACGCATAAGAACTAAATTAGTAAATGGTAAGACTCTTTCCTATTTAGCAAAAAAAATTAAATTGAATGAATTTTTAATTATTAGTAAAAATGTAGAAACTATCGGGGGTAGGACTAACGATAGAATAATAGAAGACATCTTAGAGGCATTTATATGTGCTATTTATTTAGATCTTGGATTTAAATATGCAGAAGTTTTCATAATTAAAATTCTTAACGAATATTTAGACACAGATGTAGTAGAAGAAGATAATAACTATAAAGACATTCTTCTACGTAAATGTCAAAAAGAATTTCAAACAAATCCCGAATATAAACTTATTACAACTACAGGACCACAACACACTAAAACTTTTACTTCAGTTGTAATAATTAATGGTGTAAAATATAAAACTGGTACAGGAAAAACTAAAAAAGAATCTGAACAAAATGCATCCAAGTATACTTTAGAAGAACTTTCTTAACCTGTTGCTCCAGTACTTCCGAATCCATTTGTCCCTCTAGGAGTATCTGTAGGGACTTCTCCTAGTTGATATTCTGGAAGTTTTCCATCAAAACTAACTATTTGAAAATAACAACAACCCTCTTGAATTAAAAACTCAGAATCCGAATTATTATCAACATGGACACCTACTTCTCCTCTGTAATTTTTATCTATAATTCCAATGCTATTTGCAAGTCTAATCCCTGTTTTTCCTAGAGAACTTCTAGGGACTAGCATATACGCGTGATTTTGTTTTCCTTTGTAATTTAGATTAATTTTAAAAGATTTTGCATTTGCAGGAACTACTATAGATGTCTGAGTTGGAACGTCTAATCCAGCGTCGTCATTTTTCCTTGCCTTTTCATAAGTGGGATGATTGGTCCAATAATAATCATTCATAGGTTGCACAGTAATAAAAAATCTCATATTTAATTATAAAAATAAATCTTTTTTTTAAGTAAATTTAATCTATTTAAAAAAAAGATATATATAATCTTACGACTATTATGGAAAATTTACCTACTGTAGTTGACGTTAACGATAAAATTATAAAGATTGGAAATGCAGGATTTGTAAAACTTGTAGACTGTATGCCTAGAGTAATACCCGGAGATTGCAAAGCAATGATGTGCGATTACGCTATAGTTCAAGCAGCGCGCGTTTCTCTAGATCAGGGAATTAAAACTCCAGAACAAGATTCAAAGTTAATCGATTTTTTGATTAAAAATAAACACACTAGTCCTTTTGAAATGGTAAAATTTAAGTTTCATGTTAAATGTCCAATATTTATTCAGAGACAGTGGATTAGACATAGGACTGCAAATGTGAATGAAATTTCTGGTAGATATTCGGTTTTGAAACCAGAATTTTACATCCCAGAAAAAATATGCGTTCAAGGAGAGTTCAATAAGCAGATGTCTGGAAGCGAAATTACAGACTCTGATACATTAAATTTATTTAAAACTTATATTCAGACTGCAAACGAGCAATATACCATGTATAATCAACTGATTGATAAAGGCGTATCTAAGGAAATGGCGCGAATTGGACTTCCTTTGAATATGTACACCGAATTTTATTGGTGTATTGATTTGCACAATCTTCTCAATTTTATGCGTCTTAGGTCTGCTTCTAATGCTCAACCAGAAATTAAGATGTTTTCGGACGCAATTAAAGAACTAATCAGGGATTTATGTCCGCATACAATTAAATCTTTTGAAAAATACAATTAAATGACGTATTTATTGCTAAAATTAAAATAAACTAACAATTAAATTATATTTAAAATTAAATTGTTATAATTTATTAATATGATTACTCGGGAACAAAGAGTAAAACTTGAGCAATGCCTTATTAAATTATCGCTACAGGCAGGATTTAATTCATTTAATTCTTTTAAACTTCATCAGGAGAATATTTTAAGGACTAAAGTGCAAAAATCAAAACTTCAAGAGTGCTTAAATAAAATAGCACTTAACCTAGGATTTGCTTCTTTCATCGATTTTAAAAATTATAAAGAAAATACATTTTGCTTCTCTGGATACGCACCAGTTTATCCAAAATTTCAGGATATTTTGAGAACAGAAGACAAAGTATATGTAAAAAATTTAAAAGTGATGACCGGACAGAATTTATACGACCCAAAGACAGGTTCAGCAGTAAAACTTACAGACCAATTATCTAAAAAATTGGGAATTAACGAACCACCTTTGAACTGGTGGGCATCTGAAAAATGGGACGGAATAAGAGCATTATGGGATGGTGAAAAAATGGTGTCTAGAGGTTCAGGCGTTGGAAATCCTAAAGTTTATACTTATGTTCCTTCTTGGTTTATAAAAATACTACCACCTGGAATTGCATTAGACGGTGAAATTTGGATTGGAAGAGGTATGTTTCAATCTACTGGAAAGTTATCTAATATTAAACCAGGATCTAGTTATACACAAAAAGAAATCGATGATATCTGGTCTGGGAAAAATGGATATCCCGTAATATTTAAAGTTTTCGATATTCCAAGTCACGAAGGACCGTTTGAAACAAGAATGGAATTTTTGCATACTGTTGTATTAGACAGGCAAAAATGTTGGGAGCAATTGGATTATCCTAATAAAAGTATCTATCCTTTGCAATTTACACAACAGGTAAAAATTCAATCCATGGAACAACTCGTAAATTTATACACAGATTTAACCTCTAATGGTGCAGAAGGAATCATGTTAAGAGCACCAGGTTCTCCATATGAAGAAAAAAGAAGTAAATACATGTTAAAATATAAAATCAAAGAAGATGCAGAATGCATAGTAAGAGGATACCTTCCCGGAGAAGGTAGACTACAGGGTATGCTCGGCGCTTTGAGATGTGAAATGATAAAAGACGGCAAAGCAAGCGGTGTTTATTCAAATATAGGAACTGGATTTACAGATTTTCAAAGAACCTATTACAATTTACCAAGTTCTCCAGAATATATTCCTATTGGAACTGTAATTTCTTTCAGTTATATGGAAATGACAGACGACGGAGTTCCTAGACACCCAGTTTATAGAGGAATACGTTACGACATTAAAAATCCCGATACTTCTAAAGCAAAAATTAACGGTGTAAATGTCAAAAGAGTGAAATATGTACTTTCTCAAATTATTAATAAAATTGCTGCATCGAAAGAACAGAATTGGATGTTTAAAATTAAAAAATACAAAGAGGCAATTGCAATTTTACCTGATACGTCAAATATAAATACAATCGAAGAATATATACAAACACTAAGAGACGGCGGAATGTCTCTAGCAGATGAAGAAAAATTTAAACAGAAAAATGGCACTTGGAAAAGTTCAATTGTTCAAAAAATTGATGCAATATTAAAAACAGGGACTGCAGATGGAATTAAAATAGAAGAAGAACCTAATAATGTAATTGAAAATTTAACAAAAATTGCAGGAATCGGACCTGCAACTGCGAATAAGTTATTCAATGACCACGGAGTAACTAATGTAGAAGAACTGAAAGCATTATATGCGGTTAATAAAGGGGTAATTAATGCAAAGCAAGCAATAGGATTGAAACACTACGATGATTTAGAAAAGAGAATACCGAGGTCTGAAATGGATAATTGGAGAGATATCCTAACATCTGTATTTCAAGAAACTCTGGATTATTTAAATTTAGAAGGACAACTTATAATTTCGGGATCTTATAGAAGAGAAAAAGACGATTCGGGTGACGTTGACGTTCTCATAATTTCTAAAACGTACAACGAATTTTTAATGAATAGATTTTATAAAAATTTAATAGAAACTGGAATTTTTAAAGAAGAAAATGTATTAGCTAGTGGAGAAACTAAAATTATGGCAATAGCAAAAATATTAGATGTCTTTAGGCATGTAGATATATTCTATTATTCATTAGATGTATTTCCATTTGCGTTACTGTTTACTACAGGGTCAAAAGAATTTAATCTCAAAATGAGGTCCCACGCTCTCAAGAAAGGTTTTTCATTAAATGAAAGAAATTTAATTCGGTCAAAAGATGGAAAACCTGTCTCAGAAGAAGAATATCTTTTAAAAATACAAAAAAAATCTCCAGAAAGCGAAGAAGATATATTCAACTTTTTAGACTATAAATACGTATTGCCAAAATTTAGATAATTAGGTAATAAATATATTTATTGTAAATTTTAATCTATATTAAATTATATTTATTTATATAATATAATATGGAACTAATCAGGGATACACAACTCATAAAACACTTTGAAAATTTTGCTGCGAATATGATAGCAAAAAATAAACAATTTGACGTCAAAAAATTTATAGGAGGTCTTCCTATAACTCTAGAGAAAAAAGATGTGCATAATTTGGCAAAGATAGATGCTCTTGGAAAAAGTTTTTACACAGTAACACAAAAGGTGGATGGTATAAGAGTCCTGATGTATATCGGACCACGACTCGGAGATGCTTCAAAAAGAGTAGTCTGTTTTATAGACAGAAACATGAATTTGTACACATTAAGAGATAAAGATCGCGATGTCTTGCCATATGTAGATGTTCGGGAAGAAATGTTGCTAGATGGAGAATTGGTGTTTTTTGATTCAAGCGGCAATTCTTTCAAAGAATTGGAATTTCGACAAGTATCGGGTATATCCTTTATGGCATTCGATATTTTATTCGGTCCTGGAAATATAAGCGTTGCAAACGGAGAAACTATAATTGGTCAATCTGTTTCTATGGTAATTCCGTTCGATAATACACCTCGAGCAATTCCTTGGACCTATATTCAGAGATACGATATATTATATAAATTAATAGAAACACCGTCTTATGCACCTGAAATGATTCCAAAATTAACCGATGCTCTTAAAGGTGTTTCTTGGTTTAACATAGAATTAAAACCTATATATTTTTTGAGTAATATTCCCCTTGAATCGTTATTTAATGGAATATATAACGATATCAACACTGGATATTTGCAAAATAGTCTTAAAACACATAGAATTGCACACTACAAAATGTTAAAAGACAAATATGAAAAAGGTAATATACCTGTTTTTATTTCAAAACGTCTAATTTTAGACGGTCTTATATTTACATCTTACAAAACTTTGTATACAATAGGGACGTGGAATAAATTTACGTCAGAGCAGTACAAATGGAAACCACAAACAGAACAAACCGTTGATTTAAAAATTAAAAAAATTTCTAGAACAACTGCAAACGTGCTTGTTACTAGTAATAAAGAAGAGTCCTTTTTTCAAAGAAATTATAAACCTGTAGTAGTTGTAGTTCCAAATGAAATAAAGGATAACTCTATCGTTGAATTTAAATTAACCGCAGACGGAGACTTTCAATTTAAAGATATTAGAGCAGATAAAACACAACCAAACTCTTTGAATACTGTATTGAATGTGATTAATAGTTTTAAAAATCCAGTAATTATAAAAGATTTATTTTATTTTTTTAATCAAGCACACAAAGAATCTACTAAAAAAATATTAGAATATTCTGCAAAAAATAAATTATTAAATTGCTTGGCACTAAATGGAAAAATTAAGTATATTCCAGACAGTCAACAATCTGCAATCGATGCAATGATAAGAAGTATCGACCAAACTACAGACAACGAAGTAGAATTGAGACTTGGTATAATTGGGCAAAATTTTAATCCGCGAATAAAACGTGAAGACTTTATTGCATATCTATATATAGTTAGAAGTTTAAATTTCATAGAAAAAATTGAAGATTATGTAGATTTATACAACGATTATGAAGAAGGTAAAATAAGAACTCGTCATGAGTACTCTAAAGAATTTGGAAAATATATTTTATTAGATTCTATAAATAAGAAACGAATATCGAATGTGGACGTTAATCTTAAATCAATTGCCGGATTTGACGTAAGATTTTCCAGATCAACTGAAAAAGTCTCTGATATTTACAATTTAGTTGGAAACGGTAATAGAAAATACAGAGTGACATATACACACCCTGCTAATCTCTATAGAATAGATTTTACTGCAATAACAGATGTAATATTTATGGACCGGACTTTTACTCAAACTAAAGATTCTTTTGAAACATTTCAGATAGAAATTGAACTTCTTTCAAAAGATGTAGTTTTAGACGACATATTAGAACTTCTTTTAAAACTCTTCGGTAAACGCTAATTTTTCACCGTCATAAACCAGGGTTCTATCGAAATAATACCACTTATCACCCTGACTAAAAAATGTATAATTAATTGGATAAAATTTTACAAGCAATAAATCTAAGATGTAATCGTAATTGTAGGTTTTTTTCGTTTTTCTAACCATAGTTAATTTTCTATTTTGCACTACATTACCATTGATATCACGATTAATTTTAATTTTAATGTAATCCCCTATTTTCAAACCAACTGGAAGTTTTTCAAAAAATGTATATTTCTTAATCCAATCTATTCCAATTCCGTCTGGAAATTCAATATAGTCATAACCAAAATTTAATGTGTAAGTCGCATAATCTATTGCAAGAATCTGCAATTCTATAGTATCCGAATATGAATCTTTATTGCTCCATAAAATATTATCAGTGATGTCTTCGCTATTCATGTATACCATTTTATTTTTATCGTTAATTTCTATTATCTCATTCGAACCTTCTATTAAATCTGTATAATTATCGGGATATACGAATATTATATCCGTAATACCGCTAAATCTTGTCAACAGTTCTCTCAAAATTAGTTCGCGGTCTATAAAAGTATATTCTTCAAGACCTTCATTATAGTAAAGTAGACTAATTATATTATAAACATATTTGGACTCCGAAACATTAAACGTTAAAAATCCATTTAATACAATTGTGTCAGTGAATAATTCTTGAATATCTGGTTCGATTATGTTAAAATTATAATTAATAAAAAAATTACCATCCGGAGAAAGTACTAAGAAAAAATTATGGGAATCGATTCCTACATTCTTCAAAAAATAAGTGTTCTTAGTTAAATCTAATACATTGTTATAAGTTAAATCTCTCATTTTAATACGAGTTGTACCCATTAAATTTAAAAAAATAGTTCTGTGGCGTAAACTATATTTTTCATTTAAATTTGATATTATATTATGAACTAATTCTCCACGCGAGTTAATTTTTAAATCTAAATTATAAAGATTAGTTTTTATGCAATTAAGAAGTTCGTCTTTTGTAAAAGTGTTCAAACCTCTAAAATATCTACTTTCTCTTTCAAAATCTTCACCAGATACAACTAAGATTTCACCGGTCCTGTTATTTTTAACCTGGTAATCATTATTTTTCTTAGATATTTTTTTAATAACTGTTACAGTTTCAAATTGGTCGTCTATCAATACTCTTGCAGTTGCGCCTTTAGTATTACTTCCATAAACTATTATTCCAGAGTAAGGGTCTTCATCTGCGGTTACAGAACTCAAAAAAAAGTCTCTTTTAGTAGTTTCATCTGCACCTTCAGGAAATCCTTTAATTAAATACTGTTTCATCCTTTCTACAGATTTTTTACTTTTAGCTTCGCAACATGGATATCTAATTCCGTCGTCTTCTGGAGAACCAAGTGGGTCTAAAAATTGATAATTTGGGTCGGGACATTTACCTTTCCAAGAATATGGAACAGGATGCATCTGTTCATAATAAGTCGTGCCATCTTTAAGTTTTCTAGTTCTAACAGGTCTGCAATTTGCAGGTGCATATCCTGTTATTGTATTTCTTTCGGGTTTAGTTATATCACCTGTCAAGGTTTTTTTCAATAAAATCTTATCATTTTCTTTAAAAAAATCTACAAAAACTTCTCTAAGTGAATCAAAAAAATTGCTAGATAAAGGTGTAAAAGAATTACCACATAGCGAATCTTTAATAAGTTTATCGCTACATCTAGACATAGTCAACATAACTACGCCGTATTTGTTGATGATCCCTGTTATTTTAATACCTGGTGCAGGTATAGATACAAATTTAATGTAAGCCTTAATCGTAGTTTGATTTCGCGAAACCTTGCCAGAGGAATATGACCACTCTATAATTTTTATTCCTTTAAAATTTATTATACTCAATGAACTAGATATAACTTCGAGTCTAGTATGTTTCGAATCAAGCAAATTTCCATATGGGTCAGTTGGTGCTATCAACTCATTTAAATTTTCGAAATCGATTTCTAGTTCTCTCGACACGCTAAATTGTCCTGTAATAGAATGTATATAAGATTTATAAGGTAAGTACTCAAAATCTGGCAAACCTGTAATTTCTTGGAATTTTTCTAGATCTATTGCTCCAGACTTTTTAAGTTTATCTATTAAAGTTTTAATTAAATAGTCTAATCGTTGAGGTTCTTTTGGTATATTAATAAGATTAATTAATCCATTTTTACTAACTCTTATAGAAGTTTTGTTTGCACCATCTTTATAAAATATAATTGCACTATTCAAAAATTGCGTTGTTGCTGTTTTATTGGCTAATTTTTTTGGTCCTCTTTTTTTAATAATTTCTGAAAATTGTATTTTAGATAACATTCCTGAATATCTTTCAAGACTAAACTCACCTGATAATTTTACTTCGTCTATTATAAAAAGCAATTCTTCGTTTAATTCATCTTGTGTAATAGTTCTATTTAGTATCTTCTGTTTTAATCCAGAATAATCTCCATCATATGCCGGATTTTTAACTATTAACTCATTTACGCCTCCAAGAGTTAAATATAAACTTTTATCTTCTGGATAAGGACACTCATTAATATGAAATAAAGGTCCTTTCCTGTAACAGTAACTGCAATAAAGTCCGGTTTTAATTGGACCGACAGGTGGTCTATTGTAGTTTGAATTAATAGTTCCGGCACCCATATTTAATTTTTCTGCAAAATTTATTCTAACAAAACCTTCTCCAAAATCATCTAGTGGAAATCTAGTTTTGAGAGTGTTCATGTTAATAATTTCTTCGAATGAATCTAATTTATTAACAAAAAAATTGGTACTATTTATTTTAATCGACGTATCCATTTAGTTATTATCTAATAAAATGATTTAAAAAAAAAATTCTTATATATTATATCAAATGTCAAAAGACGTAGTTAAATTTAATAAACTACTCGATGAATTTTTGGAAAAAATTGTAAATCAGTTTGACTACCCAAAATTAAAAACATACAGAAGAGCATTTTTGATGCTAATGGAAACTTCGCCTAAAACTCCAGTAAATTTATTTATGGTTAGTTGTATTAAATACAAACAGGAAATAAAAGATAGAAACGACACTTTTTTTTTAAAAGACGAAACTATTAACGAGACTGTAAAAGATTTTGGAAATTTTACACAAGATTGTGGATTAGATGTTTATTGGTTGGAACTAAGTACTACTACTAAAAAATCTATTTGGGATTATATCCAATCACTGTTTATATTAGGAGAAATAATAATTACAAAAGACGAAAAAACTTTTAATAAATTTAACTCAATTTATTTTTCTGAATATAAAAAAGAAGCTGAAAATTTAAATACTGGATTTTCAACAAACTTTTTAAATAAATTAAATTCTTAATTATAAGTTAAATGACAACCTATTGGTTTAGTGATATTTGTAGTTTATTTAATTCTTTCGAAATTAATCCATTCAGCGGTCCTGATAAGAATTTTAAATATAATTCTTTGACTAGACTTATAATATTAATATCTATTACTGCTGCTATATATACGGGGCAATATACGCAATTTTCTATAGCAGGTATTATATCTATAATTTTATCTTTATTAATTTATTTTGCAACTTTTAACAAGGATATGCTTTATGCAGATACGGATCAAATTTTAAAAAATATAGAAGACCGTGAATTTAAAAATTCTTCAGTTCTCGAAAAAGTTATATTACAAGACGAAAGTACAAACAAAAAAAATTTACAAATTGTAAATTATAAACCAGAATTTAATACAAAATCCCTTGCAAGAACTTATTTTTTAATACCAGATACAATAAAAGCACAAAGCGAAGAGTTAAATTTAGAAAAGTATAACAACAAAATAACCGAAGACGTCACTTTAGGTGCTAAAGTAATAAATGACATATTGAAAAAAGATGTTAAAAATGAAATTACAGTTTCAGACGTCAGTTTTTAATTATTATTTTATTAAAAAAAATATTATAATGTTATAATAACAAATGTCATTTAATCCAAGCAGACTACTAAACGACGATAACACTAAAATGCGCGAAGTCGGCGAATATCTTGATTTTTCTAGATACAAAAACTTTAAAAAAATTGATATAGATTATACTATTGCAAGTAATAATACTGCTTTGGTTAGCGGACCTGTTTTTAATTCAAATAAAATTGTAAGAGGCAATAAAATAGTTGCATATTCAAATCCTCAGGTTGAATATACCCCAGATGAAATGAATAATTCTTCATTTACGAAGGAGTATAATAAAATTAGATAAATAGATAATTAGATAAATAATCTATTTAAAAATTATATTATTATAATTACAATTACAACAAATGGTTTCATTGTCAATGAGTTCTAATATAAGAAATGTAATGCTAATAAACGGAATTTTAGTAGATGTTCCATATGAAAATGTATCCGACGAAAATTTACCAAATGAAAATCCTGAATACACACTTAATGCATTTAATACATACAATACAACTGGCAGAACGAATATATCTTATATATCTGATATATCTAACACTGAAATAATAAACGAAATTAACAATTTAATTACGGAAAGACTCCATAATGAAATAATGCTTTTTTTAATAAACAGGGATGATGCTAGTTATTATTTATTTTATAGCGAAGAAAACCAAACGAAAAAAAATACATTAACTCAAGAACAGTTCGATAAATTAGAAAAAGATAATTCTATAACTACTTGTGCAATATGCATGGAAGATAGCGAAAATAATGTTAAACTAGAATGTAAGCACTCTTTTTGTACTGAATGTATACAAAAATGGTTGTTAAAAAAATCAGACACGTGTCCTACATGCAGAATACAAATTAAATAATTAAATACATAAATTAAAATATTTAATTAAAATATTTAATTATTACTAAAATGCAAAAGTATATATTAATACTTATAATTTCTCTAGCATTAATCGGATTTCATATAAATAAGACCAGTTACCAACCAAAGAGTACTAGTAGACAACCGCGTAGCATTACAAATCCAATTGTAGAAAAGAAAGAAATTGGAATAAATTTTAATGAACTTGGAAATGGAAATGAAAATGAAATTAGTGTTGAAAATGAAAATGAAAACGACCAAGAAGACGACTCAGAACCCGTATTCAATGAAATGGGTGACATCTTAAATGCACGAGAGAAAAATATACCTGGAAAAAAAATAATAGATATTACAACTTTCAAAGGTGAAGGTCTGCCTTCTGCAAAACCAGAAATGAATCCATCTTCAAAAATAATAGATGCTAATGGTCTAGTTGAAAATTTTGGTTCTTACAGAGATAATTTTCCTTACGAATCTTCTTATTTAAAAACTATTAAGTCTGAAAATTTAACAAAGGTCAATAGAGATGTACCAATTACAAAGGGTAAAAATGTATCTAATGTAAGTAAGGTAATATTACCAACCGGCATAAAAGAATATGTAGAAGATTTCGATTTTTTTAGAAAAACGATAAGAACTGCAAAGGATAGTATTAGAGAATCTACTAAAGTTATAATAATGCCTCATGAAAGAGTAACTGATTTTAACGATAGAATAATTAATGTATTACCAGACGAAATAGTATTTAAAACTAGACCAGATCCAGGAAGTTACGTAAGAGATAAAAGTTTGACGAGAGCAGAGGATAACGAAAAAAAGTTTTTATTCAATGAAGCAGATAAAAAAATTCAAGAATCAAAGTCTTTTTTTAAATTAAATAATTAAATATATTATATTATATAATATTAACATCAAATGTCCAATGTTTTTGAACTAGACAAACCAAGTATAGAAAGTAACAACACATTCTTGCAAAATAACGAAATTTCTACAATACAAGGTGTAAATAACAAACGAGATAAAACACTTGTAAGAATTGTACCTACAATTGGAACTCCAGATAAGATAAAAGATATATTTACACAGATGGATTCTTCCTACATTAGAAGACCTTCTGTAAAACCTAATTACACATTTGAAAAAACACCACAACTCAAGGTTGATACTGAGCAATTATCTGAATTTTACAATACTAATGTAGTTTCTAAAACGAGTGTATTACGTCCGAGGAATTTCGATGAAGTTATAGAAAAAAACGTATTAGAAATGCCTCCTATTATTGAAAAAGATTTTGACCCAAAATTTATAAATCCAATTGTTAAAATTGGTAAAACTAACGAGTTAAATTTTACTGAAACTAGAACAACTCCTAGAAATATAGAAATACCAATATTCCAAGTAGTTTCTAATAAAACTGTATTAAAACGGTTATAGTGTATTAAAACGACTATAGTAATTCCAATATTTCTTTTATATTTAATTTCAAAGTTTGTTCAAAAATATACCTCAATTTTATTATAGATTTTTTATTGTTTGTAGAATAGTTAATAGTATCCAAAGAAACCCATTTAATATCGGTCATTTCTAAAAATTTGCTTTCAGTTTTTATGTTTCCTAAAAACTTTTTAGTAGAAATAAAACGGTCTCTATATGAGACGCTATATGGAATTTTTAAAAGATACATATAATAAGGATGACCACTAGGAGTTTTGCAAGATATATATTTAACATTTTTAGATTTTAGAGATTGTTTAATATATTCATAGTCATAAACTGCTCCAATAGTTTCTTCCCAAGTTTCTCTTGCAGCAGTTGTTTCTGGATCAGATTTATCAGATATTTCGCACCTACCTCCAAAATTGGACCATTTATTGTCGTAATCTTTACCTAATAAAAAAAACGGTGTGTTATCTAAAGTTTTACTATAAAAAAGAATACCGGCAGCATATAAAATGTTATTATTTATCATCGTTTAAATAATAAATAATAATTACTTTTATATTCAATTTCAATAATTTATGCGTTATTAAATGTAAAATAATAAATTATTATAATACAAATGAGCGGTTCTGTACCTAGAATTAAAGTTGAAACTGAGCAATCTCATACACCTGTAAGCGTTAAAAATCCGATTAGCATAGATGGGATTACTTTGACACGCGACGATTCTGATGATAACGATAGTTCAAGCACTATTGAACCAGACGATTTACCTGATACCTTTGAAGAGGAGCGTGATAAATCTTTTAAGTCGTCAAAATCTATTAAACCTGCATTATCAAATCCAAGTAAACTGGGTAAATCCGGAAAATCTGCTAAATTTGCTTCCGAGGATTATCGTAATTTTGTTAATAGTTCTAAAACAAAAACAGAACCTAGATACGATTCCGACGATTCGGAAAGTGACGACGATTCAGGTTCGGATGAAAGCGAGTCATCTGATTATTCTAGTACCGAATCATCCGGCGATGATGAAAAACCTTCAAACAAAAAAAATAAAAAAGAGGAAAAACAGACTTTGTTGCTTAAATTATATGCTCTTGAAAAGAGAGGAATAGAATTGACCAAAAAATTTTCAATGAATTCGAAATTATCAGACTTACGTTTTGAATATGAAATTCACAAAAATAGCACAGAAATTGAGATGAGTATTAAATTTCAACAAAAATTACTGATAGCTGCTATTACAGGACTTGAATTTGTTAATAAAAAATTCGACCCAGTGGGTGCAAAGTTAGATGGTTGGTCTGAGTCTATTATGGATAACATTGACGACTACGACTCTGTTTTTGCAAAACTACACGAAAAATATAAAAATCGTGCCGACCTACCACCCGAATTGCAACTTTTAGTTACATTAGCCGGAAGTGCATTTATGTTTCATATGACTAAAACTATGTTTAGTTCTATGATGCCAGGGACTGAAAATCCTAAAACGGCAGACATTATTAAAAACATGGCATACCAAAATATGACCAGTAACCCAAATAAAAATTTGGGAGACATGTCCGGTCCGTCTACAAGTTTTTCCAGCATTCTAAAAGATGATGATTCGATGTCTAGCGGTTCGGTTGAAACGTCTAAAGAAGTTACAGTCAATCAGAAAGGTAAACGCGCTATAAACCTGTAAAATTATTTTATTTAAAAAAAAAGTATTTTATAAATGTAATATTAAATGGTATTGTATTATAGTTCTAGTCCAACTTATAGAGATATTTATATTCCTGCTACACCATTAAATTCGTCTGGTAATACATACCACAACGATTTTGAAAACAAATTAAGACAGCGAAATTCGGGTGCAGAATTTAGAAGAGAAAACTTGGATACAGATGAAAGTACAAGTACAAATATATTCCAAAGTGCAAGTGCGAGTACATTCCAAAGTGCAAGTGCGAATGTGGTCCAAAATTACACCACTACTGATAAATTACTATCTGAGATTAAAAATTATTTATTTTATGTACTTATCTTGTTGCTGTTCCTTGTAATAAAATGAAAATGAAAATGAATCATTTCAAAAATATTATTTCGCATGCAATATTGTTTAAAGTATAAATATTATTAGTGTATGAAAATTTTCTAAACTCTTCTATTGTTAAATCTCCGCCGTAATCTTTTAGTCTTAAAAAACTGGGTGCTGGTGTAATTTTAAAATCCGCACCAAATAACTTTCTATAGAACTGACTAAGTAAATAAGTTTTATTTTCAAGTAATTTACTAGAAAGACAGTAGGATTTTGCACAATTTGGCGAACAAAAATTTCCAAATAGTTTGTATCGTCTGAGTTCTTCTGAATATTTTAAAGGAATGTAAAATGCTTTATTATCAAAAAAATGGTGACAATAATAACATTTCAAATTATTCGTGGAAATATTAGTATTGATATGTTTTACTGTTTTTTTGACTATCTTTAGTTCTGTTTCATCTTCTTCGTCTGAAAGTTCTATAGTGCATCGCGATTTTTTCTCCTTAGTTAAAAAATTAATAACAGTAGGTTTTTTTTCTTCTTTTTCTTGCACTTTTATTGTTAAATTTCCAAAATTTAAATCGCTACAATTTGATTCTTTTTTAAATTTAAATTCGAAATTTGTGCTTTCCTCAGAAATTGTACCTGTACTAGATTCTAAATTTGTACAATTATTCAATGTAAAATTTTTGAGATTTGAAGATTCCCACTTTTTTTTTCTACCTCTCTTCGATTTTACTTGAACATTTTCTGCATTCATTTTTAAATTTATATAAAGAATCTTTATATTATTAACTATAATGTGGATTTTATATGCAGTTTCTGGAATATTTGCAACCGTAACCGTAGCACATAGACTAAAACTTTTGTTTGATAAGTTTTACCCACGTAAATATAAAACGTTTGAAGATGAAAACGACCTTGAAGACGATGAATACGATATTATATGCTATAGAATAAATCTTGAAAATAGTCAAGAAATCGTGCGCTCAGAATTAGACCACGATGATATAGAAAAAATTGAAGAAGATAATAAAATAATATCGATTACTATTGAATACATGTTTAATGGTCAGTTTATGAAATATTTAACCTATAAAAAGGATATCACATTCCCTATTTACCCTTTCAAGGTTGAACCACCTAAATTTAAATATTATCCGGAATCAATTTTCTTTAATGAGATTAATGTAACAGATTACGTTACTCCGTATTTGGGTCCGCTGTGCAATTTTTACAGGGATAGAGAAGAACCAATTAGTCTAAAAGACGCACTAAAAAATCACCCACAATTTGAAAGTTTCAATTTTGAAGAAGGTATGTTAATTATGATTTCCAATGATACACCTATTTTAGGTAAAAAAATCATTATCAAAAAATGTCCGTGCAATTTAATTTGGAAGCGTCATGCCGCAGTCGATCCAAGAGATGACTATAAACTTGAATAAAATAATACTATTTAAAAAAATGCTTTAAAACTAAATAAATGTCTGATAAACCTTTATTTAGTTTTACAACTGTTCAAACTAATGCTATTAGAATTTTATTCGAAGCACTTAAAAATATTTTATGCGATGTTAATTTTACTGCAGATAAAACTGGTATAAAACTTACAACAATAGACACTACAAAATGTGCGATAGTAAATTTGACGCTTTTTGCAGAAAAATTTGAAGAGTACATATGTGAAGAGTATATAAACATCGGATTAAATTTAGTTTCTATTTTTAAGATATTAAAGGGTAGTAAACATGCAGATACGATTTCTTTTACAATTCATAGAAACGAACCTACTTTTATAACAATTAAAACAGTAAATAGCACAAAAAAAACCGTTATAGAAAGCAAGGTTAAAATTTTAGACATGGACGAAAAAATATATGATATTCCAAGTATATCATTCGATTCTTATATTACAATGCCTTCGTCAGATTTTCAAACGTATATATCTGAGTTATCGAATGTATCAAACGAAGTTAGTTTCAAATCTAATTCAAAAGAATTGGTTCTTTCAGCAAAAGGTGACTTCGCAGAACAAATAATTAAAATAAATGAATCTAATGATAACATACTAGAAGACGAAACTTATCAAGAAGGAAAGTTCAATATTAAATATATTATTTTATTCTGCAAATCGACTAATTTATGCTCTACTATAGAAATATATCTAAAAACAGACTATCCATTAACTATATTATATAATATTGCTAATTTAGGTAAAATTAAATACTGTTTAGCACCTATCTAATTATTTCATTTATTTGATTATTTCGTTTAATTAAAATTTATAAAATTAAAATATTGTGTTAAAATAAAATGGAAACCCCTGCTTTTGTATTTCTAGTTTTATTCATATTTTTTGTTTTATCCATAATTGCTTATTACGTAATGTACATAATGGAACCTGCTAAACCTGCTAAACCTGCTACAAGAAGACGTGACTACAGACTACGTTAATACATTTACATTTACATTTACATTTACATTTACATTTTATTTACATTTACATTTACATTTACATTTACATTTACATTTACATTTTACAGTTTTGTTTAAATTAAATTATAATTTTTTTATTTTAAAAATCGTTTTATTTAAAATAAAAATATTTTATTATCTTAAATATGAGTAAATTTAGTATGTATGATGCTCCAGTTATTTTTGCTTCAGTTGTAATGGTTACAATTGGTATAGCATATATTATTTACATGATTCTTAAAGCAGTTGGTTTAGTGGAAAGAAGGGAATTTCCAAATGTCTCTACTAATGCTTATGTATCAAGGGCCAATGCGGAGTTTGACGACAATAGAACTTTGCTTACAAAAATAGAAGATTTCGATGTGTTTAAATACAGCGGCAGTGGTATACCGATGCAGTATTCAACTTATACCCGTGATAAATCTCTTCCTGCACCTTATTCTATTATTGCCCAAACTACTATAGACCCTAATACAGTTTTAAATTCTACTATTCTACCAGAGGACAACGCTGTAGAAACGGTAGAATCTGTTCTAAAGACTACCGATGGAGACGATCTTGATACTTCAATTACCCTTTCTGGAATAAACGGAAGCGCAGAAGCTACCCTTAGAGAAAGCATGGTTAATTCGTCATTCGAACTTAGAAAAAGTCGTAAATAAAATTAATTTTAATCGATAATAGAATAAGTAATTAAAGTAGGTTCTTCTTTAAAATTTACATTTACATTTACACTTTCATTTACATTTACACTTTCATTTTCATTTACATTACTAATTTTAAAATTTCTAGATTTATAAAATGATTGTCTTTTTGTATTCCAGTTATTAAATATACTAATACAATCATTTACATCTATGACTACTGCATTATTTGCATTTTTCTTTCTGAGTATTCTACCAACTGCCTGTTCGACATTGCATTTTGGAGACGCCAAAATTAAAGTATCTAAGTCAGGGTTGTCGTATCCTTCCGACGCCATCTGATACGTAGCAACTATTATTCTACATTCATTAGATTTTTGTAGTTCTTCTTTTTTCATACCACCAAAATAAATTCCGACAGAATAATTATTTAATAATTCCTTAATACAATGACAATGCGATTTCCTGTCAGTTAAAACTAAAATTTTACGATTGTGAGTATATAAGTCTTTTATAATTTTAATTATGAAATCTGTTCTATTGTTATTTTCGGTGATATTAGTTAAACTTGCAGGAGAATTTATCTTGCCATCCTGATTATATTTTATTGTATTATCACGGTATTCATAAAATTTATAAATTCGAATCTCCGGTTCAATTATAAGAAGTTTAACATCTACCGATATATTACCTAAAAACCACTCCAAAACGAATTCTAATTTATCTGCACGTTTAATAGTTGCAGTTAAACCTAAACTATATTTAGATCTTATTTTGTAAAAAACATTTGAAAATACTTTAGAACAATAATGATGCGTTTCATCGTAAATTGTAAACCCAAAATCTTTGAATACATTTGTGTATGATTTCATAGATATACTTTGAACCATTCCTATGCAAATTTTTGGTTCCGTATTGATTGTATTTCCTTGAATTATACCAGGGATTATGCCTGTAAATTTAATTATCTGTTCTTTCCACTGTTCTAAAAGAGTTTCTTTGTTAACAATAATTAGCGTTTTAACTCCGAGAAGATGTGCGATGTATAAACTTGCAAAAGTTTTTCCCCATCCAGTATATAAACAAGCAATACATGAATCGTTTTTTAATATTTCTTTATGTATGCAAGTTATGATTTCTTTCTGATATTCTCTGGGTTCCGCGTTTATATCTATATCAGCAACCTGGTGATTATTGTCAATATTTATACACGAACTAGATGTATCAAAATATTTAGGAATATACATACAATTTTCAACAATTTTATACATAGAGTAATTTACTACACATGGAGAACCTGGTAAATGAGGTTGAACGGTTAACTTTTTTTTTAATTCATTTATGTTATCACTGTGATTTGCGATACGTTTCATTTACATTACATACAGATTAATAAATTATGTTTTTAAGTAATGAATGAATAATTAATAAATTGTAAAATTATTTTATGGTTAAAAGACTTTTACAATTTATTATCAATGTAATGTATAATGAGACGGCGTGTAGAAAACAACGCTTGTGAAATTGTAGATGCATATTTATTAAGGGACCAAATTGTGACATTTGAATACATCTTAAATGACCTAGCAGACTGTATTAAAAATTCTCGTTTTCCTACTAAAATATTATTGAATAAAATTAGTGATTTATCTGAATATAGAGAGGACCTATTAAAAAAAATTGGAACAGTTACAACTAGAATTAAAAATTTTGGAAATAATGTATCCAAATTACCGGAAGGTGTAGTAAAATACATCTACGTTACAGGTAAAAAAAATACATTCGATAAAATAGACCAATTAAATAAAGGATTGGATAAAAAACAAACCAAAGCAGACCTGTATGTTGAATATGATAACGATAATGTAATAGGTTGGTCCTGCAAACAGTCTATAAATGCTACTAAGTCAAACTATAGCGTGCATAAAATGTTGTCGAAAAGCGAGTCAGACCAATTAAATTTTTACAAAAAAGAAGTACTCAATTTTAATGGATTTCCTAAATTTATAAAATCTGATAGAGCAGACGTAAATAAATTATTTTATCCAAATACCAACAATAAATATTTTGAAGAATTAAAAAAATCCATTCAAAATAATAATTGCACTATTAAGACTATTTTGGTAAATAGTTTATATTGTATCGGTCTTCCGTATAATTTATACGAATTTGATGGCGACAGCATTGCAGAAATCAACGTAGATATACAAAAAAATGTAAATTTAGAGGAACACCGCGATTATTATTACACTAAAGAGGGTAAATTAAGAGATGCTGCTAAATTATTTTACAAATTATCGGTTGGAGATAAGACATACAGAGTAGAATTGAGATGGAAAGGTTGTATTCATAATAGTTCTCCACAGTTTATGATTCATGATTCGTGAATTATTTATGGCGTGTGGATGTGAATGTAATTCTTCAAAGTAGAACTTATTACATTATAAACATTTTGAACGTTTACGCTGTTCCCAAACTGTTTATAACTCTTCTTGTCGTCTGGTGAGAAAATAAAGTCGTCTGGAAACGACTGCAGACGGGCACATTCGCGCGGCGTAATGTATCGTTTTTGATTTCCATATATAGGTATTTGTGATATCGCAACCAATGTTGGGAAATATTTGCATTTTTTAACTCTTATACCAGATTGTCTTATTTGAATAAGATGATTATAAATGCTGTCATTTTCTTTGATAGGACCACATTGCCACTCTAACTTTCCATAAATTTCACGCTTTTTTAATAGTAATTTATGCTTTTCATACCAAGGTTCTAGAATAGTTTTATATTTTTTAATTAAAGGTTTATTTTTAAGAATATAATCTTGTTTCCAAATGGGAAATGCATTAAATTCAGTTTCAGCGTAATCTACAAATGCATCGTTAATCATAATTGTTGGAGATATTTTTTCTCCAATTTCTATCTGTTGTATAATTTCATTCCAAGCATCTAACACTGCTTTAATAGTTGCATCTATAAAGTATTTTGAAGCAATTTCATGTTCTTTTTCTAAAAATTTATTCAGATCTATATTGTCTGAATTAATTTTTGGGTTTAATATTATTTCTCTGAAATTTCCAGAGTCGTATATGTCTTTTCTAATACATACAAAATATATTCTTTCTCTTTGTTGGGGAATTCCATAATCATGTGGCGACATTTCAAATAAAGTTAAATTATATCCGACATCTTTAATTGTATTTTTAATATATTCAATAACTTCTCCATTACTAACCTTTAAAATGTGTTTTACATTTTCTAAAAACATAAATTTTGGTCGTTTTACTTTTGCTATTCTAATAATTTCATCAAAAAGCAATCCTCTTTCATCATCAAAACTTTTTTTCTTACCGCCATTACTAAATGCCTGACACGGAAATCCACCGCATAAAATATCAAAATCGGATAAACTTGACGGGTTAATTAATTTAATATCTTCGCATGGCATTATTCCATAATTTTTGAAATATACTTCTCTGCAATCTTTGTCGATATCACATGCTAGAATGCATTTTGCTCCTAACATTTTAAGTGCCTGATGAAATCCTCCAATTCCACAAAATAAATCTATAAATTTTATGCTTTTTGTATCGCTTTCATTTTCGATTAAATTTACACTTTCATTTACATTTACACATTTACATTCAGATTTACATTTAGATTCAATGAGTTCAATTAAAATTTTTTTAGTTTTAGATTTGCATTTTGTAATTCCTAGTTTTTCACAGATTTCTAATAGATTTTTTTTAGTACTGGTTTCTAAAGTATCCATATATTATATCTATAATTTCTATTTTTAAATTAATTAAATAAATTGCATCACTTTTTGGGTTTCTTCTTTTTAACCTTGTCTTTAGATTTAGGTTTAGGTTTTTTATCTTTCTTTTCTTTCTTCTTCTTTGGTCTTTTCACTTTTGACCAAGCCTGCTTTAAGGTAATACCCTTTTTATGCATAAGTTTAAAAACCTTTCTAGTCAATTCGGGATCCGGTGCCATTATAATTACTTATAATTAAATAATTATATTATTTTACAAATTAATCGCAAATTTAAAAATATTAAAAAAAAATGTAAAAATATTAAAAAAAATAAAATGTAAAAATATTAAAAATAAAATGTAAAGTTATTTAAAGAAAAAATATTAATATTAAATATAATAAACACAAATAAAATAAAATAATTATATGGAGGCGTAGCTCAGTTGGTTTAGAGCATAGGTCTTATGAGCCTAGGGTCGTCGGTTCGAGTCCGACCGTCTCCATATAATTATTAATTATTATAATTGCTTTTTAAAAATAAACTTAGAAATATTTAACAATAAATTATTGACTACTATGGAATGCGATATATGCTGTGAAACTTTCAACAAGTCTAATTTTTTAAAAGTTCCATGTAAGGGATGTATCGAAGACAAATTTGCGTGTCGAACCTGCTGTAAAATTCATATTTTAAATTCGTTTAATGACCCGCAATGCATTTTTTGTAAAACTACATGGGAAAGAGAATTTATGAATACGTACTTAACCAAAAAATTTGTTCAGAATGAACTTAAATTACACACTGAAAATCTTTTTCTAGAACGCCAAATGTCACTTTTGCCAGCTACTCAAAAACGTGCTTCTCAAATCAAAAAGAGTAGAGATTTAACCGACAAACGCAACGAAGTGATGATTGAAATTAAAAAATTAAAAGATCAGGTTAAATCTCTTACAGATGTAGCAGATGCATTCACATTAGAAATCAATCGACTTTTAAACGGAACTTCTACCGAAGATACATCTGCTAAAGAAAATTTTACATTCAAATGTCCTGCAACTACTTGTAAAGGATTTTTAAATTCTAAACACTTTTGTAATCTGTGCGAAACTAAATATTGTAAAGATTGTATGTGCATTAAAAATGAAACTCATGTATGCGACGAAAGTATTAAAGAAACTGTACGTATTATCAAGAAATCTTCAAAACCTTGCCCTGGATGTGGCGAAATGATTTCAAAAATCGATGGTTGCGACCAAATGTGGTGCGTTAGATGTCACGTGCAATTTTCATGGAAGACTGGATTTCAAATTACCGAGTATAACCACAATCCCGAATATTTTAGATGGCTAAGAGAAACAAATCAAGAGATAAAACCAAATCCAAATGCAGTTATTCATCAGCCATGCGATTTAAACAATTTTACTGAATATTACTTGTTAAACTCTCTGAGACGAATTTTTCCAAATGGACCTAGAACTGTTGGACATTTTGCAAATGTCTATAGATTTTACAGACACAGTCAAGCGATAGTGCGCGATTTTGCTAATCAAGATGAAATTGCCGAGCAGGAACTATTGGGACATAGAGTTGCATATTTACTCGGAGACATTACTAAAGAAAAATGGAAAATCGTTATACAACGACTTGACAAAAAGAACAAACTTAGAAAAAGCAACTGCAATATTTGGAATTTAATTGAGACTGTTTTACTAAGTTTTATGGAAAAACTCAAAATTTTATTAGAAACTTCAAATGACCATGCTGAATATGAAAATTTATTCACCGACATCCATAATTTTAGAGAATACATTAATGAAAGTTTTATCAAGGTGTCGAATGTATTTGGCTCTACAACCTGTCCAGGAATAGATGTAGAATGGTTTCATATTACTAATATGAAACAATTTTTGAAGAACAAAACAGAACAATCTACTCTTGTTCAAGACACATAATTGCCATAGCAGCATAATTGTGAAGGTCCATGAGGGTGTCTTTTAAAGTTTCATCCGTAACATTAATTTCAATTCCCTTTTTGGTAATATTTGTAAAACGTGAAAGTTTATCGTTAATTCTAACTAAAACTCCTACAACACCGTGAGTGGCGAATGCATCTCCATAATCTGCATTTTTTTTCTTAAATATTTCAAGGCATTCATTTTGAATGCAATTAAACTGTTTTACTCTGTCCATTACATTATTATAAATGTAATATATAACTTTATAATAATTTATTGCCAAAAAATATAAAGATTAAACAGTTTTACATTATAATGTATTATTGATATGAACTGCGAATGCGGAGTCCCTGCATTTTTTTACACTACCTTGAAAAGTGATAATATCAAATATGAGGTATTTAAATGCGGTACTTTAGCATCTGAATCTAAAAAAGGCAAATGCAGTTTAAATATAGAACGTGCAATCAAAAAAATTGTACAAACACACGTTGACATACCTGATTTATCAAGATGTTTAATCAGGACAGAACATACTGAAGACTTTAAAAGTGAAATTATTAAAAATTTAAAAAGATATATACATCTTCTTGAACAATCTCAAAATAATTATGGCATGAGTAGGGATAATTATATTTCTAACATAAATTATAATCTGAGAAGACTTAATTTTCCGCTTTTCTTTTTAAAAAAAGAAAGTATTGCATCTTTGAAATCAAGAATTTATAACATTTACATTAAAAAACCAGTTAGAAAAAATAATTTTCCAATTGTAATTATTGAAATGCCAGAAAATTTAAGAATTATCTCTAAAGGGTTAAAGACATGTTGTAAAAGTAGCAAAATTTCTCATACAATTAAACCTGGTTTTAAAAAGAACCCATTAAATTCAAAATTGTATAGTTTAAATATTAAAGAAGAAGAAATTTTAAATAGTATTAAACGGATGGAGATTAAATCGGATTCTGAATCCGAAACAGATGATGAAGACCATTCTTTTGATGTGGACAATTATGATTCTGAAGACAACGAAGTTTATGATGACGGCGGTGGTTTAAGTGATTAAAAAATATTTTAATCTTAATAAATGATTGAGTCTTTTTTGAATGAAGAAAATAAAAATAAAATTAAAAGAGTAATTCATGACACCGTGTGGCCAATTAAGATATATTCAATAATTCTTGTATTTATTATGTTGTTAATTGCATTTTATCTATATAAAATATACACAATATTACACTTACACTTAAATTTACATAAAATTAAATAACTTAAAAAAATAAATTAATTTAAATAAATTGATGTTGAACGTAACTGATAACGAAATTCTTCTATTTAAGCATGAAGTTGAAGAATTCAATAAAATTGAAATCGAGATAAAAAATTTAAAACTTAAATTGAAACCAATTCAGGATAAAATTAAAGAATTGCTGGCTATTAAAAAAGAAAAACAGAGTGAAGTGTTGGCATTTATGGAAAAGAATGACCTAGACATATGCAACACAAATACAGGCACCATTGAACTTAAACAATCTACACAAGTTAAGGCAGTTAAAAAGGGGGACGTTTATGACAGGTTATTAAAGTTTTTTACATACGACTTTGAAAAAGTGCATGGCATGTCTAATGAAGAAAAAGCAAAGTTTTTACACAATTACATATACGTTGAAGACCGTGAAAAAACTGAGAACAAAATTTTAAAATGTAAATAAATTTTTTAATATTCAAAGGGTTCTTTTAACAAAATTTTGCCGTAAATACTCAAATCACTATCTGAATCTGAATCTGAATCATTTACAGTCTGTATGTTTTTGAAATTTTCTCGGATATTTTTAGTCAATTTTTTGAAGTAATCGTTCACTTTTAAATTTTTAATATTATTATTTTCATCTATTTTAACAAGTATTATATCCCCTTTAAATCTATCTTCGGTAAAATAAAAAATAGTTTTATTAAAATCGGTATCTTCGTTTAAACTAGTATTATGTAAAATAACGTACTTATCGTATTTTACATAATCGGTAAAATCTAAAATCGAATGATGTTCAAACTTTTTATCTTTAATTTCTTTTTCGATAATTTCGCCGTTATTTGCAAAAAGCAAACATGATTTCATTTCCTATGCTTATAACGTAATGTAATATTTTATATTGCAGATTATAACGTGCGACTAACTTTCAAAAATTATATAAAAGCATTAATTATATAGTAATATAATCGTATGACGGATCGTGCCCATAATCGTCAGTGGTCTAACGAAATAAAAGAAAAGATTAAGAATGCAAATGCAGAAGATGTAATTAGTTATTTTGAAGATTTAACTAAAAAATGGGCAATAAATAAATTTGACGTTGTAGGTTGTGCCTGCAAAAATTTTAATATCACAGATATAAATGCGATTGACACAAGTTTACTCAGAGATGAAATAGATAATGCAATATTTGAAGCAACTATTGTCTATGGAAAATTTAAAACGACTGTTCCAGAATATGAAAAATATATGAAAACATGGGATAAAATTTATGAAGCAATCTTTTACAGCGAGAGACTCATAAGAGATATATATCTTCTTTATAAAACAACAGAAGAAACACATGACCCATTGTCTAATGAAGACCCTGATATGCTATTTAAATATAGTAGATTTACTGACGATTCAAAGAAAACTTCGTATCAGATGTTTCTTTTATATTTTTTAGAAAAAATTCCAGAAGAAGGATTTACAAAATATGGCGCAAATCTTTATAAACCTATTATAAAGAACGGAAACAATACACATGCATGGAAAAAACACTGCACTATAAAAGAATACATTTATCAACAAAGCGACCACAAGATAAACTTCAATCAATGGAAACATGCTACTGCAAATGGAATTAGTAATATCAACAATACAGAGCGTTATTTTATGGAATATGTAGGTCCGGAATTGCCAGCACTTGTTAAAGACCGTCATCTCTTTGCTTTTAAAAACGGTAATTACATCACTAAATATAATTCTGCAGAACCGGGTGACACGCCTGTATATGTAGATATTTTTGTACCTTATGGAACGTCTCACCCATATATTAGTAGTTATTCAGTAGCGTGCAAATATCACGATACGAATTTTGAAGTTTTTGAAGACTATACCGACAACTGGTTTGAAATTATGAAACATTGTCCTACATTTAAAAGCGTGTTGGATTATCAAGAATTTCCTGAAGAGATTCAAAAATGGTTGTGTATTTTTATGGGAAGAATGTGTTTTGATATTGGAGAATTAGATAATTGGCAGGTACTATTATATTTACTAGGTCAGGCAGGTGCAGGTAAAAGCACAATTTTAATGAAAATTTTGCAGAAATTTTATGAAGAAGAAGATGTAGGTATCATATCAAATAACATCGATGCAAAATACGGAATCAAACCTCATGTCAATAAGTTCATGGTAATAGCACCTGAGATTGCAGAAAATTTTAAAATGGAACAAACAGACTGGCAGTTACTCGTAGAAGGGGGTAGAAATACATACTCCGAAAAATACAAAAACGACGAAACTATTGATTGGAAAGTGCCAATGACAATGGGTGGAAATAAAATTATGAGATATAAAAATAATTCCGAGAGCGTTTCAAGAAGAACTGCTGTACTAACTTTTTGGAAAAAAGTGCAAGTAACAGATACAGAAATTGACAAAAAACTTACTAAAGAAATTCCTTCTATTTTAAAATTGTGCATTAGTGGATATCACAATGCATTAGCAACATATGGGAAACGCGGTATTTGGAATATCCTTCCAAAATATTTTCATGAAAATAAAGAAGATATGGAACAAACTACAAATTCTCTCCAGAATTTTTTGAAATCTGGTAAAGTTGTATTTGACAAAAAATTATATATTCCAATGAAAGTATTTTCACAAGCATTTAACGACCACTGCAGAGAAAATAATTTGCCTAGAGAACAATTTACAAAGGATTATTACATGGCTACATTTACAAATAACGACATTAAAGTACTATTCCAGGGATCACGGGAATACCCACCTAGATCCGGAGTTCTAGTAAAAAGAACTACTATTTTTGTTGGTATTGATATATCAAGCGACGATAACGTGATAGATGACCCAGAATAAATATTCGTTTTAAATTTGCATTTTTAATGTTTCAAATATATAAAATGGATTTTGACCTGAGCAGTCCTTATTTTATATATTTAATAATTTTATTATGTTTGTGCATAATATTATTTTATCTATATTACAAAATGTATGTAAAATTAAATACATTTTCAGAAAAAATAAATAAAGTAGACAAGTTTATTTCTGATGTTATATCGTCTGCAGGAGAAAGATTTCAGAATACAATTCCAACTTCTAAATCAACTGACGAAATGAAAATGAAAATGAAAATGCCAATGCCAACTCCAGTTCAGTCACCAAAAGATACAAACGAAATAATCGAACAATCTAATGAAGATTTAAATGAAAATGAAAATGAAGACTTAAATGAAAATAATATTCCAGAAGATTTAAATGAATTAAATCAGTAACGTTGAGTGATTTTCGTCGATTAATTTTAAAATTTTTATATAAATGTCGTAGTATTCACATAAATCATTACCTCCAGTAATCATTATACTCCCAGATCTAAATATTAAACAGGTTGTTAGACTAATCTGGTCAGAATTTAAAATTTTAACATTTATTGCAGGGTATTTATTAGGGTTAAAAGAATATCTTTTAATATAAGGTAAATTCTTTTCATCAAACATTTTACATAAAGTTGCTTGTTTTATGTTTTTATTTATTTTAAAATCAGAATTAATCATACACACTTTTACATTTGAAACAAATGCTTCGCTTTCGAATGCTTTTAATGTAGATAATCTTTTAAAAATTTTTCTTATCGCATATGTAATTGCCAAAACGTTTAAAACACCTGCCATCTGTATTTTACCGTTTGAAAAAATTTTAATAGATATTTTAATCTTAGTTTGATATTTTACCCCCGAATAAAAATGAATACAATTATAAAATTTTTTTTTATTAACGTTGTTTCCATAAAAATCTGTATATTTTTTAATGTCTATTAAACTATTAAAATTGCAGCACACAGTAATCGTAGATATAGTCCATGGTTTTAAGATTGAAAAATTGCATATACTTAATTGAGAATCATCGACAATTCTTTTACATGTTTCATTGAATATAGCAAATTTTTCATTACATATACAATTGCCGTATTTACTTTTAGGATCACAGATTTCACAACCTGACATATTATCCTTTATATACATTCTTTTATATATGCATTTTCTTTATGTTTAATATTTTTTAGCAATAATTTGTCTCTATAAAATGTATATATTTTAGTAATGTTGGGTTTTTAATAGATTCTTTACATGCATTCAAAACAATAATAAATTCTTCGGTCGGATATCTATTAATAAGATAATTAATATAATATATAAATCTTGGTAGTATATTTTCATAAATTGAATTTAAATCTAATAAATTGTATTTAGAATTGTAATCAAGTTCTTTTATTAAATCATGCAAACAATATGTTATTATATTAAACTCTGTATTTTTAATCATGTTTTTAGTAATTAATTTTTTATTACTAGATTTTCCATAATAATAACTAATTAATGCATTTATTTCATATATTTTTTTATCTGAAATAAGTTTTCTAGTGCAAGGATCTCTAAAATCTCCGGTTTTTTCAAAATAAGACGTGATAGTTTTAAAATCATAGTAAAAAAATACATTATTTATTTTGAATGAAATAAACGGATATACTAGTATTTCGTTGCATATCGGACATTCCGCGTTTAAAATTAATTTACTTCTAAATACGCGTTGTATAAATTTTGCAGCATTATAATTATTTAGTAAATCTAACAATTTATCTTTTGTCATGTTTGAAATATATTTGATTTTATATAATTTTGCTATGCGTTTTAGCACCTTTATATTAAAAATGTTAGATAATTTTATAAGAAACATAATTTATATTACAAATTTTTAAAAATTAATAAATTAAAACGTTTAAAAAAATATAATATTTATAAGAATTGATGGCATCATTTAAAATATCAAAAAAACCACTTCACACGGATTCTAGAACTTCAATCTTAGAAAAACACAACACAAAACTTAAAGAAATCGAAAGGGAAAAAGAAAAACTTGAAATATATAAAAAAGAACTTAAATCTTTAAAAAATAAAGATATTTCTTCTAATTTGCATTTACATTTACAATTACATTTACAAAAAATTAAATCTTTAGAAGATAAAATTAACGATATAGAATCTGAAAGAGAATTAGTAGAATATCTATTTAAAGCAATTGAATTTATTAAAAATATAGATAATACATCCACAGAACAGCAACCAGATGATTCAGAATATTTGGGAGATGTTTCTAAATACATTAAATTGGATTCTAAAAATAATAAAGAGTTGATGTATAAAAATTATATAGCAAAGTGTTTTCCAGAAGAAGGGGGAAATTATATAGATACAATTCAAGATAATTTTAAATGTAAGGATTGCGGAAATAGATTAGTCAATGATCCATCAGTTGGCGTTAATGTTTGCTATATGTGCGGAACAACTCAAACCCATAATATATCTACTTTGCCAGACTGGAATCATTCAGATACTCATGAATATAATAAACCTTATTGCTATAAGAGAACTAATCACTTTAAAGAATGGATATACCAAACTCAGGGACGCGAAGGAATAAGTATACCAGATGAAATTATAACAGCTGTAATTAACGAAATTAAGAAAGAAAGAATTACTGATAAAAATAGTATCACCTACGATAAAATGAAAGAATTTTTAAAAAAATTAAAACTTAATAAATATTATGAACACATACCACATATAATTACTAGAATTACAGGAGAAAAAAGATTGGTAATAAACAACGAACTTGAAATTAAGTTATTGCAGATGTTTAATGATATACAAAAACCTTTCGAAAAACACTGCCCTAAAACTAGAAAAAATTTTTTAAGTTATTCGTATACATTATATAAATTTTTTCAACTTTTAGAAAAGAATGAGTATTTGAAATATTTTCCTCTACTTAAAAGTAGAGAAAAAATGTATGAACAGGATGAAATATGGAAAAACATATGCAAAGAATTAGATTGGAAATTTGTGAGCTCAATGTAAATAAAATTATTTAAGTAAGTAAATAATATAATTGAAACAAAAAAATTAGCATAAAAACCCCGCCACTTAGCGATAACACTCCGAGTAAAATGTACTTTATAATTAATAATAAATAATTTTCCATTGCTGTATTATTTATTATTATATTATAATATATAATTTATAATTTATAATTTATTTACACTTAATACATTGCTAGAGTAGCAGCACCACCCTTGTATAAAATAGTAGTTTCACCTACACATGTAACGTTTACACCTGGCGACGTTAGAGTTGCTGAAGCAACTGAAGGAGCAGTATCAAATTTAAGCGTTAATCTAATGCTATCAAACCGATTTAAAGGTACTGAAGAACCCGAAAATGCTGTAGATGCAAGTGGGAATACATACATAGGCAGTTCCCCTTTACCCAAATGAAAGTTATATGTTTCATTGTCATCTACATGCTCTAGAGACAAGGTTTTTCCAGAATATAGATGAAGAGTTTCGGGTGCAGCATTTTTGAGAAATATACCAGGTAAAACTCCCGAAAAAGACGATGAATTTAATTTAAGTTCCGCAGACATAATATGAGCTCCAGCCACATCCCCAGTGATAATAATATGAGACGCGTAGAGCGAAAAAGAATCTAGATCTATCGTTTTTTCTACACTAGTACCAATTTCGGCTCTAATAGATTGTGTCATTTTAATTCTGTAAGGTAATCCATTGGGAACACCTCTGATTTGGTCTCGTTCTTCTTTACATAACATAAGTTGTTTAGCAAATAATCTAACGCGGTCTATAGATAAATCTAAAATGAGTGTTTTGCCTGATATATCAGTTATTGCAGTAGCATTTGTATTAGCAAATCCTGTAACTACGCGTTTGAAAGGTCCCTTATTTGTATAAATTGCTCCATCCGCATCCATTTTTGGATCGGTAGTCGATGGGTCTAGCGAACGATATGCAAAGGCTGTTACAGAGGCGAGATTAGCATCAGGTTTAATTTCGTCAATAGTGGTGCTTATTGCAGCAGCAGATGTACTATTTTTAAATATTACCTTAATTTTTACAGACTGCTGCGGAGCAGCCGCCATTAAATACCCATTTTCAGTAATATTGGCAAATTTTTTAAGCGGAGCAGTCAAATCCGAAGATAATGCTGGTATCCATAAAACTACCCTTGCAAATTCTGAAACTGTAGTTTGCGGTGCTAGACGAATAGAAGATACATCCGCATTTCCACCAACGTCTGGCGAGTTAATTCCCCTGAGAAATCTTTCGCTGGCTATCGTTTCAGACATAGTTTCCGAAATCGATTCTGGTTTACAGGTTGTAGTTATTACTTTTATATCTGCACCCGTTAATGTATGCCAAATTTGCGTACCAACCATAAATTCAACTCTATCAATCAATCGATATTGAAAATTTTCATCTAATTCAAAATCCGTTAGAATTCTAGTAGCACCTGTGCCATCAAAAGTTGGTTTTATTTTCATTTTTAAATCTAAAAACAGGTCTCCTAGAACGTCTACATCGTTATTAATAGTAAAAATTTTTGATGAACCAAACGTGTTAACCTGTCCGGAACTTCCAGAACTTACCACTTCAACCAAACTTGAACCGTGCAATAACTGACGAGTTGTATCATTTTTAGTCCAAAAAACCGATGCAATGTCCCCAGTATCGTTAATCTTATTTGTTACAGCAAGACCCTGTGTTCCAGCACCGTTATAGGCAGCATGAGCAGCAACTGCGCCAGACATATTATATTATTTAATAATATAAAAGAAAATAATTTTAAATTTAATACGTATTAAATTTAAAATTATTTCTGTAAAAGTTAAATATTATATTATATTATTTAATACATCGAGATAGATGCTACGCCATTAGAATATAAAGCAGTAGTACATCCTACTGCAGTTACACTAATAATATGCGTTGTGTTACCTACGCTTGTATCACGTGGAGCATTTAAACCAGAAGATATACCCTTAACAATTAGTCTGATGTTGTCGAATCTATTTAAAGGCACTGATGCACCTCCATATGCAGTTGAAGCAAGTGGAAAAATTAAATAAACCATGTCATCCGCGCCTACTGAACGACCAGCTGTATTAGAATAAAGTCCCATGCACCCCCCTGTTATTTTAAGTATTTCTACCGGTACTTCTCCGGAGAAAGAAGACGAATTTAGTAATAGTTCAACTGTATCTAATCTGTAATAAGGAATTGAGGTGATAATCACCAAATGAGACGCATACAACGAAAAATGGTCTAAATTAATAGTATGAGTAATATCCGAGTTTGATGACGGGCGATATATTGCATTCTGAGTCACTTTAATTCTTTTAGCAATTCGGGTAGAAACTAACTGTTGACGCTCTGCTTCACACATAACTATATTTTTAGAATATAATTTTACGCTGATTTCACTGCACTGCGCGTCGACCGCAGTTGCTTCCCTTGTATGGACGTTAATTCTGACAAGCTGGTTTGGAGCTGCTGCCATCAGATGACCATCTTCTGTGTGTTCTGAATAAACTTCTAATTCTGATGCAAGTGTTTTAGTTAACATTTTAAGAGGAATCATTGCTACCATGTACTGCGCAGTGCTCGCCGCGGGTGCATATCTAAAACTTGGAAGTCCATCTACAGTACCAGTATAATGTCCGGATAATTGATAAGCCAAGTGGTCGAAACAACCGGGTGGCACCTCAGAATGATATAGAGCTAAAAGGTCTTCGTATTCCAAAGTTTGCCACACTTGTGTACCTACAATAAGTTCGACACGGGATATAGCTTTTAGTAAATCAAACCCTTCAAATTCTGTAGAACCGCTGCCAATATCTGCATTAATTTCTAAAACTAGATCACCTATACAATCTACATCATTGTTGATGTCAAAATTTATTATATTTCTGGTTGAACCGCCAGAAGTACCCTGAGAAGGAACTTCAACATAATTTGCACCGTGTAATAATTGACGAGTTGTATCGTTTTTGTTCCAAAAAACTGATACTATGTCCCCAGTATCGTTAATCTTATTTGTTACAGCAAGACCCTGTGTTCCAGCACCGTTATAGGCAGCATGAGCAGCAACTGCGCCAGACATATTATATTATTTAATAATATAAAAGAAAATAATTTTAAATTTAATACGTATTAAATTTAAAATTATTTCTGTAAAAGTTAAATATTTAATTATTTAATACATAGAGATAGATGCTGCACCCTGTCGATACATAGCAGTGGTTTCTCCAACACATGTGACACAAACCTTCTTTGCAACAACACTTCCAGGGCAATGAATTTTTAATGCTAAACGAATATTATCGAATCTATTAAGAGGAACCCCCGAACCAGAGTATGCTCTATTGGCAAGAGGGAATACGTAAGTAAAAGTTCTAACATGGGCAGCAGCTCTAGAACTAAATTGGTTAACGTACAAACCCATAGATTCTGGTACAACTCCGGTCAATAATCCACCTTTAAGTTTACCACAATAAGACGTTGAATTTAATTTTAACTCAGCTTCAAGTAGACAAGCGACGTTGTCGGCAGCGGCGAACGGGGTTGCGCTAAGAGCAGAGTCGTCTATTATTTGTATAATCAAATGTGAAGCATATAGCGAAAAATGATCGCAGTCTATTTCGATACTGGAAATATTCGATGTAGCACCCGGAACAACCTCTTCTCTGTTTTGGGATATCTTGACACGCTTGGTTAGTCCTCCGGGCATATTTCTTATCTGTTCACGCTCTTCATTGCACATTATAATATGCTTTCCATAGAGTCTAATGTCAGTAATACCTGTGGCAGTGTTAGAAGATAACATTTTGTTGTCGTACATGGTAGTCAGTTTGTTAGTATACACTTTAATTTTAACAGTCTGATTTGGCGCTGCCGCAGTAAGAAATCCACCCTCTGTTATATTAGAATAATTATTCAATGTTGGTCCAATAGTTCTAGTTAGAAGTGGCAATTTTACAACGAAAAACCTGTCGTTGGTAAATGTAATCAAATCCGTAACTTGTACTCCGGTATCCTTTGCCATATATGCACCATCTCTATCAGATCCTTGAAGACCTAATATAAATTTCTCATACGCCCCATGAGATAATTCAGTAGAATTTAATCCAAGAATATCCATGTATTCGAGAGTTTGCCAAATTTGAGTGCCTACCTGAAATTCAATTCTATCAATTAACCCTAAAAGACCATATTCTTTTGTTACAGTAATCGATGCACTTGGTGTAACTTTAATAGTTAAAAACAAGTCTCCAATTAAGTCCATATCGCTGTTTAAGGTGAAGATCATATTAGAACCTGCAGATGCGCCGTCGCCTGACGAAGGAATTTCGATTATCGAAGACCCATGTAGTAACTGTTTTGTAGTTTTGTCCTTGTTCCAAAAAACGGACATAATGTCACCGACATCATTAATTTTATTTGTTACAGCAAGGCCCTGTGTACCAGAACCGTTATAAGAAGCATGTGCCGCAGTTGCACCAGACATATTATATTATTTAATAATATAAAAGAAAATAATTTTAAATTTAATACGAATTAAATTGTTTGATTCAATTCAAAATAATTTAGACATACGAAAATGAAACGTTGTTGTTATTGATAATCTGCAAAGTAGTTCCACATACACACACGTCTATATTAACGTCTCTTTTATACGTAGACGACGGTGTATACACACCGAATACATCGCTATTAAAAAACTTGTTATATACATTTAAAACCAAAGTTTTATTTTTAATTCGTGAAAATGGTATTCCTGCTGTGCTAAAAGCATTATCTGCAAGTTTTAATATATAAAAATTCTTGTCGCACATTTTCAATTCAAATTCTTCTTGACTCGAATTTAATGCAGAAACTGAAAGATTTCCAGTTGTTTCGTTTCCTATAATTAGTTCGGCACTTTCTAACCACCCATTAAAAACTCCTAAAACATCTGGATTAACTATTGAATAACTAGCATCAACAAAAGTTGACGTAGAAACATTATATGTTCTAGTAGCTACAGTCAGACCCGTAATTGTATCGTTTCCAGCTTCTCCCCACGAAGACGATAATTTTCTTGCACCCGAGACGAGAGGGGTAAATACTCTCACAAAACTGACGTCTCGCATACCTGTTGTTGCACCGTCTATAAATTGTTTAGGACCAGATGAGTTTCCATTTTGAAATATATTGCAATTTAAACAAAACATTATATGGGTTACATTTATATCTACAGAATCAAAATCTACTATTATTTTAGTAGTTCCAGTAATAACACCTGTCGGTATTTTATTAACAAACGCATTTGTAACTGATAATCCTACCGAAGTATTAAGCACTCGATTAACTATGTTTTGCTTCATAAAATTTTTTTCAGTATCTGTTATTATGTGACTTAATATATAAAGATTTGAATCTATAGTAGTTTTTGATGAAGCACCTCCTGTATGCAATAAAGGCAAAATTTCCGCGTTAGTTACGACACCACTGCTAACATCGTAATAATATACAAATACACTTAAAATATTTGTATAGGTTCCGGTTTGTATTAAACTCCTGTTTTTTGTTTTATTTCTTCCAATAAAAGGTATTGATAACGAAAAATTAAGGGTTTCGCCTACGGCGGTGCCACAACCTACTATACTTCCGGTATCTATGTAACTGGCGTCTGTAATTTTGTTGAATGTATCTTCACTTTTAATTAGAGTACCTAATTCAGAGTAATTTCTCATGTATATATCTCCAGGAGTTATAGTTTGTATAATTAATCCCCCGTGCTTTATTTCAATTTTTTTAATGCAATCTAAAAGTAGAGTTTTTGAATAATAGATGCCTTTGTTTGTGAAAGTACTTGTAGGTGCAGGTATTGTAACCGTCCAACACAGAAGCATGTCGCTTATTGCGTCTACATTATTTGGAATTTTAAAAGTTTCAGTGTTAATAGATCCAGTAGCGCTAGTCGGTAATTCTCTTATGCTTCCACTTATTTTTGTGGTACCAGAACCATTTATGTATTTAACAGGGCATCTCGCTATAAAGTCTGAAGATATCTGTGTAGAACTATCTGCTTTATTTGCTCTGCAAACAGACTGTGAACCAGAAGAACTAAAGGTTTGAACTGCCAAATTATTTATACCCATCTTTTTTATATTATATTTATAAAACAAATTAATTTTTAAAAAAAGTATTCGTTTAAAAAGGGGTATTAAAATATAAATATAAAATATAATGTCAAAATTTGAATGTAAAGTTAGTGATTTAAATAATGAAAATGAAAATGAAAATGTAAAAGAAAATTCTAATATTGAAACTAAAAATGTCGCAAAACAGGATCTTAAATTATCTTCCGTAAGGGAAGATAATTCAAAGTCTGTAATAAAGGAATTGAGTATTCTAGACAAACTGCTAAGTGAAAAAAATATAAAAATGGCATTTTTAATTTCGTTGTCACATTTTATATTGCACTCAGACCAGGGAATGGAATTTATAAATTCTAAAGTTCCGTCTATATTTATATCCTCTACACAATTAAATATGTTTGGCAAATTTGTATTTGGAATTATAATATCGATTGTATTTATTGTATATTTTTCTTTTTTCCAGGACCCATAAAAGAATCTTTAGCAACTATTCTATTTTCCAACCGTTCTAAAAGATTATTGATACTAAAAGACTGTGGAAGAGACGTTTCCTTAAACTTTGGTTTTTTCCAATTTAATGCTGCCATTATACCAGTGCTTAATGGAACGTATGAACTCTGATAATCTCTGCAACAACCAAAAATTCCTGTATTTTGTGACATACATTTTTGACAAAGACCTTTTGGAGTCATTTTGAAATAGATGTGGTTATTTGTATGAAATCCTTGTTTATTTTGACAGTACTTAGATTTAGTATAAATTAAATACATATCTTTACCGTTTACTTTTGAAATATTACCAAGGTCTTCTACATTATATCCTGATGCATGATTTTTAAAGAATTTTTTAATCTCTGAATAAATTACGTTGTTTTTAGAAATGGGTGTAAGGTCTGAATTAGAAATTAAATTTTCTTCTTCTTCATATTCATTTAAATTAATAAATTTAGTAATCTCAGTTTTATCGCTTCTAATACTCGTATCTTTAACTAGTTCTAGTATATTATTTGTATAATAATCTACTATTTCTTTATTAGGAATTTTATCGATGTATACATTTCTAAGTATATATACACGATCTTCGTAGACGCGACTATTGTCTGCAATTATGCATTTATCAGAACCAATTAGTCTAAGACCATTTTTTTTATAGACACATTTGTCTATAATTTTTTCCCAGTCATTATCGAAGTGTTCAACTTTTCCAAAAAGTGTCTTAATATTTACTAATATATTACTACGAATTTTTATAGCAGTTTCTACGTCAACAATTAAATCGGGCCAATGAAAGTGAAAACCCTGTTTTATAAAAGTTTTAGTTTCTTTAATAATTTCAATATTTTTATTCGGAACAGTAGAAATACATTTAAGATCTTTAATATTATAAATGTTATATATAACATCTTGAATGCATTTTAAATAAGGTTCTTCATCTATAATAATTTCAGAAAGTACATCAAAATCAATAAAAAATCTGAAAAAATCGGTTTTTTTCTCCACTAAACAATTTTTGCATTTTATATACTTTGCATAAAGTTCTTGAAAAGTATTGTAATCCTCTGATAAATCTAGTTTAAATCCTTCCATAGAATAATGCGTAGCTAATGATGTGTCATTTACAATTTTTCCAGTTGAATAAAACCAAATCTTAAGTGGATTATCCATTATTATTAATTATATATATCTTATTTCTATATATAATTTTACAAATTTTACACAGTTTACATTTTAAACTCCGATTTTCGTTCCTATAAAAATATATAATACATTTTAATTATATATTTCAAAATTCAGGAATGTTTAGGAATATTAGTTAAAATTAATAAAAATCGATTTAAAAATGTGTTATTATACTATAATATAACAACGAAAAATGGTTAAATATAGTTGCGAAAAATGCGGAAAAGATTTTACCCAAAAGGGACATTATACCAAACACACTACTAAAAAAAACCCTTGTGTTTTTGAAAGCAAAATTGAAGAAATGATTGAAAAGGTTGTTGCTAAAAAAATAAATGAAATTAAAACAGACGAAGTTATGTTAAACGAAGAAATGCCAAAAAAAATTGATGAAAATATAAAATTTATAGATTTATTTTGTGGAATAGGAAGTTTCCATTATTCATTCAAAAAACTTGGTTGGGATTGTGTTATGTCTTGTGATATAGACAATGCAGTAAAAGAAACATATAAAAATAATTATGGCATTTTACCTCTTGGCGATATCACAGAAATAGAGCCAAAAAATATTGCAAACTATGATATTTTATGTGCTGGATTTCCATGTCAGCCGTTTAGTCAATGCGGACAACATAAAGGATTTGATGATAAACGAGGAACATTATTCTTTAATATCATGAAATTTGTAGATTATCATAAACCAAAAGTTATAATTCTTGAAAATGTAATGGGGTTATTAAATCACGATGGCGGTAAAACTTTTGAAAAAATTAAAGATGATATTGAAACATCAAATTATTCAATTACATATAAAGTTATAAAATGCAGTGATTATGGTTTGCCTCAAATGAGAAAAAGATTAATTATAGTTGGTGTGAGAAATGATACTGAACTTATTAATAATATTGATAAATTACTTGATTTAGATGAATATAAAAAAGAAACAACATTAACAGAACTTCTTGGTAAAAATTTTGAAAAAAAAATAGCTTATACTATTAGATGTGGTGGTAAAAATTCTCGTATTGATGATAAGCATAATTGGGATGGGTATATGGTTGATGGAAAAGAATACCGATTAACTATAGAAGATTGTTTGAAAATACAAGGATTTAGTTCAGATTTTAAATTATGTGGAAATAATAAAGACCAATGGAAACAACTAGGAAATACAATTCCTACTATATTTACTGAAATAATTGGATTAAATCTAAAGAAATATTTATAATTGTTCTAATTCTTCTATTAAATTTTCAAAATTTAATTTATATATTCTATCGTCTTTTTTTTTGGGAATACAAGTTATTATTTTTCTATGTATATCTTCTCTAAATCTTGTAGATGGCGGGTAATCATCTGATATTGTTAATAAAATATATAATTTCGGTATAAATGTATAACTCCAATCGTCTTGAGTCCATCTTTCCCTACAAGTAGTTTTACAGCTAATAATCTTATATTCTGTTATTGATTTACCTACTTCTATATTTTCTCCAATTACAAAATCTATAATATGATAACATTTACCCATTTTTTCATTAAAACCTACAATTATGCCTGACCTGTTTATGGTGACTTGTTTTTTATAAGGGATATTATTTAAATCTAACATTCCAACCAAAATATCATTTTCAAGAAATTTTCCGTTCCCTTGAATTTTACCTTGATGTATGGATATTGATTTATTATATAATTGTAATAATTCAACATCACTTAATAATGGCGCTATTTGTTTAAGTTCTTGAATTATTAATGAATTTTTTATTAATTTATTTTCTTCCATTCTTGATAATACATATTGATTATTGAATTTAATTTCGTTTGTCATTTAAAATTTGAAATATTATAATACTTATATGTTTAACTATTATAATATTTTGTAATATTATTAAATGCAATGTATTATTTACTGCCATATTTCTCGCATTCCATAATTATATTTATACCTCGTTCTACCAAAATCAACATCAGGTACTGTGAAATCTAATCCGTCGGTACTGGGTCCTGCACCGCTCGAACTCGGTCCTGCACCTGATGCCGAAGCAAGTAAAGCTTGTGCTGCCGCTTGTGCTGCCATGTATTCTTTTGCTTGTTTAGCGAGTTTTCTGCGCTGTCTTGCCTGTTCCGTTGCTTTCTCTCTAGGAGTCATACCCATGTAGCGAATAGCGTCTGCTGCTGCTCTATCCATTCCAGCTTCTCTTATTGCTTCATATTTTTCAGCAGTTTCCTCAGCTTTGGCTGCACGCCATTTTCGATTTTGTTCAGCAATTTTTCGCTTTTTTTCGATTGCATATGCTATTCTAGGATCTTCCGGTTCTTCTGGACCCTTACCTCCTCCCATGGGTAAAACTCCGAAATGGTTAATTTTGTAACTTATTCCATTACGAGTTAATCTAGACTTTAGTTGTGGTATAGTCAATAAAGTTCTTGTGTATCCCTTTTTGTCTTTTCTCAATTTGAAAATAGAAATGTCGTTTCGTGTTGCTAACCCTTGAAGAAACCTGAGATATATTCTAACTTTTTCTTTGATGCACTTTCTTTGACCAGGTTTGCGGTTTTGTCTGTATTTGTAACCAGGTGGGCATCTTACATTTTTAGATTTAATTTTATCGTATTTTGCTTTATCTCTAAGATATGCTTCACTCCCACCTGTGGGAATATTTAGTTCTACGCGAATATCTCGCAGCCAATCATTGTAACTATACGGCGCTCCGCGGCTATAATTCATTTTATTATATTATAAATATTTTAAAAATATTTTAAATTAATCGGTGTATCCAGTTGGATAAGTATCATAAGTATCACCAGTTGGTGTCTTGTCACGCGGATTTACATTTCGCATGTATCTTCTAAGCAATTCAAATCTGGGAAGTCTTCCGGATGTAATTCGAGGAAGAACGATATCTGTATCATTACCTCTAAAACCTTCTGTAAACGTAGTACTTTCAATGTCTCTGCTACCACCTATCCCTGTGCGCCATGCAAGTCGACTACGAGTCTCAGCACTATCTAAATCGCGTTGAGCACGCGTCGATTCTAAAGAAGCCTGAGGAAGCATCCTAATTAATCTGTATGCTTCAAGTAAATCTGCGCGATTAGTAGCTGGAGCAGGAACTTCAATTCTAGCAAGTACACGTTCTAGTAGTACTCTAATTGGAGCACCTAAGCTTTCTGTTTCAACTGCTTCGCGAGCAACTTGAGCATAAGATCTAATGGGTTCTGAAGAACTCTGCATTCCAAATTTATTCATTTTCATTTTATAACTTATTCCATGTCTTGTTAATCTTGACTTTAGTTGAGGTACACTCAGCAACGTTTTGGTGTAACCTTTTTTGTCTTTTCTTAATTTAAAAATAGAAATCCCGTTACGTTTAGCTAACCTTTGAAGCAAATGCAAATTAGATTTACCAAACGATGTAATTCCTCGCCGACGCTGAGTTTCGCCCAACCAGATATTTGCTAATCTATCAATAGTTTCGCCTCGTAGTGGCTCTGGTAAACTTGCAATATGCTCCCCTAATACAATCTTAGAATATTCAGTATATAAATCCATTCCAGTAGACAATCCACTCATAGATGAAGTAAATGAAGATATTATTTCTGAAGCAAACTCCGGTGATTTCTCTGCCCAAAGTTTTTCTATTTGACGAATAGTTCGACCTTTAATTGGTTCTGGCAAACTTTGAACGAGATTTCCCCTAGTTGCCTTAATATATGCTTCGTAAATCTTATTAGGTGTAGACGCATCCACAATGTCCGAAGCAAATTCTGATATTATACTTAAAGCTAGTTGCACAGTTCTAGCATAACCTCTCATTTATAAATACCAAAAGATTTTTTTATAAATGAAGATTCATGATTTTATTAATATCAAAGATTATTTAAATATTCACAGTAAGTTCTTGAGACAGACCTAAAAGTAACAACATTCCACCGATAAATCTATTTGTATCATTAAGAATAGAATACGCATTATCAGGATACGATTTTTCATCAATGTGTCGCTCTAATTTTCGTATGTAAAAAGTTACAAGTTCAGATATATCCACAATTCGCTTTTGCGTTCCGTGAAAATCAACAACACTACGATCTTGTCCCGTTATTTCTACGATTCCAAAAGCAGCCTGATTAATCCGAGTGCGATAAATTTGTATCGTTGCGTCTAGTATAGCCATACTTTTTCTACGCAAATCTCTATGGATTTGCCTAATTTCAAATCCGCCCTCCGCTGAAACTCGGTCAGATAAATCATAATACAAAGTACGTAAATCTTTTATATATATAAACAACTCAAAAATAAGTTTATCCCACATATTAGGTACATTAAGAGTAGAAATTTTATCTAAAAATTTACTTGACGCAGATTCAATTTTTTTATAGATAAACTTTAAAAATTTATTGTCCTGTTTAATTTTCTGCAAAGGTAGTTCGTAATTAGCGGTGAATGAAAGACTACCACCACCCGGCATGCCGAATGAAGTTGTATTAATATTAGTGAATACTCCACGTTCTGCTCTACGCAAATCGTCTTGAAATCCAATAAGCAATTCGAGATATTTAGCAATTTCTTTAGAACGCGCCATCAAAAGATTTGGATTTTGAATTCCTTCCATTAGTACAGTATCCATTAAATAAATATCAAAAACAGGAAAAACTAAATTATAAAAAGTTTCGAACATAATTCTAGCCTTTTCTGCAACTCCTTCGTCACGAATTCGAAGATTATAAAGTCTTCGCTTTACAATCTGATTTTGTAAAAGTAAATCTTTTGCCGCTTTTTCTGCTTTTATATTTTCAAAAGTTTCAAAAGTAGTACGTAAATTTTGTAAAATAACCTTTACTTCAAAAGACACCGGATCAGTTACAGGAATTATGCGATGTCCGGACATTTCTGCATTAACATTGTCTCTTATACGTTTAATAACCTGTCTAGCAAGAGCCAAGGAATTATCGTGAATAGCATTAATTCGTTGAACTTCTCGAACTTCTCTTTGTAATCTTTCAAATTCAAGATTTCTTTGATTTACTATTGGTATCGGGGGTGGTTTTTCAAAAGGATATTTACCAAAATTTGTAAATTTATTTCTCATTTATTAAATGCAAATATTTTAAAATTTTAGCGTAACATTTTGGGAACTCGTAAAAACACCTTTAACTGCATTCTGAGATAAAACTATTCTCTTTCCCTTTTTTTTATTAATAAAAATATTACCCATATCAAAATCTATTAATTTGATATTAGAAATTGCATAATCACAAATTTTATTTTCTAAAAACCACCTAAAAAAATTTAACTGTCCTACAGTAGTGACAATGAAGGTGTTTTTATCAATCCCTGGTATATCTTCGGTATATTCTTTCCAAGTCAAAGAATTACAATCTATTATTATTCTTCTTTGTCTGCAAAAAGGGTCAAAAAATTTTTTAGAATATGCTTTTAGTTGATTTTTGTAATCTAAGTATATATTAAAATATGTAATATCCCCATTATTTTTAATTATAGGATAAATTATATTATACTTTTTAGAGTAATTAGTAACTAACCAATCTATAAGACGTAAACTTAAAGGATTATTTTGATAAACTATATCTTTTAAAGTCTGAATTTTATTTTTGTAAAAATTTATTAAAAATGCTATTAAAGTTTCTTCTTTTAATGTTATTGGCATTATACTCAATTAATATTCGACTTCTTTATGTAAATTACATATCTTTCATAAATAATTTAAAGAAAATGTCGATTAATTAATACCGAATGATTGAAATCACGGATGAAAAAACCAAGGGGAAAATTAATTTTCTTTTAAACAATTTATGGAGCGGAAAATTTGCGGGTGTTTTTCCATACCAAACATGCAATAATATAGAAAGAAAAAATTTATTCAAACTTAAATCATTTTTATACTGTTTTTATAAAAAAAATACAAAAAATGAAAAAAGGGCACTGTTGTTTTTATTTACCGACAGCAATTCTGATAAAACTTCAGTATTAATTTTAAAGGATGGAACTATTTATTCACTGAATTTACAATGTAATTTAGACTATTATAAAAATAGTCTGTTTGATGTGTCTATTATTGATAACAAAATTGTTATATACGATTCGCTATATACATCTGGGAATAAAATAAGTACCTATACTTTCGTAGAACGAATAAATGCTGCAGAAATTTTTGTCGACAATTTAAATGAAAATATGATTGTAACAGTTTGTGATTATAAACAAAACATTAATTCATTGAGTAATTCTATTATTCCTTTCGAAGATGAAATATTTATGATATCTAATAATCTACCTATTGTTGTAGGAGAAAATCGCGGGTGTTTTAAATGGCAACCGTCTAAATTTATATATTTTAGTTTAAAAGTAATTGAAAACAACGAAGATTTATTATTATATGCATGCAATTATAAGAAAGACGTTCTTTTTTCTAAGATAGATTATTCAGATTCGTCTGGGTTGGCGTACATTAATACAATCAAGGGACTAGACAATTATAAAAATGAATGCGTTATAGATATTGGAATAAATGAAAATAATGAAAATGAAAATAATGAAAATGAAAATGAAATTTTAATAATTAGAGTTAGTGAAAACTTTCCTACATCAGTTAGATACATAGAAAAATTGTTATGTGCTAAAAAAGAAAATATTACATTGGAGGAATTGTTTTAAAATTGAAAATATTAGTTGTATCATAATTTATAAAAATGAGAAATTTAATTTATTTCTCATTTTTATAATTTACACCACATTATGTATTTATGCATATTTACATTACATTACATTACATTACATTACATTACATTTAATAGCTGCCGAAGAAACTCATGCGAGCCTTGCGGCGGCGGTACGCACGGCGGGCAGCGATTGCCGACTTGGTCATCTTTAGACGGCGACCACCGCGACGAGCCTTGCGACCCTTGCGAACTTTACGACCACCGCGACGCATTTTCATCATCTTACGAGCAGATAGATACACCTTGCCGGAACGCGAACGGTAATATAGCGCGCCGTTCTTGCCCCTGTAAACCTTGCGCTTACGCCCCTTTACTACAACCGATTTACGGGTCGATCTGCCACCTTTGCGGGGGCGACCTACACGGCGCTTGCCAAAATACATATCTTCATAATCATCGTACATTATCTTATTTAAATATAACAAAAGAAAATAATTTTTTTTTAATTAAATTTAAAAAAAATTAAATTAAAATTTTAAAAAATTTAGATATTACATTTTCTTTAAAATTATTATCGTCTAGAAATTTTAACAATTCTTTTTTATTAGACGGAATAATAGTAAATTTTTCGGGGATTTCGTAATCGAATTCCTTAAATATTTTTCTAGCAATTTCAAAGTTGAAATTTTCAGGTTTTGATCCAAGTTTTTCAATGTAATTTTCTATAGTATTGTTTTGTTTTATAATATTTAATGCAGAAACCGGTCCAATACTAGGAATTGTATCCGAATAGTCGCACCCTGATAGAATGCAAAAATCCACAAACATATCCATAGTCATTCCTAAATTTTTAATAACCATAGTTGTGTCAATTTCAACTATTTTATTTATAGAAGTTTTCAATATTTTAGTGCAACCAAATGTAAGAGCATCGGTGTCGTCAGTTACTGTGTAATCCACTAACCCATTTTTTTGTAAAAATGCGCAATATTTTTCGGCATCTTCGGGTGCAGTGCAATAAGGAATTCCAGATTTTTCTAAAAGTTCTTTACATTCTGTTATGTGAGATTTTTTAATTCTTACTATTTGAGATGACAATCGTTCTATTTCTTCATTTATAACCGTTTTATCTTCCGGAGTCTCTGCATCACCTTCTAAATTTTTTAATTCTTCAATTTTTACATAAAGTTTTTCCTTGCTGTCATGTCTTTTTTGTATAGTATTTTTTTTTGCGTCAGGCGGATTTCCGTCAAATACGAAAACCGGAAGAATTCCGTTTGACATGTAATATTTAATACGGTTAACTATTCCAACTAAATGTGAATTTTCAACTTTTGAAGCATATTTAAATTTATAAAGAAGAATACTACAATCCACTGCAAAAACCGAACCAGAGTATTTTTTAATGTCAGTTACAACTTCGGCATCTTGAGAATATCTTTTGATGATATTGTTAAGGCCGCGGATGCCCATTCTGTTACTTATTGTATAAAATAATCTTTTAAATCTTATTTTTTTTAGCAATTACTTAAAAATCTTTAATACTATATCCTACAATTACTATATCGTTATTGAATTTAGAAACGTTTTCACATTTAGATTTAGACGCGTTTTCACATTTAAATTTAGATTTAGATTTAGACACATTTTCACATTTTTTGTCTTTTGTAACATTTGTGTCTTTAATACTGTATTCGCATAATATTATGTCCTGTTCACCATTCACATTCTCTGATTTACATTTACATATCAATTTACATTTACACATCGATTTACATTTACACATCGATTTACATTTACACATCGATTTACATTTACACTTTTCATAATTTTCATCTGTTAGGTCTAATACCACTTTTGGTACTGGAAATTTAGGATGAGTTTTTATGTTGTTAAGTCTATAAAATTCAATTTCTTTCCAAAAATCTTCCAATTTTTTCAAATTTTCAGTTAACCAATTTTCATCTCTATTAACTCTAACTATGTTAATTTCATTTGGTGGTCTATATTCTATAAAATCGGCAAGTTCTAAATCACATATAAACATATTCAATTGAACTTGGGGAAAATAATAATCAGGAATTTCACCGTGTTTTATAACGCGTCTGTAAGGACATTTAACTTCTAACAAAATTGGTTTAGCATTAGTATCTGAAGACAAAGCAATTCCGTCTGGAGAACCTGCTAACCAATAATAATCCTTGTTGTTATAAACGTCTTCATGTGCTATAAGACCAAAATTATAGTTGGTTTGTCCTGTAATTTTACAATATTTTTCAATTGCTTCGTTTTCATACTTCTGACCGTGCAAAGTTGCGACATTTCCGATAAATGGATTTAAATCATGCCCACATTTTTTAAAAAGAACTTCGTGTGCTTTTTGATATGGATTGATACCTAAAGCAGTTGCCGCATCGGAACTAGTTAATTTATTTTCTCGCTGTTTGAACCACTCTGGAGATCTTTGTTCGTATTGGGGTATTTTAAGCAGTTTCTCTATTTTTTCCATAAATTACATATTTTTATATATTAAAAAGTTTTAAATCATATTATTTAATTTTTTTAACTGAAACAGTTGGTGTATTTTTTTTCTTCATTTGTTTTTTGTCGTATTCGGGCACCTCTTTTGCCTTTTTTTCGTCGTAATTTTTTTTACAAAATTTCCATAGTTCTTTTGTTCCTATTTTGAAATCTCTACTTGGTTTTGCCCTATACCAAAATACACAATCTTTAATGTCGTTACTTTTTGATGTGTTGTCTAGAACTAGACAATCATATCCTTCTGTGCAACTATTTAGAACATCTTGAAAAACGCTGAAATGTGGAAAAATTCCAAAAAAATTTTTATATATTTTCTCCTGATTTTGAATGATATTTTCTCTGAGAATAAATACATAATCTATATTAGATCTCAAATCTGGAGGTAAATCCATACAATATTGCATAGTTAACATAAAAGATATTCGCCAATGCCGTCCGTTCATAAATATTCCTCTAATATTAACGTCTCTAATCATTCTTTTGTCGTACATGCAATCGTCTAAAAGAACAAATACGTCACCATCTGGTGTCTTAGTTTCGGAATTTATAACTTTTTTTTGTCGTGTTATAACTTGTTGAATTATTTCTGGTTTATATTCGGAATGAATTAATATTTCCGGAATAAATTTTGAATAATATGCGTTACCATCCTCGGTTGCCGATATTGCAACCCCTGCCTTGATGCGACGCATGTAGTATAATATATCGGCAACTAGCGTACTTTTTCCAGTGCCACGTTTTCCTATAAATACGATTGTGGGTGGTCCGGCACCTTTAGTTCTTCTAGTTTCAATACTTCTAGGTTTAAATTTTGATAAACTGATAGACATTATTAAATTAATAATATTTTTAAAAAGAAATTGCTCCACGAAATTTATTCATTATTAATAGATGAACCAAAAAAGTTTGAAGTTAAAAGATTATCAGGTTCTAGAGTGTAATATGAAATTAATATGCTAATCAGTATTCCTGAAACCCCAGAACCAAAAATTATACTTTGTTTGTATTTTTCTTCTTGGTCTAATTTGGTTAATAAAAAGTAAAACACCACGCTCGAAAATGCAATTATTATAAGATGGGTCAAATCTAATGTATAAAAATCTAATAGAGTCATATTGTTAAAATGTAATATATAAAATAAAGAACCAAATTAAACTAAATAATTAAATTTAAATACATTTATAAATTATAAATAAATGGGCGTAACTATTAATGACCTCAAAACATTTTATGAGATATTTAATCTAAATCACGGAGAAACAACCGTATTTTTGAAATTTGGAGCAGACTGGTGTATTCCTTGCACCGAACTTGATAAAATTTTGGTAACTATTCCAAATTCAGTTATTTATTATATTTCTATTGACAACGTAAATTTTGAGTCCTATTTGATAGAAAATCACATTTACACAATTCCGCATACAATAATTAAATACGGAGAAAAAACTAAAAAAGCAATTGGCATAACTACAACGAATCAAATTGAAAAATACATTGAAGAACTAAAAAAGTAATTAAATATTGCTAAAAAAAAAATAGTTTAAAAAAATACTAAATAAACTACTAGGCAACCATGACAGAAAATTACAAAAAATATACGCAAATAGAGCATATTCTTGCTAGACCTGGGATGTACATCGGGGATACAAAATGTACTACAAGTGAATGTTGGGTAGTAGATCTTGAAACTAATATGGCAGTGTTTAAGATGTGCAAATGGAATCCTGGAATTTTTAAAATATTCGACGAAATTCTTGTAAATGCAGTAGATGAAGTTCAAAGAAATAAGTCTGTAAAATGCATTAAAATTGAAATTAACGATAAGTTTGTCTCGGTTTACAACGACTCCGGAATACCAATTGAAACTCACCCAGAATACAATATTTACATTCCTGAACTCATATTTGCTAATTTACTAACTTCAAGTAATTATGACGACTCTGTGAAAAGGACTACCGGAGGTCTAAACGGTCTTGGTGCAAAACTAACTGCTATATTTTCAAAAACCTTTACAGTAGAAACCGCAAAGGTTGGTAAGAAATATGTCCAAACGTATGAAAAAAATTTAAGCATTATCGGAAAACCCGTGATTACAACTTCGTCTAAAGAATACACAAAAATTACATTTTATCCGGATTTTGAAAAATTTGGTGTTGAGTGTATATCAGATAACACACTTGACATCTTAATAAAGAGAGTGTTCGACATTTGTGCAATAACTCCAAAGACTGTAGAAATATTTCTAAATGGTAAAAAATTGCCAATTAAAAATTTTTCAGACTACATTTCTGTTTACATCGGAAATATCAAATCAAGTCCTAGAGTAATTCAAGAAAATGAAAGATGGAAGGTTTCTATATCTGCATCGCAAAATGGATTCCAATGCATATCTTTTGTCAATGGAATATGCACTTCAGATGGCGGAAGTCATGTAGACCACGTAATCAATCCTATAATAAAGAAACTTACTGAACTTATTCAAGAAAAGCATAAAAGTTTAACTATAAAACCGCAATACATAAAAGACAATCTGTTTGTTTTTATCAACTGTTTCATCGATAATGCTACTTACTCGTCGCAAACTAAAGAAAAACACATTACAAAAGTGACTGACTTCGGGACTAAATTTACTTATTCTGAAGACTTTATTTCTCAAATCTTGAAATTAGGAATACTCGACAGTATTTTAGCGATAGCAGAAGCAAAAGAAAAGAAGTCTTTGCAAAAGACAGATGGCAAAAAGACATGCCGAGTTCTAATTCCAAAATTGGACGATGCAAATAAAGCAGGAACAAAAGACTCTAAAAATTGTGTCATTATTTTTACAGAAGGTGATTCTGCAAAGGCAACTGCAATTTCAGGACTTTCCATTGTTGGACGAGATAATTACGGAGTTTTTCCACTTCGTGGCAAACTTTTAAATACAAAAACTGCTACTTATGCACAACTTGCTAATAATGAAGAAATTAATCACATTAAGCAAATTATCGGACTTCAAACTGGTAAAAAATACAAATCCGTTTCAGAACTTAGATACGGAAAAATATTGATTATGACAGATGCAGACACTGACGGTTTTCATATTAAAAGTTTAATCGTTAATTTTATCGGTAATGGATGGCCAGAACTTCTCAAAACCGACTTTGTTTCTTCACTGATTACTCCAATAGTTAAAGTTTCGCATAAAAACTTGGTTGTTCCGTTTTACAATATTAGCGACTACAATTCGTGGAAAGAGAAAAATGATTCATCTAAGTTTAAAATCAAATATTACAAAGGACTTGGTACAAGTACAACATTAGAAGCAAAAGAATATTTCAAAGAAATGAAAACTTTAGATTACAAAAACTGCTCTGAAGAAGACGACAAATACCTAAATTTAGCGTTCAGTAAGACCGAATCGGATTCTAGAAAGAAATGGATTTTAGACCACATCAAAAATCCAGAAACGCTAGATTATACAGTTCGTAATGTTGATATCAAGACCCTGATTAATAAAGAACTAGTTTTGTTTTCTATTGCAGACAATGTGAGGTCTATTCCTAATTTTGTAGATGGATTGAAACCTTCTCAAAGAAAAGTAATTTTTGCATGCATTAAAAAAAATCTGTATTCAGAAATGAAAGTTTCGCAATTATCTGGATATGTATCTGAAGTATCGAGTTATCATCACGGTGAAGCAAGTCTGCAAGATACGATTATAAATTTGGCACAAAATTTTGTGGGTTCTAACAATGTCAATCTTTTAGAACCTGTTGGACAATTTGGTTCAAGACTCTTCGGTGGCAAAGATTCTGCAAGTCCGAGATACATTTTTACAAATCTTTCCAAAAATTTCAAAGAATTATTCAATATAGATGACTTCAATCTTTTGGAATATCTAGACGACGATGGATTTTCTATTGAACCAAGATATTACGTTCCAAATTTACCGTTAATTTTGATTAATGGTGCAAAGGGTATAGGCACTGGATTTTCAACTGACATTCCATGTTTTAACCCAAAGGACATAAAAGACCGACTATTAAAATTAGTTGAAAACGAAGACTGCGAAATTGAAGAACTAACACCTTGGTATAAAGGTTTTACAGGAAAGATACTAAAATCTGAAAGCAATAAATGGACAACCCATGGAGTATATGAAGTTAAAAGCAATAAAATATTGATTACAGAACTTCCGATTGGTACTTGGACAGAAGACTATAAAATTTTTCTAGATAAACTTGAGACAGAAGAAACCATTTATTCTTACAAAAACAACTCTACAGATACAACCATTAATTTTGAATTGAGTCTGCCACTAGAAATTATAGTAGAATGGACTAATAACGGAGAGATAGAAAAAAAACTAAAGTTAATGTCGCACATATCTGCAAAAAATATGTACGTTTTTGATGAAAATAACAAAATAGTTAAAATGGAAAGTGCAGAAGAAATAGTTTATAGATTTTGGAGAATTAGAAACGAATACTATATTAAAAGACAAAATTACATAATTAAAAAAATTAAATACGAACTAGATATAATAACCTCTAAAATTACATTTATAAATGACGTAATCTACGAAAATATCAAGGTGTTCAGACAACCTCTAGATTTTATAAATTCACAACTCGAGATGAAGAAATATCCAAAAATTGAAGATAGTTATAAATACTTGACAGATATGAAGATACACTCATTCAGCAAAGATGCAATAGACACATTAAATGGGAAAAAAGATTCCCTAGAGAATGAATTTATCAAAATTAAAAATTTTGAACTAAAAGATTTTTGGAACAACGTTTAAATTTAAAATTAAAATATTATATAATATAAATAATATAAATGCCACCAGCACCTTTTTTAACCCCTGGTAATCTTTTATTAGTTAGCGTAATGGTTGTAGTTTATTGGATGATTTTTTCCCCTCTACAGACCCTAATGATTGCATCCACTGGTGGCACTTTCGATGATGGGTGCTGTGCTACAAAAACATGCGGCACATCTTCTGTAGATATATTTATTTGGAAATTTGTGGGCGCGACCGCGTTGTTATTGACTTCAATATGGATTGCCATGATCTATGCAATTTATACATCAGATTAAATTAAAATATCAAGGATTACGGGCGCATGATCACTTGCTAGCGGTATATTTTCATTATTTTCTCCGATGTGTTTCAAACATTTACTGGATACTTGATTAAAATTCTTAGTGAAGAAATAATCAAGTCTCCACCCTTCGTTCCTGTTTCTAGCAATAGACATGCCATTTTCTTTAGCACGTCGTGTATCCCACCAAGTAAAAACGACTTCGTCATTTTCGATGCAATCTCTGTAATTAATTTTAATTAAACGATCGTAAAATTCAAGTTCATGAGGATATATACCGGGCATTGCAATCGTACTTTTTATGTCAAAATGAGTTGATACTGCAATATTTAAATCGCCACAGAATATAACTTTACATGTAAGAGAATTCAAGAAACTAAGCATAGACTCGATGAATACAATTTTTTTCTGGTAGTTAGAACCAGAATTTGGGGCATACACACTAATAATTATAAACTCCTCAAAGTGTGCAACTATAATTCTACCTTCAGAGTCTTCGTATCCGGGAATTTGAATGCTAAATTCTTTAGGTTGTAAGTGTTCTTTGTAATACATACACGTTCCAGAGTATCTTTCGGGTGCACGAGCACCATCCGACTTAGATTCGTTGAAATACGAATTGTAACCAGGTATTTTAAAATTTTCAGAAATGGCAATGCTGCAACGTGTTTCTTGTAGACAGATAATATCAGGGTCGTGCTCTTTTAGAAGAATATCAATAGGACTCTTTTCTTGAATTTGAACGATTTCATTCTTCTTTAGTTGGGATGCAATTTTATCGTTAAAAATTCTAGAACGAATTCCATTTACGTTCCACGTGACGACTTTCAATTCCATTGTTTTTTTCAAATTTAATCCTAAATAATCTTTTAGACTAAATTAAAAATTGAAATTTTAATCGATTTATAAATTTATAAATTTACAATTTTATTCGTTTTAATAAATAGTTTAATCTCAGATGCATTGTCCGATAATAATAACGGTCTTTCCATTGGAGGATGCCATAACTTTTTAATTATATTGTAAATTCCCGACCATATTTCAACTTTTTTTGCTAAAATACAGATGCCGTGGCAATGTGAATTAAATATAGGCGTCAAGGAAGATAAATAAGTTGCTAATTTAATATAAACTTGCAAAGGAAATGAATGATTACCGCTATATTCTTCAAGATTGATTAGTAAATGACACATCAAATTTTCATTTTTAATTAAAAACCATGTAGATTCTAGCAGAATTAAAAATTCGTCGAAGTCTTCTTCGCTGTACTTAAAGTCTTTGATGTTGACACTCACTACATTTTTTTTACGGTCTAAGTTAATATTAATGCCCTTTATATTTATACTCATTGATACTATATAGTTAAAATTATTTAAATTTACCTAATAATTAGCGCACAATTTAAATTGCGTTTTTAAAGTTATATTAAAGATACTATAATACTTTATAGTGTGAAATTTCCACTATGTTCTCATCTGAAGAACAAATCTGGAATGATTTTGAAAAGATGCTAAACGAAAATAATTGTGAAAGTAAATGCGAAACTAAATATGGAATCAATTTATGCAAACATCTTAAAAAATTTGTAGATAATAAAGAAAAATCTGAGATATGTCAAGACTGTGGAGTAGTTATTTTTACATCTATTTTTGTTAGTAATGAATGGAATACATATAAAAATGAAGACGGTTCTTATCAAGGAAGTATACAACGAGGAGATATGAATCATTCCGATAATCCTTACGATATTCCCGGTACAATTCCAGGTATAAACAAGAATAGTCTTATGATGAGAATACATTATCAACAAACTTTTAGTCACAAACAAAAAACTTTTTGGATTATTTCTGAAAAATTAAGTAATTATTGCACTCATTTAGGTATATCTAATGTACTTCCAACTGCTAAAAAAATGTGGCACATTTGCATGGAATCGGGTAAACTAACTCGTGCTTCAGTAAGGAACGGATTAATTTCTGCATGTTTGTATTATTCGTGTGTATTTAACAATACACCTATAGATAGACAGCAAATCATAGACATTACTGAAGGCAATCAGAAAGGATTTCTTAAGGGTGAAAAGATATTTATGGAAATAATGGATGAAAATAAAACATACGGACATCTTGGTAAAGAAAAGATAGACATTAAAGAAAATGATACATTCATAAAATTTTGCGGACAACTCGGACTTCCGTATATTACTTATAATCTTTGCAATGAAGTATATTCACAAAATATAGAAAAATTAGAGTCGGTTGCACCTAAGTCAATAACTGCAGGAGTTTTATTTTATGTAGTAAAGATTAAACTGGGACTTAAACAACCTTCTAAATCAAGAATATCTCAGATAGTTAACGTGTGTATACCAACAATAAATAAAGTAATCAATATTTTAGAAAATTAAATAATTATGTGATGTATAATATAAATGAGTTTCCTTGATCCAATTGTGAATGTTTTTAAAGCATGGGGGACAAGTCTGCAAGCAAATTTAAACGACATTGTACCAGAAAGGACTGTTAGGGCGGGGAATGATACAGATAGAAGGGCCGAAGCCCAACGGGCACGGCGAATTGCTGAGATATTGGCGGCTCCGATTAATTTTGGTCCAGTAAATACACATGATATAGATTTATATCAAATATACTTAGCACGGATGAGGGATGTTAGGCCATGGGGAACACCGTTAGATATGATTCGTGGCGCTAATATATACTATGCAGATGTTAGATTTAACGCAATTAAACCAGCGTGGCTTGAGATAAATCTTATGAGGGACCCTGCATTGGAAAAACCTATATTTGCATGTCTATTAAGTATTTTGTTAGGATGTGACAAAGCCCACGATTTCACTAGAGCACGTTTTAGAGACAAGCTACCTTACGGCGGTAAGGATTTGGAAGATAATTTAGACTCTCTTATGGGACATTTTAGAGAAGCTACTATTGAACAGAATCTTGCATTTTGTCAGAATGTAGTTGATGCCGCTAATATTCCTAACTTAACTGTGGAAAGATTACTCGGTAATTGCGTATGTATGATAAATCTAGAACTACATAGGTTCGGTTGTAGTGCTTATAATAGTCCTTCTACAACACAATTACAAATTGATATATATATAGGAAGCGTTCTTGCTGGAATTTATCTCACTGACGATGCTGCAAAAAATGCAGCCTTTGCTATATCTAGATTACTAGGAATTTCTACGGTTAGATATACTGAATTTGTTAGTAGGGCATCTTCATATAATATTGTAGCAGCGCTAACACCACAAAGTGTCGCCTTTCCAGAATGGGAGACGGTTCAGGTAAAAATAGATGCTACAAGTTCAGCTTTAAACCACACTGACGATTTTGGAGCTTTACAAAATATTCTTACAAGAGAGCAGCAAGTATTAGTGTTAGATTCTGCATCTGCGAATGACCCAGCAACCCCTGGTACTTTAGATAGAATTTTTGGAATTTTTAGACGTACTTATTACAATTATGTCAATCAAAACATAAACGCATACATTCTTATAGGAACTACTCGAGTAAATATTCTAACTGCTAGACTAAACCCAGCGCATCAATTAGTCGGACAAGGGGTTCCACCAGCACAAGCAGATATACCTAAAATTAAGCTTACTGTTTCCAGGTTTTTAGGCATGTCAATGACTGGTCACAATATTGTTCCAAATAATAATTCACTTGATACCGTTGTTGAGAGACTAGCCGCTAAATGGGCCGCTATTCCAACAACTAGCCCCACATTAAGCGATGCGCAAACAATCTCTTTCAGACAAATAGTTAAACGATATTCAATGGAAAAAACACTCGGCGACTTTCTACAAATTATTACTTATGCAGGAACTCCAAAACCAAAAGTTTTTGTAACAGTAGATAAAATTTCTGGTATTATTGCCGGGATTTTTGGGTCTACTTCAATCTTAGATGCTGGATCAACCGATGACGACTTTTTTAGAAAGTTATTTGTTACGACTAGATATGCATACGCAAAAAGAATTACAATTTGGGATTTATGTCAAGCTGGTGGAAATAATGTGTTCGGAAAAATAAATAATGTTTCAAAAAGACTTAAATTTATGTCGAATTTAGAACTTAAAAATAAATTGAAATCAGTTGGTATTAAAATTACTAAAAATGTAAGAGGTAAACGAAAGTATTTATCTAGAAAAGAACTCGAAAATAAAGCGTTGTTATTTAATAAATTACAAAACACTGCTAAAAAAATGAAAATTAAAATAATGTACAAATCAAGAAATGGACTGTATAAATACAAAACGTATATACGTCTACAAAAAGAAATAAATTCTAAGTATCAAAAACCTGTAGTTAGAAATTTTAACTTTGGTTGACCTTTCGCGAATAAAACAGATTAAATACACCTTTCCCGGATTCGTAAATGAAGATTTCCGATTAAATATTAAAAATGTATCGGACTATCTGAGAACAGAATCCAAAATTAAAATATTACATTTTTATAATAATATGGCATGTTTACAATATTATTATGAAAATCCAGAAGACCGTGAAAAATACAGAATAAACTGCGAGGGTAAAATATTTCCTAATTTGTATAATGTCGAAAAATATACATCTAAAGAAATGTATGAATTTATTGATGCAAATTATTCATCTACTGCATTTCCAGATGCTGACACATCACCATTCGAGTTCAATGAAAGATACATAGACAAAACCAACGAAGAAATCTGTAAAATACCTGATATGTCTCTTACTCCGCAACAAAAATTCATGGGACAAATAATGGGATCATCTTCAAATTTTACTAATATGTTAATTTTTCACGGACTTGGGTCTGGAAAGTCGTGCACTTCTATAGTTATTGGAGAAGCACTTAAAAATTCTACAAATAGACGTCTTATATTTGCAGTTCCTGCACCTTTAGTAGATCAATACTTCGAAGAAATTGCAGGCGAAATTAGAAATGGTAAATATTTTTCTTGTCCGTCCTTTTGCTTACATCGCGAAGGAGATGAAGACCGCGACTACTATGTTTCCGATGTGCAGAATGGAATGTTAAATCTAAAAATGACAGAAGTAAATAGAGCATATGAAATTCTTGAGAGATATAGAAAACTAATAAATGACGGGGATACATCTAAAGCAACTGAAAAATTATTTACAGACCAAGAAAATAAACACCAAACTCTTGTAAAAGAACTTGAAAAGCAACAAGCCTATTACGGTGCTAATATACTTCGAACATTTGACATAGTTAGTCATCAGACATTTATAAATTCATTGTATAAAACTGGAAAGACTGGTTCTTTGATTAAAGGAGACCGCTTATTAAATGAAGACTCTGCACTGTTTAGTGAAAATGGATTATTAATTATAGACGAAATTCAAAGATTAGTATCCGAAGGAGGTATATTTTATAAAAAATTATACGATTCTATTAAATATTACTTTCATCCAAGGTTAAAAATTGCAGTTATGTCTGCAACTCCTATATACGATAATCCATACGAATTAGCACTCACAATTAATTTACTAAGACCTAGAATTCCGTTCCCCGTTAATCAGAAAGATTTTTATAAAATGTTTATCGGTGAAATGGACGAAGAAGGAAACTGTTTTGAAAGCACTTCAGGTAAAACTTGGATTTCTCAAAATTCGTGCGTAATCAATCGAGATTTGATTAGTTATCTATGTTCCGGATATGTTTCTTATTTCAAGGGAGGTAATCCTAATGCGTATCCATATAAACGAACTATTACACTTGAACATCTTTTTACACCCCAACACAAAACTTTATACATTAGTGCTTTAGTTTCAGATGCTTCGAAAGATAAAAATACAAAAAATGCTGACGGATTTGAGGTTTACCAAAACATTCTACTTGGGAACTACGACACTGCAGCAGAAGACAAGGTAACTGGAATATACGTTACAACGCAGCAATATTCTAATATAGCACTTCCTCAAAAAGAAAACCAGATTAATAAAAGTATTGCTCAAAAAAGAGAGGCTTTGCAAATTTTTAAGAATGAATTAACAAAAAGAAAACTTGAACAAAGAGCAGTTTTAGATTTTGTAACCCAATATTCAAATAAATTCTCAAAAATAATTGAACTAACGATATTATGCGACGGTCCTGTTTTTATTTTTTCAAATTGGCTCACATACGGAGTAGAACCTTTAGCAATTATACTCGAAGCATGTGGATTTAAAAGTTATGAATTACATGGACCAGGGGAAAATAGATATTTTATATGGAGTTCAGAAACAAAATCAAAAGACAAAACTGGAAATTTAATTAAAAAGGCAAGAAATCAGTTTAATTCAGCAGGTAATAATACAGGAAAAATGTTAAAAGTAATTCTAGGAACTCGGTCGGTTATGGAAGGAGTATCTTTTAGAAATGTAAAACAAGTGCATATAACAGAACCTTGGTGGAACGAATCGCGTATTAATCAGATTATAGCGAGAGCATCAAGATATTGCAGTCATTCAAGTTTGCCTCCAGTAGAACACTATGTAGACATATACAGACACTACTCGGTGTTTTCAATAGGTGGACAAAATGAGGACAAGGAGGCGTCCGAAGCATTAAAAATTGGAAATATACAAAACTGGAGAAGTTTATCTACTGTGAGTATAGACCAAAAAATGGCGATGATGTCATTAAGAAAATATGCTATTAATACAGAACTAGAAAACTTATTAAAAGATTGTTCGATAGATGCAAATATAAATAAAAATGGCAATATAATACGATTAGAGGAAATGGTTGTACCGATGGTAGACGGAACTTATAATATTCACTATAAAAATCCATCTACTGGAAAAATTTATCTAAGAAATGGAATACCTAGAAAAGTAAATTTTAATGAAGTTTATGAAAGAAAATATTCATTTCCAAATAAAGACTACGAACTTAATTTTGTAGAAACAGGTCAAGGCAAATCGGGTGATTTTGTTACTTTTACAGATTCTGAAATAATCGGAGACACAGTAATTAATCCAGATTTAAATATGATGGAAGTATTAACCCCGTGGAAAAATGAATATACAATTGCTACTTTGGAGATTCCTCGTGAAACTAAAATGTATTTTGTAGATTTAGCAAAAAAATATTCGTTTATACCTTATATTCGAAAAAAATATTTTAACGAAAAAGGAACAAAATTTATTAAATTCGACCATTCTAAAAACATGGCAGGGCAATTAATGAAGTGTATAACTGCATTGTCTACAAACAAGGACATTCCTTTGAATTTGAGAAGAGAAATGGTAGAAATGATTAAAAAGGAAAGTGTAAAACAAAAAATAAATGCTGATGTTTTAAAATTAATTACAACTTATGGATATCCAGAATCTTATTTGGAGGAATTTTTAATTCTTGCAGCAAATAATCCAGATGCGATTAAAGAAGCGCTAAAAACGCTAAAATAGTTTAGTATTTTTTTTTAATAAATTAAAATGTGGTAATTATATTAAATGAGCCAAGAATCTATAAGTTTTTTCGAAGACAAAACAACTGAACAAATAATAAATTGGATGATTGCACATCTATCAGAAAGTCAATTGAGGTCGTGTCTAGATTCTGCAGACATTAGACCTGGATATTCGGCAGGTCCAAGTTCTTCGACTGCCGTTCCAAGTTCATCTGGTGCAGGTTCATCGGCAGTCATTCCAAGTTCGTCTGGTGCAGGTCCAAGTTCGTCTGGTGCAGGTTCATCATCATTAATTCCCAGTTCGTCTGGTGCAGGTCCAAGTTCTTCGCAGTCTGTTCCACAATTTACGCCTCCCGTTGGCGCCCAAAGCAGTAAAGCAAGAGTTCCATTCAATATAGCACCTTACGTCGACACGCTAATGGGACAAAGACAAATAGGTGCTATAACTCCAGAAATTCTTGTTATACTCAAAAAATATGTTGGGTTTCAAATAGAGAGTAAAGAACAGATTAAAAAAGCATTCCCTGCTGTAGATGCCGCTGGTCTATCTGCCGTTCCAGTCTATATTTACGACTATGAACAGGGAAATTCGACTGTATATTTTCTTGGAATAGAAGCTAGACTAGGTAATTTAATTGCAGTTCCTTATAGAGCACCCGATTTAAAAACTTTTAAACTAATAGGAGTTGAACTACTAGATAAACTAAATAAAAATATACTAAGTTCGCAATATATTTTACCAACAGGTTCTAAATTAACCTCTGAAATACAAAAAGTTGTTACAAATTATACAGACGGCGATGCTGTAACAATAAACTTAAATATCAAACAGGTTTTGCAACCAAACTACATAAAAGAAATTCGGGCAGAGATTGCTGCGATGCGAGCATCTAATTTTGGATTTACGGACAACTATTTTGGCGGAGAACTGTTTGACGACTTAAACGAAGAATCGATTAATTACAATTTTGGACAGTCCGAGAACAATTATGGACAGTCCGAGAACAATTATGGACAGTCCGAGAACAATTATGGAGAAGAATCGGAATACACAGAAACTGTAAACGGCAGCGAAGATATAAACGGCAGCGAAAGCGGTACCTTTACAGAGAACGATTCTGAAGCCGATTTTGGCGCACCTGAAAAAAAGGTGTCTAATAAAAATATACGAGTTTATGATATGACCCCTGAACAATTAAATGAACACATGATAAACAAATTTGGTGAAAAATTTGCTAAAGATTATACTCCAGTTAAATATGTCAACTCTAATGGTATTCCAGCAGTTAAATATTTACTAAATCAAGAGGCGAGGGATAATAATGCCGAAATGCAAAACGAATCAAATGAACCTATAATAAGTGGATTTGGTGAAGAATCTGAAGAAGAGAATTTATTTTAATTATTTAATTTAATGAATAGATTGTCTACACAAGACTTGAATTCATGTGTTTTTGAATCTAAAATTGCAATTAGTTCTTGATACGTTTTTTTAGGTTTTAATTCGTTATTAAAATAACTAGTAATGCAACTAGGAATATTATCAGTAAAATAAATATACTCTTCGAAAATAGAATCTAATTCTTCGTCAGATGACCTCAAAGAAATTACTGTACAACCACATGATAATGCTTTTATTATCCGATGAGTTTCTAACGAATTATTATTGTAATATGGAATATTTATAACCACCTTACATTTATTCAATAAAATAGTTAAATCATCTGGCGCTTTATGGTTCCACTCAAAATCTGTATAAACATTTAAAGGCATTTTTTTGATATTATCCATAATAGTCTGTCGTTTATTATTTCTTGAACCTACAAATGCTACATCAATTTTTCTATCTTTGTAAAAATTAAAATTAGATTCTACAAATTGGAAATAAAAACTGCCTAAAACTTTAATAGATATATGTTTTTCTAACCATTGAGTAATTTTATTACTATAATTAAAAACAAAATTAGTCTTTAAAAGTTTTATGTAATTTGGATCTCTTAAAAATCTACTTTCTATCTGTTCACTATTTAATATAATGTAAAAAATTTTAAATGGTAATTCTTCTTGTTTCTTTAATAAAAGTTGAGGAACTTCATTTGCTCCAAATAATATATAAACATCGCCACTTTTTGGATTAAATTCAGATTCGATAGGCCAATTATATTTCTTGGATAATGCATCAGCATTTTCGCTAAAAACTATATGAAAATAACCAATTTTTATAGACATTTTAATCATTAAATGAGATTTGCCTTTATATTACATTAAATTAATTGCTTTTAAATATAAAGTATAAAGACAAATCTGATTAAATAATCGAATTATATATATGAACACGCTCGAAATTTCGAATATTGCTGCAGCATGTGGCAAAAATCCATACGAAGACCGAAAAAAAATCATGCTTTTACTTTTATGTAGAAAATTTAAAGAAATTTATAAAAATGAATTTAAAAGTCTTGGAGTTATAGATTATATCTCAGATGAGGTAAAAACTTTTGACAAGGAAATCAAAGAAATCTATTCTGAGCACAAAAAAACTGTTAATAATCCTAAAGATTTCATCAAAATACAAAATGAAATTACTGAAAAATTGAAACTTAACAAAGAAGTTTCTAAAAAAGATTTAGACTATGCTAAAAAATTTTTGGAGTCTTCTCTCAAAAAAGATTGTGGGTCAAATTCTGAAATGCATGTTATCAAAAAACAAAAATATACCAAGGGAAACAATGTTCTTTTTAGTTACACGCACAATGTTAATAACTGGAGTGTTAAAGGATTTCACGATGCGACATCTGCTGATACAGTTATAGAGATTAAAACTAGAATGAAGTTGCAAAATGTAAGACGAAACGAATACGATTTATATCAACTTTTTGGATATTTATTGTGCATGAATAAAACCACTGGCAAAATAGTTCAATATTTCAACGACACGATTTACGACTCGGACGTTCCAACTTTTACTGAATACGGTGTTATAGACATAACCGTAGAGCCATGCAAAAGTAAATTTGAACTTTTTAAATCTGAGATTAATCTCTTTTTTGAAGAATTAAACACTTATGAAACAAAATTAATAGACATTAAAAGCATCGTTCCCGAATCCGAGTGGCCAATCGCAATTTACGATTCAGACGACACACCACATAACATCAACCCGATTTACGAAAAAATAATTCAGGCGATTAATTAAATATTTTATCCAACAACGGTTTGTCTGACAAACCCCTAATAACCTTTTTATTAAAAATTATCATCGGAAAAAGCACCTTCCCAGATAGTAATTTATTAACTCCATTATTAATACTTTCTCTTTCATCTAGAGGTATACTCGAATAGTTGTCGTCGAAACTTAGAGTTCCGTCTTTCTTATAGGTAATATCGGTGTATTTTTTATTAGTCTTAGAAGTATAATCTTTTTGTAATTCCACACAAAAAGGACAATTTTCCATTGTAAGTACTACTATATAATCAGATGAAATGTCTACTGTATTTATAAGACCTTCGGGTTGGGGCGTTTCGTTTATTTCAAACAGTTTATCTATGGCATAAATTGCACCACCGGTAATTATAAAGAGGACTATTAAAATTATTATGTTCCACATTTAATTTACATTTAATTAATATTTTAAAAATAATAAATTTAACTTATAATATACTATGGTAAGGTCTGAATATATTACATTATCAAAAATATTATGGTATTTAGTTTTTTGTGCAATAATGTGGGCAGTAACTGTGGCGTGGGCCGTAGCAACTGCAATGGATGTAAATTCTAATATACGCTCAACTACATATCAATTCATGGTTTTATTTGGCATATTTATGTATATTTCTTATCTTTTTTGGGGAAAATCTGTTATACTCATCCCAATTTTTATAGTAATACATTCAATTTTTAAAAATTTATTAATAAACACTCGAGAAATTAGATTTTAATAAATCTATACAACTTTAATAAATCTATACAACTTTAATAAATCTAAAAAATTTAATTGCTAAAAATTAATAAATCTAAAAAAATTTAATTGCGATGTATTATATAAATGGATACCGACATTCCTCGCGAAATTTTGGTAAATGTTACAGTAGTAACTGACAACTCTTGGGACAACGTTGCAAAAATTATGAGACGTATAGATAATAAGTGTATTAAAATTACACATAGAATTAATCTTTTTTATGGAAAAAATTTAAAAATGTTACAAAATGTGTGTCTCAAAAAAGGATACACTGTTTTTAGAAGATCTGTAACGAATGAAAATTACAATTCTGAAATAAAAGACACATTGAATACCACAAAATTTTGCATTATATTTCATAATTTTACAGAATATAATACAATATCTGGGTGTTTAATTGAATTGTGTCAAATGAATAATATTCCATATTTTATAATTTCAGAACACACAGATTCTTATTATTTCAACGGGGAATATATGCACTCAAAAAAATTTAAAAACTGCATAAAAGAAATTAAACATGTACCGAGGAATATAATCGTTTCTCTGGAGTATAATCCATTTTCATTTTCAATAAACGATATAAACGATGAACAAGATGAAGAAATGGATAAAATTTCAACAGATAAATTTATCGCTAAATATACTCACATCGAAGAACTCAAAAAAATGAATAGCATAATTATTATTTAAGTTGTTCTTTCGCACATAAAATTCCTTTTTTGTACAATTCTATTATTGGAGTTCCTTCTAATTTATCTAGATTTAAATAAAGACCTGGATTAATTTGATTGCGACACTCTATTATATAAGTAGACCTAGGTTTAATATAAGTTAATAGCGACTTAAAAACCCTCGATAAATATGTATCTTCTGCATGGTCGACTATAATACTATAGCCACATATGTATATATCTTGTTTTGGAGATCCATAAACATTTTTACAGCACCCATCTATGTATTCTTCGCCGTTTATTTTAACACTTTTAAAAATAAACGGTATGCTCATTGATGCTTTTAGTGCATCCTTCAATTTTACATCGGGATAATCTTTATTATTTAAACTGATGTGTTCCTTAGTGCTTAACTTAGTCACATGGATATTAATATTAACTTTAGTTTTTACACTAAATTCTGATAATGTCATATCAACGTGATTATCATTAAATTCGAACACCTGATTTATTAAGGTGTCTAGCAATGTGTCGTCTATTATGTGATTGTTTGTAATATTATGCAAATCGTATTTAACGATTTCACTTAAATTAAAATCTAAAAATTTTAATATTATTTCTTTAGGTGTACATCCCGATAAATAAAGAATTCCTATTAAAGCACCTATTGAACAACCGTAAAAATTTTTGACATCTAAAAGGTTATTTTCATGTAAATATTCTAATACCCCGATAAACATAACTCCAGAATATCCTCCTCCTCCTATAAATAAATCGTTCATTTACTCACGACTAAACCTATTTATTTTTTTATATAAACGAATTTCATTACATTTTATTTCATTACAGTAATTATTTAATTTTCCAAAAAAGTATTAACTAATAAATATTTTATATACATATTCTTAAAACTTTGTAGATAATTATTTTTTTCTATCCATTTTCCCTCGTGTCCTATATCATCGCATAGCGAATGTGCAAGTTCATGCAAAAGAGACGTAATTATCGTGTCTGCACTGTATATAATTTCATTAGACTCGTATATTCTAATACCAATTTCTCTTCCCTTGTCGTAATTCCAAGCTAATATTTCTGGATCTTGATCAATTAATTCAACAAAACTTGTGTTTTGTAATTTATTACGTAACACAATACCATCTTCTTTATTTATTTTTGTAGTTAAATCACCGGCTATAAATACTAACGCCTCTAATAAATCTGCGACATCTGAATTTCTTGCCTTAAATAATTTACCAGTTTTTGAAGTAAACGAATATTTGCAAGGTTGGAATATGTAATATAAAAGTGCCAAAACTATTATAATTATCAAAATTATCATTTACTGTTATAATATAATTTTATTTTTTTATTAACTGGTATAAAATGATAATTTATATAATAGTATAATGGATACATTCATACGTAAACAGAGTACAACTATTGAAAAGAATCTTGTATTTCAAATTTTATCATGGGAAGCATTTGACGAAATCGACGAATATTCGGATAGTGAAGATCCAACAAGTAAATATAATATATACACCTTTGGTGTAGACAAAAATGGCGAATCGGTTTGTGTGAGATTTGAAGATTACCAACCTTATTTATTTGCATTGGTTCCCGAACACCTGCAAAAAACTTTTGATGAATATAAAAAGAAAGAACTTGAGAGATACATCAGGAATAAATTATACAGAAATAAAGACGACCTAGAACTAGTTTCAATAGTCGAACGTAAAAAATACAAAGGATTTACGAATTCTAAAAACTACAAATTTATAAAATTTGTATGTAAAAATTTAAACACATTTAACAAAATTAGATATATTCTCAATCCAAAGATTAAAAGTGGTCTACCTAAAATAATTGCAATAGACATGAATCCGCTAAAATTCGATTTATACGAATCTAATATAGAACCATATTTGAGATTTACACACAAAATGGATATCAAGATGGCAGGATGGGTCACTGTTAAAAATGCACAACAAAATAATAATATAACTAGATGCCAGCACAGTTACACCTCTAAATACAACATGGTTGCACCTCTTGAAATTCAGGAAGTGAGTAATTTAACATTAGCATCTTGGGATATTGAGGCATTTTCATATTCGACTAGATACGACAACATCAATGAATTTCCGAATCCAGAAAATCCAAAAGATATAATCACTCAAATTGGTACAAGTCTGTATAAATTTTCTACAAAGGAAAATATTAAACACGTGGTTACTATTAAAAGTCCAATTGATAATTGTTGTGACCCAGTAGATGGAATAATTATCGAAGAATACGATTCAGAAAAAGAACTAATTATAGGTTGGGTAAAATTTATAATAAAGACAGACCCCGATATCCTAATTCAGTATAACGGATACAACTTCGATTGGAAATACATTCACGAACGTTCTAAAGTTCTTAATATCGAATACATTCTAGAAAATCTTAGTCGTATAGAGAGCAAACCTGCGCATATTCATGAAGATCAGTTGAATACATCTGCATATGGAGATAACACAATGAAATACATCAAAGTTTATGGAGTAACACAGTTTGATTTGATGTTCGTAATTAAAAAAGAACACAAATTAGAATCGTATAAATTAAACCACGTTGCAGAACATTTTACTGGAGATTCAAAAGACGACCTAAGTCCTGCTGACCTATTTAACTTTAACACATCTACAAAGGATAAAATAGCATTAGTAGTAAAGTATTGTGCACAAGATACGTGGCTTCTTATTGAACTAATGCTAAAACTTAGAATTATTACTAACATGATTGGCATGTCTAATATTACTATGGTTCCTATGCAATATATTGAATTGAGAGGTCAACAAATCAGAGTTCATACTCAAATTGCATACGAAACAAAAAAAGAAAATTTTTTAATTCCAACTATCGATTACAAACCAAGAGATGATATAGAAGATGAAGAAAAATTTACAGGCGCCACTGTTTTAGATGCAAATCCTGGAGCACATTTCGAACCTATTGCTGGATTAGATTTTGCAAGTTTGTATCCGTCTATAATGATTGCGCACAACTTCGATTATTCAACCATTGTAGAAACTGAAGAATTTGACAATTTAGAAAATATTACATATGAAACTATTAAATGGGAAGAAGGCGAGGTAAAGTTTGCACAAAACTATAAAGGTATTATGCCTAAAATTCTAGAACGACTATGGAAAGAGCGTAAAGGAATAAGAAAACAAATGAAAACACTTTCTTCGGACGATTCTTTGTATGCAGTATTAAATGGAGTACAATTAGCAATTAAGGTATCTATGAATAGCATTTATGGATTTACAGGTGCTAAATATGGGCGACTTCCGAATAAACTTATAGCTGCCTCAGTAACTGCATGCGGTAGAGAGATGATTGCACACTCCAAAAAATGTGCTGAAGAGTGGTATAATTGTGAAGTTGTTTATGGAGATACAGATTCTATATATGTAAAATTTAAGAGCAACTTGAAAGGTCAAGCACATATGGATTATGTTTTTAAGACCGCACCTGAATGTGCAGATAGAATTTCAGCAACCTTCAAAAAACCAATAGAACTTGAGTTTGAAAAAGTTATGTATCCGTTCATTTTGTATTCGAAGAAGCGATATGCAAGTCTTTTTTGGACAAATCCTTTAAAATGTGACTACATCGACTATAAGGGTATTCAGGTTGTGCGAAGAGATAATTGTCCATTTGTTAGAGAAAATTCAAAGCAAATTTTCGAATACATTTTTCTCAATAACAAGGTTTTAGATTATTCATTTGAAAATGTAGATGAATTAATCGAAACAAGCAAAGAATTTGCAAGAGAAAAAATTAGAAAATTAATAAACGGCGAAGTACCAATGAAAGAACTACTTTTGTCCAAAAGTTTGCGTTCTGGATATGCATTTGACAGAAAAGCAGTTTGCACTGAGTGCACAAAAACTTACTATGAAATTAATGTAATAGGAAAGAAAGAGATGGACGTAATAGTTCTTACAAAAAAATCCGTGGATGAATTTATTAAAATACCGCATAAATGTCCAAATTGTGATAAAGAAACAATGTTTGAAAAATGTCCTGCAAATATTCCACATGTAGCACTTGCACGAAAAAGAGAATTACGAGATAAAATGGACAAGGTTGCATCAGGCGACAGGATTTCATATGTATTTGCTACATATGATAGCACTAAACAGTTTGAAAAAGTAGAAGATCCTAATTTTGTAATTAAAAATAGAATTCCTATAGATTATGTATATTATTTTGAACATCAGTTCAAATCTGCAATTGAAACAATTTTTACGCCCATGTTAGAGAATGTTTCAGATTTATGGACAGATTTAATCCCTAAAAAACAAAAGAAAATAAGAAAAACCAAAAGTAATTCATTGTAAAGTAATCATTATAAAGTAAATTATTACTTAAAAATTGCTAAATAATAATTTACTTAAAAATTTATAGAATAAATTAGTGTGAATATACCATATAATGACAACTGCTATGTCAATGAATATCGATGCTAAGTTTTCTACTTTCAAAGAGAAGTATTTGCTTACAGATGAAGCCATCGAGGAACTGAAATCAATTTTCGATACATATATAGTTGAAATTGCACATAAAATCATTAATGCAGAACCTAAAAAGACTATGCCAAAATTAGTCACAAGCGTTGTAAATATAAATGTAAATACTGAAAAAAAATTTGCGACTAAAATTGCAGAAGAATATGCTGCAGAATGTGGCGTGACCCTTGAAGAAATTCCTTGCGAAAGTGGAAAAGTTACTAAAAAAGAAATTGAAAAATATACTAAAAACAAATCTGCTACTAAATCGGGTTCAAAGTCTTCATCGGGTTCTAAAGAACCGGTTTCTAAAGAACCAATTACTAAAGAACCAAGTGCTAAAGAATCCAGTTCTAAAAAGACTCAGGCAATCAAAGAAAAATGCAGCGGTGTTACTAAAGATGGAAATCCTTGTAATGCAGCAGCAACAAAAACTCCAGAAGGGTCTAAAAAGTGTTACTGTTTCAGGCATGCGATAGATTGGCAACAGTTTGAAATTTCATCGGATAGCGACAGTGAAAATGAAATTAAAAATGACATCGACACTAAAAAAATTGAACTTGAATCGGAACCAGAAGATTAAAGCAAAACAAACAATTCCAAAATCGGGTCTGGTGGATTATATTCAGGTACTAATGCATGTGCCGGGTTCTCTTTAAACCATATCGGTTTATTGCTCCCCATATTTTTTAGCTTTATTACCTGTCCTTTAGTTACAAATGTATCAGCAATTAATTTATCCCCTTTTGCATAATGTGCGTCAATTTCTAAACTTGCCGGTGTTATCAAATCATCAACCATAGATTCAATTAAAGTTGAAATTGCCGAACTCGCGTTATTATTAGACAAATCTGTAGATATTTTTTTCCAGAGTGCATCCTCTGCTGCGACGAATCCGTTTCTAACAGGGTAAATATATTCATTCGCAAACGACAAAATTGATGTATTAGTATTATTACTAGGATCTACTACAATTACATCCGCAGTTTCGCCTTCAAATGCTGAGGTAAAAACTGAAGGGACTAAACTATAATTATAGTTATAGGCAAAAGGTGTAGTTATAGACGTAGTTGTTTCAAATTCGCTTTTTACTTGTAAAATTATTATTATTACACTTATAATAATAAATATACCCAGTACTATTTTTATTTTATTATTCATTTATTTAAAATAAATATTTTTATTTTAAAAAAGATTTTAATTAAATTATGCCTTCCATTTCCAATCCGTAGGCACCGTTGAGATGTGTGTAGCGTCAACATTTGCGCACTCGTGCCAACCTGTTTTTTTATATAGATTCGCTGTTCTATTACTATATAGATTGATAAGGAAGCTATCACTCTGTGATATTAGTTTAGGCATCCTTTGAGGTATTTCAGCCAATTTTGAATCTTTGTAAGTTTTAATAGTATCATTAAATTTAGTCACAATAGCTCCATTTATACTGGTAATAGACTTATCAATATAATTACCTATATTCATAGTTAATCTATCTTTAATCGATTCTTTTATTACTTCAAACTCTTTCTTAAAAATTTTATCGATAGACAAATATACGGGGTCATAAGTATTTTTATCTATAAATGTTGCAAAAACGTTACTATAAAAATCTGGTACTGGAGGATCTCTTAAATCGTTCGAGTCGCATTGTGATGTTTTGTCTTTTAAAAATTCGCCTTTTACTTTTAAAATTATTATTATTACACTTATAATAATAAATATACCCAGTACTATTTTTATTTTATTATTCATTTATTTAAAATAAATATTTTTATTTAAAATAAATTTTTTAATTAAACTTTTAATATTTTCCATTTATGCGTATCCGCCCGCTCAATGGGATTCCCTAAATATATAACGTCTGCAAAGAAGCAGTCCCCAACGTACATCTTGTCACTGCCAAGATGTAGTTCGATGGGCGTGTCGTATTTGAGAAATTTATCTTTATTTGCTTTATTTGCTTCAAATTCCTTTAATTTAGAGTTAATTCTTGCCTGAATTATGTCTGCTTGGTCCTTTGCTAAATTTGTTTTAGTTGTATCAACATTTCTTTCAGGAGAGTCGACAGTTAGACCTGTATTATATGAAAGTTTGGTATTGTATTCATCGATAATAGCATCATTTGCCTCTAAAATTTTAGCAGTGAATTCGGTGCGTAAACGTGACTGTAATTCCCCTATTTTTGTAACTGCAATAGACTCAATAACTGAATTTGTGAAGTAATTGTACAACTCGCAATACATTTTAATTATCTGTTTATCGATATACTCTAACATTTTATCAAAACTTACAGCCTCTGGACTACCATACTTGTCGAATGTAAGTAGTTTTTTAGTACTTCTAGAGCTTTGAATAAATACTAATGTCGCCATTTATTTAAATTAAATATTTTAATTTACACATTTTACACATTTTACACATTTACACATTTACACATTTACACATTTACACATTTACACATTTACACATTTACACATTTACACATTTACACATTTACACATTTACACATTTACACATTTACACATTTACACATTTACACATTTACACATTT